TGAATAAGAGTATTCTTCTTATGTGTTTGATTAGTTGCGGTAGTGAAAGTTTACAGATTCCAGTAGCTCCCCCTGTAAATCCATCACCAACTGTTACACCAAGTCCTGTAAATCCATCCCCTACTTTGGTTCCTACTTTGGTTCCTACTTTGGTTCCTACTTTGGTTCCTACTTTGGTTCCTACTTTGGTTCCTATGTTTAACTTCTATCAGGACATGCTGGATACCACAATGGTGCATGAGTTCGGTCATGCACTTGGACTGATTCATCCGTTCGATAGTGTAAACTATGGATATAATTGCAGGGATAAACTTAAGAAATTTGATCCAGCTATCAATTTCTATATTAGAGACCAAATGATCAATAGAGACACTCAATACTGGGACTATGACTCTAGTTTTACCTATGACACAAAAAGCATCATGCAGTATGATGTTTGTCGTGAAGGATATATTTATGACGCAACACCAACTTCAAAAGATATAATCGAAGTAAACTCTTTACATTATGTGTTTATTGAATCTATTAACCTAACTCTTCCTATTGTACCTGAAACCGAATGGATGTTTAGGATTTATAGCGATGTTCCAGTTTGTACTGTGGATTACCCACCTTCCGAAAATAGTTATGCCATGCATTCTATTAGACGAGCCATATATGAATGGAATAAATCAAAATTCAAGCTTAGGTTTGATGGTGTGTGTAATCAGAATCATTACCAAGACAATCACTCTATAAGAATAAGTTTTTTCACTATAAGTGGAAACCTATTGGGTAGCAGTTCTGTTGGAATTTCTAATTCAAGAGTCACTATGAATATAGGACTGGATGATAGTTCTAAATACGTTACTCCCAACTTTAATTATCTTATAGGTGATGGGCTAAATTAGTCACTAAAGGGGCAAAGAACGCAAGCCTTAAAGTTTTATTTGAGAACGAAAAAAAATGCTCTTATGTACACCCGACATGGGAAGTGGAGTATTTAATTGAAAAGGAAAAGGGTACTGGTGAAAGAGTTAAGGTGTAAGATCTTAGGAGGTATTTTATGAGAGTTCAAGGAATCGTGTTCACGTTATGGACGTATTATAAACACAAAGAAAACCCTTGGAATCACAATGGTGTTACGGAAAAATGGCACAGACAATACAAACAAGAAGGCGACGTTTGGTATTCTAAGAAGTACGGTGATTTTTGGACTATATGTGGTCCAAGAGTTTCAAAATTTCTTGATGAAAAATTTAGTTAAAAATAATCCTAAAGCTTTTTTAAAAAGTTCCGATAAGTATAATATGAGGGAAGAACGCCCTTGGTTTAACGGATTTTTTAAGGAGGCTTTATGACAACAATGAGTAATCCCCAAGTGACATATACTCCTTCAAAAAGGGAAAAAAAGGGCGTGTTGTCTCAAACGGCAACTCGAAAAGAGTATAAAGAAAATTATGCGGATATGAATATCGCTGTCGCCCATGCTTTTGCCTTAGCAAAGAAGGCAGATAAAAATATGCTAGTCATTATGGGAAACAGCTTCGGTCATGCGGTTTTGCAGATCCGCACCACCGATAGCCATGTGGATGCGATCCGAACGGTGACCGCAATGCTACCAAAACGGGGGTTCAATTATGTGGAAGTAGAGCCGAACGGGACCGTTTGGGAGTTGACAGTTTAAAATCAACCAAGAGTAAACAACAGGAAGAGAATGAAAATTAAAAGCAAAAGAATATTTCTGTAATTAGGAATCTTTTAAAAGAAGTATTAGGTTAGAGGAAAGCCAAATTAAGGGATAAACAATCTTCAAAGTAAAAGAAACACCAGAATGAAATTTTAAGTAGGAATTGAAATTCAGGATAAGATTAGAGGAAGGAAGAATTAGAGAGGAAGGTTTTAGAAGGGGAAAGAGTGTAGGCTAGGAGGAGGGATTTTAAGAAGGAAAAACACCAGAAGAAAAGCATAGGAAAAACAAAGAATAAAGAGGGGAATGAGGAGTAAGAAGGGTGATATAATAAGTGTAAGAATATCAAAGCCTTGCTAAGAAGAGGGGTAACTGGACATAAGGACGTGATACCAGTAAAAAGTTAGCCCCATCTTTTAGCCCCCAAAAATCATCCAGTCTTTTTTCCCTCACAAGAAAAAGGGCTAAAGTTTTTTATGCTATATTCCAATAAGTATAATATAACCACAATCCCGTACAGGAATATTACCCCATCAACCCCTACCAAACCCCATCAATACTTCCCGTGCGGGTCATTTTTGAAATTCCTGTACGGCAAAAATAACTTTTTAACCTCATAAAAAACTAACCCATTGATTTTATTAGTAGTCATAGTTTTGAACCCAAATCCTCCCTTAGGGGGAAAACATTTCTCTGGGGAGAAAATAACTTTTTAGGAACTTAAAACCTTAACTCATTGATATTACATGAACCACCTTTTTTCACCAAAAGCATTTTGAAATTCCTGTACGGGGGAAATTACTTTTTAGAGGGTAAAAGAACATAACCTATTGATAGCTGGTGAAACGGGCTGAAATTCTCCTATGGGGGAAAACATTTCTGTACGTCCTAAAAAACTTTTTAGGGTTTAATCCACTTTGGACTCTTGTATTCTTTATACCAAACTTTTCAAAAAAGCTTTCGAGTCTATAAATTTATGGCTACGTTCTATTCTTTTTAATGACTCTTGTAAATCTGGTATATCGTTAATGCTAAGAGTTATGTGTTGACCATTTGTGACAATTAGAACCTCTGTACCTTCAAGGAGTACTTCTATATTTGTCTTCTTAGGAAAATCTGTATTCATTAAGTCTGCTAAAAAGTCATTCGTAACAGCTTCTTTAACCAATTCAGGGTTCTTTTTTTCTCCAGTATTCAGTAAACTATCGTAATAATCCTTATAACATTCCATACTCACCATGCCTTCAAAAAAGTCACACATAACTCTCTCCTTTAATCCACTTGGGGTTAGTTCTTGACCCAATGTTTTTTATAAGACCTAACTCTTTAGCTTGTTTTGTTTTAACTTCCACCCCTGAGTGATGAATTTTTAACAATTCACTTACTTGGTGTTGACTTTTACCTTCCAACAGTAACTCGACCACTTCTTTAACCAACTTGGGGAATCTAATTTCTTCAATGATTTTGCTTTCCACTGGTCTTTCCACTGGTTTAATTTCTTCAATGATTTTGCTTTCCACTGGTCTTTCCACTGGTGCTCCAACCTTCCAAGTCTCAAGTTCATCCCTTAAAGCCAGATACTCCTCCTTCTGTTTTTTAAACTTCTCCTTAACTCTATTTCTTGCACAATCCCACTCAACCTTCATTTCATCCAGCGCCTTTTTCAATCCCAATACCTCATTTTCTTTTAAAAGCAAATTCTCTTTCAGTCTCTCAATCTCAGCTTTCAGGTCTTCTTCCTCATCAATAAAGTAAGTCGTGTACATCCGCATACTGCTCACCCGATTCATGATCGCAGGGTACTTGTTTATCTTTTCTAATGGCATGTGACAATAGGTTATCCAAACCCTCATGCGTTGCATGTCAGTATCTTTCTTCCTATCAAAAGTCCAGTCGGCATGGTATATCGCCGAAGACAAACAAAGCACCTTAAGTAAGTTTGGGGGGATGAGATGATTCACACAACCCTTACAATAAACAACTCCATCTTTTACCCAAGACCTGTGGCTATTCACCCAGTCCGCAACCTGAGCGTGATGAAAAGGCATATCCCCAAACCAAGTACTATGAGCTTCATAATTCTTATTGAAAAAAGCTTTTAATTCGCCCTGTGAGGTGTTGTTGTTCCATTGGTAAGGGTAATATACCCCTAAATTTTCGTAATTTTCAGGGAGCACCTTTTTGATGAACTCTTCATCTTCTTTATTTAGCGGATTGACGATCATGATCACTTGGAAATAATCCCAAGGGATTGAGTCGAATCCTAAAATGCACATAACTTCTTTCCACATTTGAAACACCTCTTAAGTTCCTTAACGGAAGAAAATGAAAAAGCTTTAAAAAAGTTGATGTATAAAAACTTGTAGAATTTTATACACCTAAAGAAAGTCCTAAAGTTTGTATAAAAAGTCGCCGATGAATTAAGTATACAGAGTTGAAGTTATACACTCGATTTTTTATACATGGGGGACGTTATGAGAATTTTTGGATATGCTAGAGTTTCAACTGATGGACAGAAAAATGGCATGGAAACACAAAAAAGTAGATTATTAGAAGCAGGCGTGCAAGAATCTCGTATCTTCTTTGAACACGCTTCTGGAAAAAGCACTGAAGGTCGCAATGAGTTAGAAACTCTTTTGATCAAGGTTGAAGCAGGAGATAAAGTTGTTGTTACAAAAATAGATAGGTTGGCAAGAAACACTCTTGACCTTTTAAACATTATGAAAAAGTTTAAAGAACTTAATGTGGCGGTTGAGTTTTTGGACGAAAGAATTGATACAAGCTCTGCTGTAGGGGAATTGACCTTAACAATACTTGGAGCAATAGCAACAATGGAAAGAGGTCGTATCTTAGAAAGAACGAATGAAGGAAGAATGCGTGCCAAACAGAAGGGAGTTAAATTTGGTCGCAAGTCTGTATTGAATAAAGAAGAAGTTTTGAAATTAAGAGCAGAAGGGTTAAGTGTTATTAATATTGCCAAACAATTTAATGTAACACGAGATTCTGTTTATAAAGTTTTGAAAAGTTAAAAATAAAGCTAAAGGTTTTTAGAAAACTGCCGATAAGAATAATATAGGAGGTGATGTATGTTAGAATTAGTAATCAAAGAAAACAGTAAGGCATGTGCGGAAATTGTGAAATGGTTAGAGGAACAAAGCATTGAAGTTGTAATTGTAACTGAGTCAAGATTTCGCACTGTAAAAAAGTTTCCATGCCTGTTTATAGGTGGAATCCCGATCTATGGGAAAGAGGCTATAAAACGACAGCTGTTAGAGGAAAACCATTTAATAGCTCATTAGTCCTCTTTTGCCTAAAAATAAACTAAAGGTTTTTAGAAAACTGCCGATAAGAATAATATAGGAGGTGATGTATGGAAAAAGTGACTGTTACGATTAGTAAAAAAGAATACGACGCATTAATAAAGGGTCGTGATTTCCTTTATACACTTGTATGCCACGGTGTTGACAATTGGAGTGGGTACTGTGAAGCTTATGAAGAGTTTGAACAACAGTATGGTGAGTTTGAACAACAGTATGGTGAGGAAGAGGAGTCTTAGTCCTCTTGATTGAATCAATAAATAAGGAGGAATCATGAACGGACCAATCTGCAAAGTTGCCGAGCTTAAAAACGAAGAGGTAAACGAGCTGTTAGATGCGATTAAATTCCTTTTAAAAAAGTACAGCATTAATAGTTATCCTGTGCAAACATTAAAGCACGAAATTGAGGAGGCTATTGATAGACAAATTAACCGCCCAGTAATTGTTAAGTTAAACTTGATTAATGACGCTCATTATTACGTTAGCTATTAACCAAAAGGAGGTCGTATGAAAATATATTTTACAAGAATGGGGAATGATGAAATTTTAACCTGCCAATTTATGAAAAGGGTTCCATTTGAAAATAGTATGTGGAGTGATTCATCTGTCACTTGCCATATGAAAGAGTTTACCTTAGAGCTGAAGTATGATTATTATGGGTTGAATAAGTTGGACACGGATTTATACATAACGGATGAAATATTGGCAGGGTTAATATCTGAAAAACTTGGTTATGAAAAAGAGAAGGTGTTAAGATTAATTCTACAAGCAAAGGATCGTTATTTTAGTTAAACTTTTACTCAGCTACATCTTTATCATCTTTTTCCCTCAACACCGTCTCTTCTTCAGTATACCCTGCAAACCCTCTACTTGTCAAACACACTCTTAACAGTGAGTCGTGATTGTACATAATGCTAATATCCGTTGTTTTGTCGAACTTACATTCTTCTTCAAATGTGTGAGCTAAACAAGCTAAACTGTGAAGTTTATGGTTAACGTCGTCTCGTGCATCTTGTGAGAGTGTGTAAATTGCAATACGCTCACCTGAAACTAATAAAACTGTAAACTTGCTACAAATCATTCAAATCTCCTTCCAGTTTTCTGGATTTAGTTGTTGCAATTCTGCTTCTGTCAACTCTTCTGACTGTTTGTCTAAAAATTCTAAATATAACTCTTTAGCACTTTTCTTTACGCTTTCAATATCTGCTAAAGTAGAGTGGTAAAAGTAGTTTATTACAGTACCACCTTTTGTAATTAGGCAAACCTTTACTTCGTCTTCCATTAGGAAGTACGCAAATCTCAACCCTTCTTCCACACAAACTTCCTCGCTGTAAAATGATTCATTGCCACATTTGAAAGAGCAATTTCATTAAGCTGGTTTTGAATCGTGTCCACAACATCATCGTCCACAATAAAAATGGTCCTGCCATTCTCTTTCTCATACTCCTTCAACTTTTCAGCCAAGTCGTTAAATGCTTTAATTACTTCACTTACGTTCATTACCCCTCCTGTTTCTAATGGTTCCTAAAATCACTTTGTAAAACAACACATCTTCATGCTTGGTTAGAAAATCAAAAAATGAATGTTCGCTATGCATTAAAGTGTCGTAAAACTCAACTTCAAATTGTAGCTGTTCACTTTTTGTTAAGTTACTAAACCTTTGATTAATAACTTCATTATGATTGATGAAACGAAAATATTCACCACCAAGCTCAAAGATTACAAACTCCCTTCCTGCAATACCCGCATCAACTCTTTCAAGCTTACAGGTTTTTTTAAAATCTAAACTCCTTATGAAATGAATTACCATTCAAACTCCACTCCGTCACTGTAAGGAACTGTGATAAACCCCCTATGCACAGTGCAGTTTTCAATATACTCTGAGGCTTCTAACTTTAAAGCCTCATTGTAAAACTCTTCTAACAAGTCTGGGTAATAGTAATCATCTTTGTCCATGGTTTTTAATTTCTCTACCATCTCCTCAAGCTCTGGGAAACCTTCTTTTAAAAAATCAGGTTTGTCAATGTTCTCAATTGGATTATAAACACCGATGTCCTCAAAGTTGTAACAGAACACCACATTGCCTGAATAGTTCTCAATAAACCTGTACATAAGTCACCTCAATTCTTATAGTTGCCCTTTAGTTTTTCTTTAATGTAAAGTGTGTTAGCTTCGCAAATGTCAGCATTACACTTTACAACTCTACCTAACAACTCTTCCGCTGTAACTTTCTTTGTGTGCCAACCCAGATTTACATCGCCTCTAAAGTCACTTAAGAACAATAGTTGAGCTAACGCTTCGTCACATCCGTGAGGCTTGCCATAGGCGAATATTAGCTCTTGCAAGTATTGAATGCAATAACTAATATTAGCTCTTACCCAAATCGTAGCTGGATGGTTACAAATACTTTTAGGCGTTTTATAAACATCTCCATTACTCTTCTTTAGTTCTACATCAACGCAACAAGCCAACATTTGTGTTAGCTCCACAATTTGTTTTCTAGCTCTTACAGGGTCTAATTCAAAAAGTTTTTCAGCTGATGTTTTTAAGTTCTCGTCTAAAATGAAAATGTTCATAAGACCTCCTTGCGTTACTTAACGGAAGATTTTTAAAAAACTTTAGAATTAATGCCTTATCAAAATAGTGTCCATCAAATGGATTTCGCCCCTAAGGAATGAAGAACATTCTTTGTAATCAGCATCTTTCATTTCATCAAGGAGTAAGAATGCAGAATCTTTGTCTTCATCGTAAACTTGACATACTTGTTCAAACCATTCTTTCATCTCACGCCTTTTCCATGAAGGTAACTCGAAATATTTAAATTCGTTATCAATAAACTCAGTAATACAATTTGGGAACAATATCACCTCATCTTTATTGACAGACACAATTGCCTTCATTTAAAACTCCTTACTTTGTGAGGCTTTGTAGATAGTCTATAAGCACCGTTGTTGGAGCAAATAAACCTTGAACCACAGATTGAATGCCAACAATAAATGAAAAAGCTGAAATAAACATAACTATACCTAACGTTAGAGCCAGTGCAACGTCCCCTTCCCCTAAATCTTCTTTTCTACAAATTTTATTCATTATAAATGCAGAAAATATAAACAATAATAGGCTTATAAGCATTCCCAAACTACCATTTATAACACTCTTTATGGCAAGTTCGTTTGAAAGTTTTTCTAAAAATGGTGGGAGGTTGCTTATCCCACTTTTTACCAAAGTAACAAGCTCTCCCAGCGATTGTTGAAGTTCTTCATTCACTTTGTCACCCCAACCTTTCAAATAAGCTAAAACAAGTTTTTAAAACCTTATCAGTAACATTCTTATCAAGCTTAAACTTTAAGCCAGAACTATACTCAATTACAAGCTCTTCATTTTCAAGAAACACCTCAACACATTCATTTTCCATCATACATCCTCCAATGGTTTTTAGTTTTAAATCGAGTTTGTTTTGCTGTAAGAATATTGAACAGTAAAAAGTCTTCATCATAGCCACGCATTTTTACCGCAAACGCATTGTTAATAACAACTTCAGGACCTTTTTCAACATTAGTTTTCCACCTAAGGTCTTGCGTTTCTTTAAAAACCTTGTAACAAATAACTTTCCAAACCCTTAAAGGAGTCCCGCTTAAAAATACTTTTGAGGGTTGGATTGTCTTGTGGTTTTCAATACAATGGTCGACCAATTCAGCAACAAAGCCATTAATATCATCGTATCGTTCTTTTAAAACAATAGCGATGTTCAACTCTACGTTCTTAGGCCCACCATTACCATAGTTCAGTCCAATATTGGTCATTTCATTCAACAAGGTTCTCATTATTACTTCCTTTGTAGAAATGTTCCACCCAGTGGTCGAAGATCCACGGATCAAAAACAATCTCTGCAATGTCCTTGAGATCTTTACTTCCGTATAAAACTTGTTCAATTTTATAAAGTAAGTGTTCTAACCTCTGAAACTTGTCTTTTTCAATTTCTAACAACTCCTCCGTACTCTTCTTTACACAGGGGCTGTTAAGTTTTTCTAACAGTTTTCCGATATCACCTTTTACCAAATCTTCCATAAACACCTCCTATTATACTTAACGGACCTTTTTTAAAAAACTTTAACTTAAAACGTCATTGTGAAGAAAATAACGGGTTTGTTTACTTGGTCCAGATAAATCAAAACCAAATACTTTACCACCATACCTGAATCGCCACTCTGCATCGTAACAACCTTTGGCTTGGAACATACACCTGATGATATCTATGTTTTTATCACTGTAAGAGTCCATTTTTGCATAAAACTCTTCTCTTTCCACTTCTTTGAAATAGGTTTTCAAATACCAGTCTTGTGACTCCTGTGCTGTTGGACAAAACTGCTCTTTTTGGGTTTCCCCTCTATAAAAACTCATAATGCCTCCATTCTTAAAATTTCAAGCATTTCTTTTAATTCCTTAATTCTTTGGTCAAGTCTTTTTACTGCCTCAGAATCGCCTCTTCCCAATGCAATGTTTCTGTAAACCTTTACTTGGTCTAAAGCTTGTTGTATCATAAGTTCGTTCATAAAGTCACCTCCTATTATACTTATCGGAGCAATTTAAAAAAACTTTAGGACTTTTTACAAAAATTCTACCGTGTAGCCTAATTTTTTAAACTCTTGTTCAATTTTTGACTTTTCCACTTTCCCATGTAAATGAAAATTGTAAATTCCCCTTATTTCAAGAGGTAAATCGATTGGCTCACCTATTTCTTCTTGGTATCGTCGTCTTAATGAAAAATAACGTGAAGAGTTACCAAATGGGCAGTTAAATTGCAACTTGTTACCAATAACAACCACGGATAATATTGGATGCTCTACACTTTCGTGAGCAATAACTTTGTCCAAATAATTCCAATATGTTTTTTCATTCATAAATCACCTCCTATTATACTTATCGGAGCAATTTAAAAAAACTTTAGAAATAAATTTAAGTTTTTTAAAAAAGTTCCGTTATATAAAAGGACCCCTCCAGTGTTGGTAGTGGTGTCATTTTTTAAAGGAGGTTCTATGGAACCATTTGTAAACAGTGTTCTGACTCGTTATAGTGAATTACCAGTGTCTTCAAAAGTTCTTGAAGATTTGTTACATGTTGTTTTTAACATCATGTGTTATTCTTTTTCAAAACCACTATACCATCTAACGGAAGATGTTTTAGAAAGTTTAGGTTTTGAGGTAATCAGGGATTTGCATTATGTTTCCGTGAAATTTACTGGAAATAAAATCCATCATGAGATTGACAAAACGTCATTAGATATTTACGAAAAATACATCAACGGTGTTGGGAAACTATTAAGTAATAATATCGGTTGTATTGAAAGTGTAAAATTTACTAAGATGACTAACGCCTTTTGTATTGGGTACAAGTTGTGTCATATTATTAATGAGCATAGTTCAAATGGTGAATATGTGGAAAAATTTGTATACTATGAGGAATTACTGGATCTTCAATCTCAAGACTAAAGTTTGTTGTTCTTCTTTATACACACTGTGCTCCTTTACTGTAAATTTTGCCTTTACAGGTGAATGTTTGTCAAAATTTACTAAAGTGCTGGTTTTCCAAACAATTACTTGACCTTCTTTTGTTAAAAACTTATAAATCCTTGTCATTCCAAAATTACTCTCAAAACTAACCATTGACACAAATGTTAGTTCCATTTCCATTTTATCACCTACTTTACCCACAAATCCATCTTTCTTATTTAACAATTTTTGCTTAACTTGATTTTTTAAGAAGGCAACTGAAGCACTCCAAACTAACCCTATATGTTTTTCAGTAATTCTTTCATTGTTTATAATTTGTTTTAAATTGAACGCCCAGTCTGAAGAAAATTGGTCAAGAGATTCAACAAAAGCCTTAACCATGTTTACCTCTTCTTGACGTGTTTCTGCACTTTGGATGTTTCTGTAAGTGAATCCCATGTCTTCTTTCGCATTTGTGAAGCTCATGTTATAGTAAAGTCCAGTTGCAATAATGTCCTCTAAGCGAAATGTTTTTACGACACAGTTTTCAAAATCATCATTAGCTTCAATGGATTTTAAAAATGCGTCGTGCACATGCATTGCGCTTATGATTTTTTCCCCTTGTATTCCAAAATATTTCACAACACAAGAGCTTGCGATACGGAAAAAAGTGCCGTCTTCTTTTTTAAAGATGTAAACGGTCTTTCTTTGGCGGTTCGTATTGCAATGGTCGCAGTGGTATTTGTCTTGTATTTGAGGAACTGTGTTTTCAAAAGAGGCGACTTCTATTCCGTCCTTTTGTTCAAATTTACCAAGGTATTCAAAACCTTCAATTTTTTTAATTTTTAACTCAACATCCACAACTTCAATTTCTTCCCAGTAAAGGAGCTTAACTCCTTTTTCCATTTTTTCAAAAGTTTCTTTTGTATAAAAGTAAGGAGCACTTACTTCAAGTGTGTAAATTTCTTTATCAAATTTTTCAAGGGATTTTAAAAGGTCTTTTAAACTTTTTATTGTAATTCTTTTCATAAGTGCCTCCTTGTTTGTATATACAACTTATCGGCACTTTTTTAAAAAGCTTTAGGAGTTTTTTTAAATTCCGTTTAAAAATTTGTATTAAAAAAAACGTTTAATTTTGACTTACAATGATTTTTTATACAAATTAGGTGTTATGCCTTTAATAAATATTTAACACGCCTTGTAGGTCAATATTATGACGATTACGACACATTAATATTCATAACAGCCCCATTTTTAAGTAATTGAGAATATTGTCCTCACTTAAAGAGATGTTTTCAACTTCAGTTTCTTTAGAAATTTCTTTTTCTAAAAATTCAACTACCTTAGGTCCGACCCTATGCCAAACTTCTTCATCTTTTTTAATAATCCACCAGTCAATAACTTTCCTTACCATGGCGTATTCTTCACCTTGTGGCGTTAATAAAATATAACATCTTCCAAAGTAATGGAACACTTTCATCTTAGCCCCCTGTTCAACAAGGCAGAAACTCTTGGTCCAGCTTTCGTCCAAATAATTCTACAATCAGCACCTTCAATACGTTTGGAAACAAGCCATCCGTCTTTGGTAAACATTGCGTTCATGAACACATACAATCCCGTACCGTCTTCGATAAGTGCGAAAGACCTTTCTGTAAAATCCTCCACGTCTTCCATACGAATTTTTGCCAACACAGAAAAATGAGGAACTTGAGACGTTTTTGTAATAAAATCAAAAGTCATTTCCATAACATTCTCCTTGAAAAAATGTCACCAACTTATAACAAGAAGTTAGCGACTGTTAAAAAATACCAAGAGGAAGATTTGAACTTCCATTTGCTTGTCGTGATGAGTTCCTACTCTTAAGCAAGAATTGAACTTGCACTTCACAGTAAAAGCTGTCCTAAGCCCTTAGACGATCTTGGTCATATTATACTTAACGGAACTTTTTAAAAAACCTTTAGCGCTTTTGTTAAAAAAACTTTCTAAAATTGTAATAATTGTTGAATATCTTTTTTTGTTCATCATTTAAGCACTTTACAAAAAATTTTGCGTTTGGGACATTATCCCACATTATCGCTATCGTCATCGCAAACCTCCTTTAAAAAATACAAAAAGTGAATCACTTGTTGCTCTTTTAGCTTGTATTTGGAAACACAACCTTCTTGAATAATAAGTTCATAGTTTTTTATCTCAAAAATATAATCACCAAAAACTTCTTTTACGTTTTCGTTAAAGCAATTTTTCTCTAAAAAGGTAGTAATTGCGTCAATCGCTTCATTTTTTATTTGTAAACAGTGATTGAAGCCAGTTATAAAAACGCTCCTGTTTACATTTTTCACATACTGAAACCGTGTCCCTCCTGAAATTTTTATCATGGTCTTTTCCTTGCATAACAATAACTTAAAGTGCATTTTCTTTCAGTTAGAAAAATGTCCGTAAACATAATTTCCCCCTCATAAGGAACGAACGCTTTAAGGCAGATATAAAATTCCTCTACTGGGAAATAATAAAAATTATAATAAAATTCTTTTTCCTGATAAGGAAAATCAGTGTTTTTTAACAATTCCGTAACATTAGCTTTATTTTCATCTCCCATGTAACTATTAAGAGTTTCATCAAAAGACAACTCCCAGTTTTGAGATGCTTTGATTAAGCTTAAAAGTTCATTGTGATTCATACTAACTCCTTAAGAATAAGGGTTTTTTGCCAAATAAACAATCCTTGGAAAGAAAACTTCTTCACCTTCAACAAGAAGACTTTTATAAAAACCTTTCCACATTTCAACTTTAATAAAATCGCCATTTTGACAAAATTGACCATCATGCCATTTACCAAAAAGTTCACCATTACAATTAAGTTTAAAAATGGAGCGAATTACTTCATCGTTCATTTTCCTACCTCCTGTATGAAATTATTTTTCAAATTGTCTCTTGTTTGTTTAATTGTTGCCACTAATTCTTTAAGCTCTCCTATAGTTGTTTCAATTGAAAACTTAATGTTTCCTAAATTTCCAAGCTTAATTACATTTTCATACCTTTCAATGTAACCTTCGATCTCTATTTTTAAATCCCAAAGTGCCTCAATGTTAAGATATTTAGATTCTTCAGAAGAGTTAAGATCTTCTAATAAATTTTTTAAACGATAAACCTCCATTTTATAACTCCCTAAATTTAAAGCTCTTGATCTTTTTGTTAAAATTTCTAAATCAAAAACGTATTTGCTGAAGTTTTCTAAAGCTTCTTCTGGGGTGTCTCCAAAGGAATAATTAGGTTCGCCCATAAAGTCAAAAGAATCACAAGAGCAACGCCAATTACTTTCACAAAATTCTAACACAAGTTTACATTCCATTATTGACATCCTTTCATGATGTGAATTTTTTCAATAAGTTCCTCATCTAAATCAACCTGTAGTTGTAAAAAATGTCTTAATGCTATAGATATAGTTAACATTGTCACCAATTGAGGGTTGAATGATTTCCCACCTTTTTTAAAAGACAAAAAACCATCTGGCAATATTTCAATGTGAACTTTTTTATCGTACACAAAAATTCTTTCACTAAATCTTTCAATCTTAAAGACGTTTGGTGAAATAAATTCTTTATTTGCTTCGTATTTTTCAACATCAATCATAAAAAAACCTCCTACTTTACTTAACGGCATTTTTTTTAAAAACTTTAGAACTATTTTTATTTAAAAAAATACCCACAGATGATTCAAAATTGACCTACATTGAATTTTACAAACGCATTTGAACAAAGATTCACAAATTATTTAAAAACTCAACCAAGGGCATTTTTAAGCTTTTTCAAAAAGTTCTAATACACGTTCAAAACTTACTGGCTTAAAACTCCAGCAGTCAACTCCAACATTTAAGCATCCGTCACGATATAAAAACAGATCATGAACATGTCCACAAATACACCGAACATCTCCATGAAATAATTTTTTAAATTCCGAATTGTGTTCAAGAAGAATCCCTGAAACAAACAAATGTGTGTAAGATTTTTCAAACAGTTTTACAACATAATTACGGTCATGGTTACCTTTAATGAGAATTTTTTCACCCTTTAGCTGGTCAATAATCTCTTTTGTTTTTACAGCATCATAAAAAGAAAAGTCACCAACAATATAAACAGTATCACAATCTTTAACAACTTCATTCCAGTTTTTCATCATTGTTTGATCCATTTCTTCCACATTTGCAAAAGGTCTTTTACAGTATTTAATAATATTTTGATGCCCAAAGTGATTATCTGCTGTAAAGAAGATCATTTAAAACCTCACAATAGTTACAGTGATGCCTTTACTTTCAGCTTTTTTTATAGCATCTTTTGTTCCAGAACTTTTTCCGTCCCAAAAAGCAATCACAACATCAACGTCAGAAACAACTTTTTCATTTCTTTTATGACCAGCTAATGCATTATATTTTCCAAAATTGTTGACCTTTATAACACAAGGTTCACTAAAATCTTGCCAATCTGCTTTGAAAATCTTAATAGGAATATTGTGCTCTTTTGCAAATCTTTCAGCCAAAGAATCGGCTCCTGAAGCACCTCCTGAAACAATTGTCTTTACTTTAAAACCTTTTAAAACCATTGTTAAAAGGTCGTAATCATTAAAATTCCTACTACCTATTACAGCAACTTTCATAAAACTCCCTTTAACACTTTAATTTTTTCTAAAGTGTTTAAATTTTGAATTGTATTTTTAATTAAAGACAAACTTTCAATTTTGTAATCAAGTTGGTTTTCTAAAATTTCAAGAACCCGCTCTTTGTGGTTATTAAATTCAGACCGAATTTCTTCATAATCTAAATTATAACAACTAACTCTTGAAAAGACATAACCATAAACTGAAAGTATAGCGAAGTCACCACGAAACCTAACTTTAATTGGAATTTCTTCCACATAAACAATAGTACACATATCAACCTCCTGTAATAATTAAAAAAATTGCATAAAGTATTCCACTGGACAAGAGCCATGGGAATACATAAAAGTTCATAACATACGAAAATAAAGCCATAAGTAAAATAATAATAACAAATCTCACCATAAGTCAGCCTCCTTTTTCCATTTTTTCGCTTCTTTTTCTAGTTCTTTCAAGTGCTTGACGATATATTTTTTCTTTTTTTCCAAAGTTTCAGTTTCTAACTTTCCCTTGTAAATTTCAATAAAAACTAAGACATCTTTCAACCTTTCTCTGGCTAAAATCCTGTCTGCACTTTTTAACGAATCGTATTGACCTTTCATAAACACCTCCTATTATACTTAACGGCACATTTGGTTGTAAACTTGAGTAAAGTTATCCCTTTTTAATCCAATTTCTAAATGATTTGGAACAAAAATCTCTAACATCCTGTAAAACTCTGGCTTATGGTTAAAATGAAACCGATGGCAAAGCTCATGAACCACAGTGAGGTTCCAAGATTCCACCCCGTGCATCATAAGTTTGTGGGAGATTTGTATTTCTCCACTTCCACTCATAGAACCCCATTTAGTTTTGGTATCTGAAAATTTAATAACTCTAACACTTGTTCCCATTAACTGGCAATGGTGAGAAATCATTGCCTCTACTTCTTTTTTAAAAATTTTCAAAAGACCTTTATAAGCATCTTTTGTTGTAGGAGCGGTGACAGTTGTTTCTCCTAATACAAAATTAGAACCTTCGACAAAAGTTAAAACTACGCCTTTAAATGGAATGAGTTTAGTATGTTTTTCTAACTTTTCAACGCTTCTTGCGTTTCTCTTTAAAAAATCCTCTATCACTTCAGGCTTTATAAAATCTGGATGACTAAGAACTACCTCGTTATCAATGATATCTAAAGATATACAAGCTTTTTTTGTAATTCTAACTCTCATACCATCACCTCCTATATGTTTTTTATCGGCATTTTTTAAAATAACTTTAGTAAAAAAGGAGGTTTTTTATGATTTATTTTTTAATATTCTTAATTATCAACTGGTTGCCTTGCCTTGGTAAGACTTTGTTCTATAAATAAAGCTTACAGAATGATTCACTTTGAAGTAGATGCATACAATAACGACTAAAATTTTACATTGAAAAGAATAGTTTGTTCAATTATTTCTTGCAGTTTATAACGTTTCATTATTTCAATTTTTCCAAGTTCTTTATATTCTTCAATAGTTATGCAGACAATTCCTTTTCTGGTACAAATGTTCACCATTTCATTATTTAATATCAAAACATTCGCTTTCATAATAAAATTTTCAATTCTCATTTTATTCCCAACTTTGCAAAACTTTCACTTTTTTCTTCAAGATATTGCACCATTTCATCCTTTGTTAACACTAAAGAAACGGTTATTTTCAACATTGCTACAAAAATAACAAGTAAAATCATTCCTGTGAAGTGCATTAATAGCCAATACAAGAGAAAAGATGTTCCAAGTTCTAAGAATAATGAAACTGGGTGAAAAACGTTACAGCTTTTCATTTTCCCAGCTTTTTTATATTCAACAAGTAGTCTTAAAATATCAATTAAAAGTGTTATTAAAAAAATCAAAATTTTAACTCCTTTAGTTTCAAACCCTTCTTGGTTTCACGAAAAAGCCACCAGAAAGAGTTTAGAGTGTTAATGGTAAAAAGGTTGTGTGCAACTTCTTTGTAAGGTTTGGAGCACATTTCGGCAATTTCACTTGACATGGACCTTATAACTAACTCGTCAATGTAATTGTCTTGAACATAATTGAAATCGCCAAACCCAACATACTCTAAAACGGGAAATTTATCGCCATAAACTTCATAATATCTTTGTAAAACGTTCTCCAAACTGTCATACTGAAAATCAGTTATTGCAAACTTATCCCAATCTGTATGAACAAAAGTGTGTTTGTAGTAAATACACTTTGAAAAAATCAACACATTTTGAATATGATTACAATAACTCCTAATGGCACTTTTTCTTTTTAACATTTCTTATATTTCCTTTTTTTGTTTAAAAGATATTCTTCCTTTCTCTGTTGTCTTCTTTTTAATGCGTCTTCTCCGTAATACTTCTTTTTACAATTTAAGATAAATTCTAAAAGCTCTTCCTTTTCTTGAATAAGATTTTGAATTTCTGTTAAGTTTTCTTGAGGAACTAAAACAACCATCTTCTCTATTTCTTTAACTTTATGGGCAATTTTTACCAAATCCATGATTAACAACTCCTCTTCAATAAAAGTTCAACTTCAATATCGTTGACAGTTTTTTTAATACCAAATTCTTTTTTTTCTTTTTTAAAAATACACTCAGGATTTTGATACAACACCGCCTTACGGTTATTTATTAAACAAAGTGCCACATTTTTTACACAATCGTCAATAAGAATATCTTCTGGCAATAAAAACTCATGCTTGTTCACTTGATAAAAAACCTCGACACCGTCTAACCCAACAAATTTTAACCATTTTTTAGTAAGCTCAGCATTTTCTTCACGCCTTGCCGTTAATATTTTAAAATTATCTTTTAACGGTCTAAGTTTAGTAATAAGGTTCCAATTTGCAACACAACTTTCAACATAAAGAGCAGGGTCTGCAAAAGTATTTTTTACTTTTTCAAAATCTTTTTCTTTTGTAGGACTTTCAAAATCATCCAAACCATAACTGTTAATTCTGGTGATGTTCGTTCCACAGACTTTATTTACAGTTGATGCGAACAAAGTCAACACACCGTCAATATCAATATAGATCATACAAGCTCCTTTAGTTTCTCACAAACCAATTGCCATTGTGGCAGTTTGTGGTTTATTCTTTGACTAATAATAACTTGAATTTGCTTTAATGTAAAAACACCTTCAACGCCATATTGAGTGTCAGTAATTTTTCCTTTCCTAAAAAGGTTTTTGCCAAGCCCAGTCCAAACAGTTCCACTTGAGTACCTCAGCAATTGTTCTATAAAACTTAAGTCAAAACCATTAAAACGTATGTACCAAGCGTTCTTATTTACTTTTCTTGAATTTATTTGAAAACTTACACCATCATGTTTAAAATAATTAAAAGAATCATTCTCTACATGATTTATATTAATATCAAAATGTGACCTTAAAAATTCACTTATTGATGTTAATAAGTCATCAAGCCCTTTGTTATTTTCTTGACCAGTAATTGGAAAATCCATTAACATTCTTTTAAACAACCTAACGTTTGCTACAAAACTGAATCCATATGAAAAACTCGTATCAACCTCTTCTAAGGGGAGGTTTGCCAAATTCCTGTGCATTAAACTTTGTGAACTAACATTCATATATTTGCCATAATTAAATAATAACAAACACCTTTCTGGCTTAGAAAGTTCACAATTAACAAGGACGGGAAGAAGCCCCGTAACCAAATCATGACCCGAATATGGTTCAGACTGTATTAAATTGTCAATTGCTTTTGGAACATTTTGACAAGGGTAATCAAACGACTTTGAATTACCAGCTAATGCAAGTAATTGTTCGGTATAACTGTCATACAGTTTTAAAATTTCAACCATAAAACCCCCTTCTTCTTTACTTAACGGAACTTTTTAAGAAACCTTGAATTTATTTTTCTTCACCAACACTAAATTCGGGGCATTCGTCATACTAACAACAATATCTGGTGACATTCCAATTGCACCAACAATTACACTTCCGTTGATGGTTGTTTTCGTGTCCAAACTAATTTTTTCCATAACAGCCTTTAACGTTTTTCCAAGTGACTTAGCATAGGCTGTCCATTGCGTATTTGAAAAAGGTGGCTGATCAGTTCCGTAAAAATCTTGAACTTCCTGAAACCACATACTTTCAATTTGGGAAGCTTCCATCTTTACATCTAAGAAAGGTCCGTCTATTCGACTTTCCTTGTAAAGAAGAGGAATTGCATTAGCGACACTTAAAATATATGGAGGCATTATTCCTAATTTAAAAATTAAATCCACAAAACCAGCCTGATTAACCGAATCTATAATTCCATCAATAAATGCTTTGTAAAAAACTCTTTCTGCCTTTGTTTCGGGAGGAACTAAAATCCCTTCTAAATGTTTTGGGTTTACTGTTGGTTTTATTAAGTTTGACAAAAATGCAAAATGAAGTTCAATCATTTCGTCAGTAAGCTTCTGTTTATCCATTCCAATTTTCATTTTAGAAGTAGTTGTAAATGGGATTGAGCCTTTAATTACAGCTTGAGGTCCAGCAGAACCTAGAGCAATACCTTGAGACATTTGGACGGCAATTTCGGTTGACTTAAACATTTTTAATAAAATCTCTGGAATAACTTTATTATAATAAGCATAATGTTCACCCGTCAGCTTCGTTTTATCTTCAAAACTTGCCCTTGAAGATGCAAGTGATTTTGAAACATTCCCCTTAATTATTGGCAAAGTGATCATTTTATCTCCACAAAAACTGGCAAAATCCAGACCAGTTCTTTATTTTCAAAAGATTTACAAGGATTTTTTGAGTTGCTTAAAAACCGCCCGTCTTGAGAAAGAAAAACTTCCTCAGAACTCTTGATTAACTTGTATGACTGAAAGTCAACAGAAAGTTTTCTTTTAAATTCTTGAGTAACAACACTATCAATCCAAAAGTTTTCAATAACTGCACATTTACTAACATTCTTTAAAAAAGGATTGAGTTCAAATTTTTCAAAAGACAACGATTTTATTTTTTTAAATATTGACTGATATTCTTCATACTTTAAAAATAATTCTGGGAAAGCTTTCATTCTATTTTCACCATAATGACCATCTTTTAAAAAACTATCGTCACACATAACTAAAGCGCCGTTTGTTACGCAAGCATATCCGTCTTGCACAACAACGGTATTCATATAACTTCTTGTTGTATTTTTAGATTTTTTTAGAACTTCAAAAACGTCCATAAAGCACCTCCATACTATACTTAACGGCATTTTATGGAAAAAACTTTAGAACTTTTTTTCGCAAGTTAAAATTTCGGTCCATGTTTGCGATTGTAATGTTTTTCTTTAGAAAATTAACAACAAACTGAAAATCTTTGGGATTAGATGATTCTATTTTTATTACATCATAAACGAGTTCTTCAATTTTTTCATTAAATATTAACCTGTCGTCTTCATCAGGATAAGGTAAATAAGCAAAATTTAAAAAAACAAAACAGTCACCTTTGACCCAAATATCGCAACAATAACCATTACACATAGCTTTGTAATGATCATCTTGTTCTTTTAGCTTTAAATAAGTCTTAACGTCAAATACTTTTACAAAGCCATCTAAAGCTTCTTGAAAATTATGAACACCGTTTATGCAAAGTTTCCACATTATGCAGTTTTCCTAAAAAGTTGCTTAAACATTTCTTGACGAACTTTTTTTTCTTGCGATTTAATGTCAAGTTTTAGACCTTGGTTAAAAGTTGCCAGTTCCAAAATGTAATCTTCGTCACTAATTGTGGTTGTTTTGAACGAAGTAATACAATTATTGACGCAATATCCAATAGTTATACTCCAACTATCGTCAGTAACTTTTTGAAAATTACAAAATTTTACATATTGACCCTTAATAACAACATCTTCAATAGTGAAGTTATCACTTTTAAAATAACTACTACTATATGGAGCACAAATTGATTCGTCTCCCATCTTAACAATAACTTTGCCATTGAAAATGTCTATAAAAAACATAAATGCCTCCTAATCAACTTGAATATAATTAAAATCTGGCTTGTAGGTTAAAATCCTACTGACAATTTTTCGTTTTGTGTAGGGGTCTTCTTTACAGGGAATTTTCACGTCTTCAAAACTTGGAGTCATAAAATAAATGTCGTTTTGAAGATAAGATTGCAAATAGTGAGCCTCAATATCATCACAAACCTCTTTCAAGTCCCAAAATAACTGTGCTAAAAGAATGTCCACTTGAGAGGTTCTTTCTTTGCGAATTTGAACAATAATTTCATTAAGGTTTAACTCATTCATCCCAACCCCCTTGTGGTTCTAAAATTTCTTCATTTTCAAACTCTTCAAAATCATCCCAAGGAAAAAACTCAGGTGCTCCCATTATTGAAACTCCTTATCGCAAGAGATTAATGAAAATAATAACACAACACCAATCCAGCTTAAAAACCCAAAAATCAAACCAGCAACCAAAAGGTCGTCGATATTAGCTTTTTGATTACTTGTTTGTAATAGTTCAAAAAGGTCTTTAAAAAACAATACGAAAACAAAGTGGAAACAGAACATTCCCACCAAATAAATAAAAATCAAGCTCATACACCACCTCCTAATATACTTAACGGAACTTTGGAAAAAAACTTTAGAACTATTTTTTACTCACAAAATGCCTTTCTTTAGTTAACATAAGTTAACTCCAGTTCCTGCTTCATTCCCAACTGCCTTATTGCTAAGGTCCTCTGTCGAGTCCACAGGCTCATCGGGTCGGCGAGACCCTAATTCCCTTAGATTTATCGATGCGTTAAGGTCTCGGTCTATTTCCAAACCGCAACACTCACACTTATAAATCCTATCGGAAAGTTTTAAATCTACTTTTTTATTACCGCACTTACTGCAAAGCTTTGAAGAAGCAAAGAATCTATCGGCAACAATCACTTCACAATCACAGTCTTTAGCCTTTGTTTCAAGCATGGATCGGAAAGTTCCGAATCCCATATTACTAATGGCTTTGGCGAGTTTGTGATTTTTAACCATTCCCTTCACATTTAAGTCTTCAATAACTACCTTGTTATAATGAGTAACAACAAATGTCGTAATTTGATGTAGGTAATCTTTGCGAGCAAATCTAATCTTTCGGTGTTGTTTCGCTAACTTAAGCTTGGCTTTTGCTCTATTAGCTGACCCTTTTTGTTTCTTACTTAACCTTCTTTGTAATTTTTTTAACTTTTTTTCTGCTTTGTGATAGAACTTCTTCGTTTCAAAAATAACTCCATCACTTAAAGTTGCCAGTGTTTTAATGCCCAAGTCGATGCCGACCGTACCACGAGATTCTTTTCTTTGAAGTTTATGGTCAGTTTCTACCGTAATTGAAACATACCATCTGTCAACATCCCTACTAATTACATAACTCATTTTCTTACCAGTAAAACGAAGTTCTTCTGAACAATTAATAGGCATCTTTAACTTAGGAACAAATAGTTCCTTACCAATAATTTCACACTGGTCGTTAGAAATGTAAAAACTGTCCTTTTGTCCTTTCTTCTTAAATTTAGGATAACCGTTTTGTTTCTTGAAGAATCTGTCAAAAGCCGTTCCTAAATCTTTTATAGCCCTTTGTGGGGCACATTTAGTCACTTCCAACATCCATGGGAACCGCTCTTTTTTAACAGAATTAAGTTCTTTATTAAGTTGGTTTACATTTGGTTTTAACCCTGCTTCGTACTGTTCTTTCCATTTGCTTAACGCCCAGTTATAAGCAAATCTGGAGGTTCCACAAGCTTTTATTAAATAAGCTTCTTGTTCTTTATTAGGGAAAATTCTTATTTTGTGCGCTTTCATTGAAACCTCCTTTCTAACATACTTAACGGAATTTTTTAAGAAACCTTGAATTTATTTTTAGCTAAAGTTTTTTTAAATTTTACCGAAAATAAAAGAAAGGAGGGAAAAGTTATGATTGCCTTATTAATGGAGTGTAAAAGTTCAGTTGGTTATCGAGTTAAAAAAAGTAGTTTTCATGTGGATAAAAAAATGTTCCATGAAAAACTAAGCGAAACAATCTCGAACAACTTCACCCAGAAAGAAGTTGAAGTTGTTCTTGACGAAGTTGACAAGGTAATTGAAGACTTTGAAATGAAAGAGTTTGTTATGATTTTAATTGATAAAAAAATGAAAAGTTTTGGTCTCTAATCACAAGTAAAATTAACAGTGTGAAGGGTAACTTCATTGCCAAAATAATCTCTAGGATCGTTGTTAACTAAAAAAAATTCACAAGCAATTGATCCAGATTGAGTTGTTCTGTTAAAAGCCCACACACACGATCCCGTCATAGAAGCAACATACCTTTCTGGTGTATAATTTATTTCTTCAAACCTTGGTTGAACTTGGATACCAGTTTGCAAATTGTCGTAATGTGTTCCTGAATGCGTTTCAACTGGCACAAAAAGATAAACAAACAAATCTTTCTCATCCCCATAATCTGCCATGATGAAAATATTATAAGAATCATCGTTGTTTTGCTGACAATGTCTTGTATAAGCTTCAAACGTTTGTTGATTTACTTCAACATCCGTTAAAGCTGGCACTGTTGGCGTAGGCGACACGGTAGGTTCTACAGTTTGCGTTGGAGTAGGTGGAGATGTTTCAGTTGGCAAAACAGTTGCATCCGCAATCTCAGTTGGCGAAACATTTACATCTTCAGTTGGTAAAACAGTTGGAATTGGAATTTCATTATCAAATGTTGGTTTCACAATTCGTAACAGTCCAACATCACCACAACCGAACAATAAAACTATGGCTAAAATTCTTCTTTTCACAAAATCCCCCTTTTTTATTAAAGTTATTTTAAAAAATGCCGTTAATAAAATAAAGTAGGAGGACTTTATGATAAAAGTTGAAAATTTTGTGGTTTTTAAAAAAGACGACGCTGAAAGTATTGTGTGTGTGAAAATAAGGCATAAAAAAGAATGCCACATAATATATATTTATAACGAAGAGTTTGTTAAAAGCTTTCCAATAATTTCTGAAATTCTCAGATTAGAAAGCACTCATTCTTTTTCAAGTAAAATCATTTACGAAATGCCAGAAAGTTTTGAAACAAGAATATTAAAACAACAAATAAACGCAATGCCCCCTTTTCTTTTTGAAGTAATTGTTAAAGATATGTTAGAAAATAAAGGACATGTTTTAAAAACTATTTTTGAAGCCTAAAAGCTTCTGAAACATATTTGAAAATTGTTCTTTTTTCTGGCTTACATATTTCATCTTCAGGAAGGTGTAAAACAACACCCTCTCTACATGGCACGTTTTTGTCAATTTTATTTGGGTAAAAATCTCTATTACACCATCTTTCAAAAGGTGAATCCTTACTTATCGTTAATGCGTCAATATGTGGTACACAATTCATTCCAAACTCTTTGCAAAGATTTTCCATGCCCCAATATCCTAAAAATCCACCCTTGATATAAATCCCATAAACAAAAAGTTCTGGAGTTTTTGTATAACTGTAAGCTCCTTGAACTTTTGGACCAACAATTTCTCCAAAAACCATAACTCCATTGCATTCTAATTTCTTTTCAATATTTAAACAAAAACTTTCAACTTGTTTTGAAAAAGTAAAATACAAATGTTGTTTAGGATTACAAACCCTCCTTGAGCCAACTTTAAAAATCCTTTTCCAGAAATTAAAAATTGTTTTCTTTTGAAGCATATACCTTACAGAAGTTCCATGAAGCTTAATTGTAACTACAAACTCCTTTTCTGGGATTTCCACTTTTTCAATACGTTTAGTATCAGTGTATTCTGGAAAATATTCTTCCTTAACAAACCATCTTAAGATTTTTTTCCACCAAGGCTTTTTCTTCCCTTGAGGTTTTTGCATTTCTTCCAAATCTTCTGGAGGTTGGTATTTTTTACATCCCAAACTCTTATCAAGGTCTTTTATGTTCATATCTGAACAACATTCCTCGACTTTGTGTACTGGAATTAATAGCCCTTCTGAAAAAACTCCCCTTAGCTTTTTCGCTTTAACACAAGCTTTCTTTTCCGTGTAGTCGTCTTTTTGGAATATGAATTTGTATAGTTTTTCAGAAAGCACGCAGTCTAACGGAAAATAAACGTAATCTCCACACCCATCTTTCTTAGAAACAACGCAGGGAATGCCTTTTACATGGGTCAATAAAAGGTTATCACTATTAGGGATATCTGCCGTAGACGCAACATTAACAATTTCTATCATAAATTTCCTCCGCTAAAAACCAATAATGTTCAGGTGGTTCTTTGCAATCATCTTCAAGTGCTAAAAAATAAGCAGTCTCTTGAACAGACTCTTTTTTAAAAGGAAAAAATGGAGATATGCTGGAATCCCAATTGAAACTTGGAGATATTTCATTATAATGTAACACCTCCCACTTATGCGATTGGTGAGTGTGGTGAACTTTTTGAGACTTTTTAAACAACCCTAAAATCCAATTCAACATAAAATCTCCTATAAAGAAAAAATTACGGCTAAATATCCAATAATAGCCAATATCATTAGTACAAACATCGCAACAACGTCTTTGCTAAAACGTTTTTTAAAACAATACAGACTCCCAAACTTTTCTAACTTATGCCCATACTTTTTTAACTCTTTATTTAATGATCCCAAAGTCCAAAGTGAAAAGTCATCCTTTTCAACAACTGAGTTATTATATAACTTCTCAACTATATTGTCAAACTGATGCGATCTTAGTTTTAAAAAAGCTTTACGGTGGTCCATTAATCCCCCTTTTTCATTAAATAACAATCTTCATGTATAATAATTAAATAGCCACAAGCATCCCAAACTTTTAAAGTCGAATCGAAATCAGAATACTTTGTTTTAAAAAAAACATTAGCAACCCCAGCAGTTATTAACATTTTTGTACAGTTAATACATGGAGAGATGTTTTGAAACACTGAACACCCTTTTAAAGACGTTCTTGCGTACATCACTGCATTTACTTCAGCATGTACCATGAAATCGTATTTTTCAGGGCGAGTGCTTGGAAGTAAATCGTCATTACAGCCAGCAGGGAAAGAATTATACCCAGTTGATATAATTCTTTTGTCCTGATCCACAATAACACACCCGACTTTCGTTTCAACATCTCTTGAATTAACTTTTACAACATCAACTATTCTAAAAAAATAATCGACCCACCTTTGACTTATTTCCATTTAACAAAACTCCCCCCAATGGGTTTGAAGCTAAAAATTTCAATTCCCGTTTTTTTACAAAAACTTACTATTTTCACTAAATCGTTAATGAAATAAAACTCTACATACATATTAATTCTCCATGTAAAGGTGTTTAAATTCTTCTTTAATCAAATACAGAGCATTTCCAACTCTATCAAACAGGTAGAAGCCTTCATTGCGAACATTCGCCTCAAGTTCGTCCATATTACCGCCTATAACACTTACATTCCCAATAACGACCACTGGGCTGTTATTTAAATTGACAATTTGCAGTCTTACTAAATGATTCAAGTTCATAAAATTCTCCTTTGTTTTTTATCAAACTTTAGTGATATTTTTATCACAAAGTTTAAACTTATCAACGTTGTTTTTGAGGCTCTTAATATCCTCCTCGATACATTCTTTTAAGTTTAAGAGTCTTTGTCTCTTTTCGCAGTCTATACAGAAAGTCAATTTTTCATTGACTTCTTGAAGTTTCTTTTCCAACCATTTATCGCATTTGTTTTTTAGATACTCCATAAAAACCTCCGTTGTTGATCTCTATTATCTATTAACGGAAGTTTTTAAAAAAACTTTAGAATTTTTTAAAAAAGTAAGCAAATTCCTAACATACAGGTGATATTGTTTATTTCTTTCAGCTGGTCTTTCTTTAAAACGATATTCTCAACAACCATTCCATCTTTCAAAACCGTCAAAACGTTATCTTTTAAAAAAACTAATTTTCCGCCCACACTTACTTCCAAGGTTTCTTTGTCATGCAAAAAGTTGCCTTTTGAAAGTTGTATTTTCAATGCTTCAAAGTCCAGTGTTCCAAAAATCACGCCAAACCTCCTGAGTCTTTATAAAGTGTTTCTCCAATTCCTGAAGATGTTGTATTAACGTTGAATTGTTGAGAAACGTTATGAGCATACAGAACGCCTTGAAAATGAGCTTGACGAATTGCAGGAGAACCCATGTCAATCATTCCACTTGTTTGTGTAAAAACACCTCTACTTAAAAACAACTGCTGACCTCTTACATCTTGAACCGCAATTTCAACCATCGCTTGATGCAAAAGTGTCTGCATATTTGAAAAAAGACCACACTCTTCTGGAGAGTTCTCAGGAAACATAATTTGACTAAGAGTTGCTTGAACCCTTACTTGACCTAATGAAAAATCTAAAGGAAAGGCATTGTCAATGGTTTGAATTTCTTGATGAGGAGCTATTACTTGCCACTGAATACTTTTTGCCCACGCAAGCAAAGTTCCACCAATAACAATGATAGTTCTAGCTCCAGTTCCAACTGCTGGCATTTTTAAAGCTTGTTCAGGATTATCCCAAGATTCTTTTATTTGTTCAAATTCTGTTTTGAGTTTTTGGAACCTTTTTGCAGTTCCACTTTTAAACCAAGCTGTATGTTCACCCATTTTAACACCTCTTAAATTTTAAATATTTTAAGTAAAATAAAGAAAACTTAAGGAGTTAGTAAAATGAACTTACACGAACTAATTGACCATTATAACAATAATATCGGAAACGTGAAAAATGAAAAAGAATATCAAAATTTAAGTAATTTTGTTCAGACAAACCTTTTTAGTTCAATTAAAAATGGAGAAGTTTCACAAGACCATTTAGACAGGATGGAACCAAACTCACCATTTGGAGAACTGTTGCAAAACATTTCTCTTAGTTCTAACTTAGAACCATTTAAAAACACCTTGATTCATAAATTTTATAACACAGACATTGGTGATCCATCAGATATTAATCAAAGCTTAATAAAAGCCATTAAAGACCCCTACGATGAAGAAAGTATTAACCAGTTAAATAAGAATGTTCAAAATGGTGATAAAGTTCATCCTGAAGTTTGGGAAAATTTAGAACACCATTTTCAACCTTACCAGTTAAGTGATTTTATCGACAAATTAAAAAATAGAGAAATTGACGTTCATAAATTTCACAATGACGATATTAACCATTTAGAAAGAATATCTGGAGCAACTTTTCCAAGAGAAAGTTCTAATATTGAAAATACCATTAAAGAATATACTGAAAATCTTGATTTACATAAGAATCATTTAGAGAAGTTTAATAGAGCAAAAAACTTATTGAACAAAAATAACGATATGAAAGAAAAAATTAACAGTGAAAATGACCTACATGCTTTTATATTAAAAAATTTCCCACATGATTTTTTAAACATTCAAGGCAATTCTAAAATTTTTGAAACCCCAAATGAAAAACTAACTGACGCTATTAAACACTTAAAAAATACAATGTCTCAACCAGACTTTGACGAAATGTATCAAAAATTAAGTTTTTGGGAAAAAGCTCAGTATACGATTGATCAAGCAATTGACCCTAATTTTGACACAAATATGGTTAACAAACTTCAAGAAATGCCACTAAATAGACTTGAAAAATTCACACAAAACTACCCTCAACTTACAGGGCATGTAATGTCAACTGAACAGTATAAAAAAAATCCCTTTTTAGATTTATGTAACATTCGTTCAGAACACCTTAAAAACGAAACAGATGGAGATAATGACCAATCAGGTAATCACAAAATAGACAATCTGCCTTTTAAATTTAAAGATAAAGATGCCAATTTAGGAGAATTTCACGATATTCCTTATGAGGCTCAAAAACTTCTTAATAAAACAAAAGAACTTGGTGGAAAAATAAATGCAAAAGATGCTCAAGAAATTTACAAAGACAATTATCCAGTCAAAGGTAAAGTTTTACATGAAGCTGACCTAATAAATCACTTAAATAGTAAATTCCCTAAAAGAAAATACCTTTCAACCAATTATAACCTTGCGCTTCAACGTGTAAATGAAAAAATCCCAAACATGGTTTTTTCGCCAATTATGAACGAAGAAGAGCAAAATGCATTAGGTCATGAACATATAAATTCTTACGATAAAAACTTACACCCGCAAACAAAGGATGGTCTAGGTTGGGTTCGTTACCATGTTGACCATAATAAGAAAAAAATATTCATTGAAGAGATCCAACATGATTGGGGAAAGGATGGTCACGAGGGATTAAGGTCTGTAATTAGTAAAGGAAATCACCCTAAAAAACTCTTACATATGTTTTTATCACATGTTCATCAAAAAGGTTTAGGTCATTACGATATAAAAATGGCATCACCAGAAGTTGTTGAAAGAAAAGGAGGAACAGATGGACCTAAAGCTAAAATTATTTATGAAGACTTACCAAAAAAAATGAAAGCTACAGAAACAAATTTAGATGAGAATGATTTAGTGGATAAGCGTTTTCATGGGCAAAAAGCTTGGAAATTAAACTAAGTGTAATTTTGGCTTTTCTTTCTTTGCCTTATTATATAAAACAACATCTTTGAAAGAAAATTGTTGATTCAAAAGCATTTGCACCAGACAATCAGAACAAACTTTTAAACCATCAATATCTAAATGTCCACGAACAATACCTTCTTTGGTTTCCAAAACATCGTTACAAAAATAACACCTTTCAAATTCATGTTCCATCGACCTTATCTCCCAAAGCAGAATCATCAAAGATTTTTTGTACCATATCTTCTTCCTGCTCCTTGTTCCACACACCGCTCATCTCATTAACAAGTTCATGAGTTGATGACCATGAGTCAAAACACCCTTCATTTGCATAAATCGTTGACGTTTTGTGGGATACTTTTACTTTACATCTTAAAGGATTTGGGATTTTTCCACAACATTCTTTAAGCTCTTCTGGAAAAAGATCTTTAAAAACTTTACCGCAAACAGAACATCGATAATCTTTCATTAAATCACCTTAATCATTGTACAAGGGCAGACCCAGAGGTGCGGGTCACTCTTACCGTTGGTGTAGGAGACCCCATTGCCCATGTACCCATGACCCATGTATACAACCCAAGTGTCGTAAGAGTCATACTCTGTAGACGACCAACAATAGGGAGAGGTTCCATTAGGACCAACTCCATTTGTGGCGATGTAATTTAAAGTGTAAGTTCCTCCAGACGTATCATTTGCATCAATAAGGTCCCTGTTTTGATATAAAATCAAAAGCTCTTCTTTATTGGGTAAAAAATACCCGCCTTTATCCATACACCACTGATTTGCCTCTGCCAATGATCCGTATTCATATAACACTGAACTATTACTAAACCCAGTATTTGGGTCATTCCCTGAAGTTACATTAGGGAGACCAGTGCCAATCCCACACAAACCCCATGAAGATTGAGTTCTCATTGTGGCAGGTGCACATGCAATCCAATGATCACCCATTTTAGCAAATATTATCGAACCATCAGAAAGTCGAGTTCCAATCCTAATATTATCAACCATCAAAAGACTTTCAAAATTATCCATAACGTCTTTAAAAATGTCACTTTGTAAGGGTTTCTGATTTTTTAACATACGAAAAACTCCATCTTGACTCATTAGATGTTTTTCTACCTTAACGAGAACCCCTTTGTTAAGGTTTTTTAATGTAACCTTAAATTTTTCAGATAACTTTTCAACCAAATCTTCAGGTTCAACGTCAAAAAGCCATTCTCCAGAATCTTTTGTACATAAGTGGTTATTAATTATGTGCAACATCACATTCATCAAAAATCTCCTTTAAAAAGTTAAGTCTCGGATATAGCTCACCGCTCTTGTATTTTTGCAAAACAGAAGGTTTAACATCCAACGTTACTTCTGTTTTTAAAAACAAATCATACAGCCTTTTATACTCCATTATAGAGTTATTAACAATTTCTTCACCATACTCCACAAGGGCATCAATTTTACTCATGCAAAAAACGGAATAATAAAGGTCATCTTCTTTTAAAGGTTTAAGCTCCTTTACAGGAATCTCTTCTTCAAAAATATTTAATGTAACTTCAGCACTGTAACAAATCCCGTCAAAAGTTTTAACCTCAAAAAATTCTTTTATAGAACTTTCGTCAAAATCATTTACATCACAGTCGACAATTGGAAAGAGTTGTGAAATTATCTCTTCATAATCCCTTTTAGCGCCAACTGGATATTTTACCCTAATTAAAATAGAAAGCCTTTCAGCATCACTTTCAGATAAATAAATCGTGTGTCCTTTTTTTGTCACATGGCAAAGAAACTTAGCATGTACTTTATCCTCCTTAGGAACTTCTAAAACCTTAGATTGTAATCCACTTTTGTAAAAAACACCATTAGCATTTTTAAATTGTTTTACATATTTTATAACATAATCATGGTCATTTTGGTGTATGTATCCTAAAAAATAAAGTTTACTAAACTTGCGAACTAATAGTGGTTTAAAACATTTGTCAAACTCTTTATATATAGTTGTCATGTTTACATCAATGACATTAAAAAAACTGGAAACTACAGTATTAAAATCTCTTTTTTCTGTTTTTGGGAATTTCTTCAACAAATGTTGAATGAACATCTCACGATCATTTTCCAGAAGAAGTATCTCACACTTAGTACTTGTTATGTGACAAACCCACGAAAATTTAAACATTTCTGATGGAGATATTCTCCTAAACCTCTTTATTGCACGAAGACGATTACTTGCAATTTCAAACTGTTTGTCTGAAGCTTTTCTAAAATCATGAATTGCGTTTTCAAAATCATCCTTGTGAATATATCCCAAGAAATAAATTTTACTATTTCTACTTACAACCATTGGTTTAAAATCTCTCATAATGATTCCTTTCTCGTTTAACTACTTAACGGAATTTTTTAAAAAAACTTTAGCTTTTTTAAAATAACAAAGGAGGTTCACATGAAACATCTTACAGTTTTTAAACAACCAGTTTTTGAAGATCCTAATCTTCTTTTGGTTAACATAACTTCTAACTTTATTACATTTAAAACATGGAAATGTACTTGGACGTGCTTCCGTATGTCTGAAAGTAAGATTGAAAAATTTATTGAACACATTGAACAATTTACTGGAACTAAATATACGATCCAGTTTGAATAACGGATTGCAACCTAACTGAATATAAAGGTTTTCTAAACGAATAATGCGTTCTTTAATATCCTGTTGTAATTCTATTTGTTTTTTGTTAATCGGAACAACGTTCATTTTTCATCCTTTCTTTTATTTGTTTTTTCTCTTCTTTTGACATTTTATCGCTTTCTTCTAAGAAGTTTAAAATTTCCTGAAGTCCGTTGTTTAAATAAATTTGATATTGTTTTGGTCTATTTTCTCTCATGAATTTAAATTTCTCATCAGCCTGTTTTTTAGTAGAACATCCATAAAGACAACCGACACAACCAGTTCGTTCAAATCCATGCTTTGTATAAAGATCACAAAGTTCAGGTTGAAACATTTCAACATAATCCACTATATCTTGATGTGTCCAGAAAATCATTGGATTGCACACAAGACCACTTGCTTTTTCAAAAATACATCCATTTTTAGCTGTTTGCTGTCTTAAACGACTTTCGTCAGCCATAATTGCTAAAATTGGTCGCCTACCAGTTTCTTTTTCATAACGATGAACTGGATCTTTTTTCAAATAATGACAACATTTAGCACCAATTAAAGGTGCATCTTCTCTCAACCAAGCACTATGAACATCTGAAATTTTTCCAGACACATAATTTCCTTTTTTCTCACCATCAAGTCTTTTGAGTAAAAGTTTTTTAGAATTAGTGACCTTTGCTTCATGGATATATTGAGAAATTTCTTTTGAGATAACAGGGTATCCATGTTTTTTTATAATTTCAAAGAATGTTATTTTAGGAGTAACTTCTATAAGTTCTATTTTTTTACTCAAGCTTCTTACAAAGTGAACAATATTTGCCCACTCAACACCTGTATTTAAAAACACATGAGGTATTTCAAAAACTTCATTCAATATAGATCCTTCACTAACATCTTGGAATTTTTCTGGATAAGTTTCTTTAAAATTTGTTCTTAAAATATGACTCAAAATAGTAGAATCTCTTCCTCCAGAAAAGCTCAAATAAGCTTTTTCTGTTTTAAGGAATTGAAAAACTCTTTGCTTTGTAAATAATATTTTAGTTATAAGATCGAGTTTTGACTTTTCCATAAAAACTCCTATAAAAACAAAGTGCTGAGACCTTGTAATAACAAGCCACCCTCAGCAACTCATACTATACTTAACGGAATAATTCAAAAAAACTTTAGATTAATTTGCCTGTTCTTGTAAAAATATCTACTTTCTTATTAAAAGTGTGGTCCGAGTGACCTTTAATCCATTGAATTTTAACATTTTTTTCATCATAATATTTGAAAAACTCATTCCAAAGTTCTTGGAAAGCAATTCTATTTCCTGTTATAGAACGCACAACATACATCGAATCTGTGAAAATTGTTGAATTTTTAATGTTGTTTTTTTTAATATACTTTAAAACTTCAATAACAGCTTTTAATTCCTCTTGATTATTGCAAGTCTTCTTCGATTCAAAACGATTTGCAACAACAATTTGATTACCAATAACACCAATGAATGCATGGTTTCCATTTTTCTTCCTAAACGATGACCCATCGGTGTAAAAATCCATTAGATGCCTTCTTTTTCTTCACAAATCCCATAATATTTCTCTTCATAACTTCCTAAAAAATTATAAATTATAACCATGGGAGATTGTTTGTCAAAAGACATAATAAGTGCATTTTTAATGATCAAATTTGCATCAGGTAGTTCATACATCAGCCCCATGCAATCAATCTTTTTATCACCCATAAAGATGGTACATTTTTTTTCAGTAAGAATTATTTGAAATTTAGTCAAATCTCTTTCCATACATTTTTCATGGTCACATGCAACCGTTTTTACTCCAGTACATACAACCGTTTTTGCAAAAATCCCAGTTGACAACAACAATAACGCCGTTAAAATCTTATTCATCGTCTTCTCCTCCCATTAAACTTGACAAGTCAATTTCTTGTTCAGGTTGTAATCCCCAAATCTCAAGCTCAGTTAATTCTTCTGGTAAAAATCCGATATTAATTTCTACCTTACCTTTAAGTTTTTCCTTCAATTCTTCAGCAGTGTAATATAAATCCTTCGACTGCCACCATGGAATTTTCTTAACATCTTCCTCTAAAATTGACAAATCAATAATATTATTACAAACTTTATTTGCATTTTTGATCATGTTTTTGCTGGTTTTTAAATGAAACCAGTTTAATAAAGGCATGGGGTGTAACGAAATTTCATGATGCATAAAGTGGCTAAATGGTGAGGCAATCACAATTGATCCAGCTAAAAAAATATAAATACCAGCTGACAACGCTTTTGCTGGACAATAAGTCACGACTGTCTTACCATAAGCTTTAACTTGCTCAATTACTGAAACAAGGTAAACCGCTTCGTCAACGATTCCTCCACCAGAATGTACTTCAATTAAAATTACTTCATCAGGATCTTTTGCAATGGCATCAGCCATTTCGATAAAGCAATCGGGTTCTAAGATATCAAGTATACAATATTTCACAAAGACCTCCTTTGTTGACTAAACGGTCAACCTAAATCACTTAACGGAATTTTTCAAAAAAACTTTAATTTACTTATCGCAATATGTAAATATTTTTACCGTCTTTTTGAACGACACTTGTTTTACCTTTATTCAAGATTGCACGATACAGCAGAACCTCTTCTGATGGATTTTGCAACTTCTTTTTAATCCTTTCTATTTGAGGAAGTTTCTTTTTTAAACGTGCAACTTCTAAAGAAGCGACGTTACTTTCCGAATTGATTAATTCGTTTATCAAATTGGACACTTTGTCCAACCTAACGATGTAAAAACTTTCATCGTTCAAGGATTGTTCTGCTGGAGTAATGTTCTCCAGATTATCTAATATTCGAGTGATCATTTCAAATTCATTCATGAAACCTTCTTTCTGTAATTGTTTACAATTTGTTGCGCTTGTGATTTATTAACATTTCCACTTAAAACCTCAAGAGCTTTAAAGTCCATGTCGGCTAAAATAATCACATTACCTACAATGATCTTAAATGTCTTAGCAACATTGTTTACTTTAACTTTCACGAATACCCCCTTAATTAAAAGTTATCAAAACCATTAAAAGAACTACACACGCCAACAAGACATATTGGAAAATCTTGTTCTGTTTAATTTCATCCTTTAGTTTTGACAACTCTTTGTCATTATAAAGAGCAATCCCAACAAGACGTTTACAAACCTCGTCAGTTTGGTCTGAAAACTCCATGAGGTCTTTAACCTCAATTACAAGTGCGTCCAAAAGGTTTGAACCCTCTGGAAGCTCTTTTAAGCTTTCCACATCCACCTGATTATCAATAACTTGAATTTTTTCAATATACATTAAAAAATCCTCCTTTATAAACTTAACGGAACTTTTTTAAAAAACTTTAGCTTTTTTTAAAATAAACCAAAGAGGTGTGCAAATTATGAAAGAATTTTTACCAGAACGAACTAAAGATCAAGAAAATCTAAATCAATTTGTTGATGCGTTAATTTTTCAGTTCCAACAAATGTCAAACGAACTATCTGAAAAAACTAAAGAAAGATACATTGACAGTTGCCCTTCTAAAAAACTACCCTCTCTTGCAAAAAGGCATGGTATTGAAGTAAAAAATACCGATGCAATTACTCCTGAAATTTTAAGAAAACTGCTTAAACACATGGTGGGGAAAGTCGCTACAAGAGAAAATTTTGAAGACTTTCTGAAACACATATATAACATCAGAAGTTACATTTCAATTCACAACGATTTAAACATTTTTGTTCAAAATGAAGACTTTCTTATTATTCAAGACGGTGGTGTTGAAAAGAAAATAACATTTAATAACTCAAAAAAAACAACAATTAAAAACATCATGCTTGATATTCAAAGTCAAATCCCTGAAATTAACGTATCTGCAAGAACAGGATCAAACAATGCATTACTTTTAAGCTCTGTTAATAATGACCTGAAAATTATATCTGGAACCTTATGCCAAAAACTTTCCCTAACAAAATTTCAAACAACTCCTGCAACATATTCTTTCAAAACAGTGAAAAATGGTTTGAAAATAACAGCTGTTCAAAAACAAAGGAGTGACAATAGAGAATGGTTTGGATTTGGAGATAGTTTTTTTGGATTTGATGGCAACTTTTATAATCTTCAGGCAATGGGGAATATTGAAGAAGCTATAAAACCATTTTCCGCTTTTGAAAACGGATATGTTTCTTTTGCAAGACTACCTTCTTTAGGAGATATTGACAAAAACTCATACGAAAGTCCCACATTTGATGAAAATGGAATAACAAATGTTGTTTTAAAAAGATATTCAGATACTTTTAATTGGTCAATATTAAATGAAACTTCATATCCAATTGTTGAAAATGGGTATGACTATATTATAGTTAACTGCCCTATTTACTTTAATGGTCAAGAGATTGAAATAAATGAATATGATATTGTTTTTAACAAAGAATTTAATGCGTCTTTAAACCATATACAAATTGAAGAGTCAAAAGAAAAAATATCTTTACATTCACCACTTGTTATTCCTAATAAAGCTGTTCATTCAAGCTTTATTGATAGTAAATATAATGAAAATGCAATTAATGTATTTCCTCAAATAATAAACGGTGACAATGTTTTTAAATTAGCAAAAAATGAATCAGATATTGTAAAAGACCTTCAAACGAAAGTTAGGGTCGTGCATAATTTAAAAGAAAGTATTGTTTATAGTAAATTTAAACCAATTATTGGACAAACTATAAAATTAGGTAGCCAAAAATGCAAAGTTACTCAAGTGTTTGAAAATTACTTTATTGTAGAAAATTATATTGCGTCAAAGAAGGTTATAAACTGCTCCAAAATCATAGCTACTAAAAACGGTGTTGAGTTTGTTGTAACAAAAGGCAACATAAATATTGGAGATTCTTTAAAAATAATAAGTGGTGATTTTAAAAACCCATACTTGGTCAATAAATATAAGATGTCAAAAGTAAAACTTTTAGGTGAAGAACCTGAGATGTGGTTTGGATTTAATAATGATGATTTTGGATTTAATGATCACGGGAGTTTTTATAATCTTCAAGCTCTTAATTTTGAAAAGATTCAAAAAGACTTAAACACAAAAGACAATGGACCTTGGATTGGATTTAACGAAAACGATTCTGGGTTTGGAGATGGTTTTTTTTATAACAGGGTTATTTTAGAAGCAGAAAATATTCAAGAAGTTTTAAATGAAGAATATGATTATTGGTTTGGTCCAGATGATAAAGGTTTCAATGATGGAAACTTTTACAACATAACAGCAATCGACCTTTTGAATCAAAAAAATAAAACAAAAAGCATAACGGCAATTATTGAAAGTGAAAAGTTCCAAGATTATGCCGAAATTGCAGGTATTTGTAAAATTGAAATTACAAAAGGTGTTGAAATTGTTACAATGACTATAGAAAATACACAACACTTAACAAGTTCTGAATACCAGTCAGGGTTTGGTGATTTTTTATTCAACTATGAAAAAGAATACCACATGACTAAAGACTTCATTACAGTCGAAGCGATTAAGCAAAATTATGTGCTTGTAAAAACAACTCAATATATTTCAGATGGGTTTTTAATTTTTAAAGATAGTGTTTATGATTTTAAAATGCAATCACATCTGTCAGGAAGTTTTATTCTTGAAACAAAAGCTCAGGTTCAACAAAATGACAAAGTTTATATTGTTAACAAAACACTTTCAGAATTAGAATCGTCAGTTAAAAATCCATACCTTTATGACATTAGATCTTTATATTACGCAACATTTAGAATGTTTAAAGAATACATGAAACCAACTGGCATTGAATTTGAAAATAATCTTCTTGTAAATGAAATGAAGTATATTTCAACAAACCCATACAAATGAACTATACTAAAATAATTCTTTTACTAAATAAAGAACCTTCATTTGAAACTATTCGTCAAATAGAAATATTACTTCAAGAACCTCCAAAAAACTTCTTAGATAGTGAGTTAATTTTAGTAGCACGTTTAAGAATTTTACAAAAACTTGCAATTTTAAAACAGCAAATTAAGTCGGTCTAATCTGTCCTTTACAATAGGCGATATAAAATGATCACCATCATTAATAAGTACAATGTTATTTTTAATACAAGTTTTAACAGGATCTTTGTTTAAAATTTTCAAAATTATATCCTTTGTTATATATTTTTTACTAACTGTTATATGGCTTCCAAACCTTTCAAAATAATCAAAAACCACAACACCATTGCTTTTTATTTTATCAGGGTACAATGTTATTAAAAAATCATCATCTCGTAATGAAGAATAACTTACAACTGAATTTTTAATCCTCATTTTTAACAAACAGTCTCGAATTATCTTTACATCACCAGAATGAAGAACTAACAAAACCTCATCACGTTTAAAGCTCCATAAAAAATTAACAACAAAATTTTTATCAATCTCATTCTTATTTTCTTTAAAAATTAACGTCCAGTCTATAAATATCACAACGATGCCCTCCTAAACCCCTTAACGGCATTTTTAACAAAAAACTTTAACTTTTCATTTAAAATAATAAACAAAAAGGAGTAAATTATGATTTTATCTAAAGTAAATTTTCACTCAGGTCAAAGGTTAGATGTACAAGACTTAACAACTATTGAACTATTTGGAGCAAAAGACCTTCAAATTTTAAGTAAATTTATAACCAACGACCCAACCATTGTCCATGGATGTGACCTTACTGCATTGGAAGGACTTGTTGCAACGTTCGATCTGTCAAACTCTTACCTATTTTTTCCTTTAGATGATGTTTCGTGTTTCTACCATGCTAATGGAGATTTTAAGCAAAATATTGAACTAGAAGAGGGATTACAGTTCATAGAAATAATTCCAACAAGAGAAAATACAACTATTATCACTAAAACTTTTATCGACCAAACAGCAGGTGAAATGTTTGACAGCGACGTTCCTGTTGAAAATACAATAAAAATCAATATCAACAAATCATTAGTTGGTTTTACAACAGGATCTTTACCTATTTGTAAAATCAATGTTGAAAACGGAACAGTAAAAACAATAACAGATTGCAGAAATATGCTTTTTAGCCTATGGAATGGAGGTTCAAACCCAAGTAGGAATAATTTTTTCAAAGTATCTCCTGAATTTAAACAACCGCCACTATCATGCAATGGTTCAGATATCGGAAAAGAGTCTTCAGCTTTTGTAAAGGCTGATTTAAATAATTTAAGCAAAAACGAAAGCAATTTTCATTCACTAAAAGAATGGATGAATGCTATAATGACAACCTTACAATCAATTAAAGGGGAACACTGGCTTAATAATACGTCTGAAAGCCTTTCTTTACAAAACATTAATTTTAACTACAATTCAACACTATTAGTTCCAAGTAAAAACAAGGTTGTTTCATGGAGTAAAAATCCTATTTCTAAAATGGCTGATAATCATTTTAGAATTAATGGAGAGTTAATTTTTGAAAGCCTCCACAGCAATCTTACATGGAAAGTCTCACCAATTGATGTAAATGTTTTAGAAGGTCAAAATATTTATATTGGATTTGAAAGAGAAAATTTAAGAGGCGTATGTTATTTTTCAAATATTTCAAAAGCATCTGGACTTGTAGATTACAGCAAAACTGCTGTTGCAATTAATGATGGTGAATTTGAAGGGATAAAAATAGGCGATTATTTAAGACTATCAAGTAAAACTATATACGATTATGTTAAAATTGTTGCTTACGTTTACGATGGGTTAGTTATAAATGATTTAAATGCTGAAATACCATATTCATGTAAAGAAGTTTTACTAAGCCAATCCCTTGGATCAACATCTGAAGAATTTTTATGGATGAGATCGAAATATTCTTCAACAGATGTTTATGTTGGGAATGAGTCTTATTTTAGAAGCCCAAATTTTTACCACATTGGTAAAAGGATTGGTGATGAGTTTTTCTTTAAGGGTTATGGAATGTTATCCGTTGGGGAAGAGGTTACATTAGGTAATGAATCTGTCGACACTCCTACCAGAAGTTTATCTTTAATCTATCCATCACAAGACCTAAGGTTTAAACAAGTTGGTGGAAAATACAGATTGTACAGTGAAAGTGGAAGTAGACTTTTAAAAATACAAAAACAATTTAAAAGAAACGATGTTTTAAACAATAGTTTAGAAAATTTTGACTCAAAGATTTTTAACATTCACGACTACATAGAATTTGATTATCAAAATGACAAAGTTTGGGTAAATTATTCTAGTAATTATTCTAGTGATATTAATTTAATTGAGGGAAGTTGTTTTGTTACAAACCAATTTGAAGTTAGACGCAACTTCATGTCACCCGTCACTGAAGTTTCTACAGAAAATGTAGACTTTTTGTTACAATATGTAACATTTAATGGAAAACATTATGCTTTGTTTTTTGACGGAACTTTAATTGGAGAAAATGGCATCACCTTTACTAATGATGTTTATTTTGAAAAAAACATAACAGTAAATGGAAATATTACTGCACAAAATGTTATACTTTCTGGCGTTGTGACTTTAAACGGGAAAGATGTTTCCAATAACTACACTCAACAAAATAATGATAACATTTTGTACATGACAACGTTAGGTATTATAAATTTAAAAGAATCTGTAAATGGACATGTTATAAAAATTATTGACAAAAACAACCTTTGTGATTGGAATCAAAAAATTGAAGCTAAAATTTTAGACAAAACCTTTACTTTAGAGGATAAGGGAGGGTCTTTAGAACTGAGTTATTTCAATAATACTTGGAATTTAACATGAAACAGGAAAAGAAAGACGATGTTGAATCTAAAAAATTAGAAGAGATTTTTTTCACACCATGTAAATCAAGAGAAGAACTTGACCAATTCATAAAAACGTTTTTAAAAATAACACTGCCATCAAAATTTGTTGACCCCGACTCTACATCTTGTTTATTAGACTCAATTTGGAGCGTCTACCGATGTTTTTTAACAAATGAAGCGCCTTTTTATCACGTTGTGGCTGTGAATCGAAATGGTGGTAAAACTTTAATGAGTGCCATTTTGGCATTCTTGTCATCAATACATTTTAGACGAAACACCGTTCTTATGGGAGCAATTCTAAGCCAATCGAAAGCTGGTCTTAAATACTTTAAAAAGTTTTGTAGGCTTCCTATGGTTAGGAAATATGCAAAAAGTTACAACAAACAAGAAATAGAATTTGAAGGTCTTCCTGCAAACAGTTTTACAAAAAAAGATGATTGCAAAGTTGTAATTACCCCTGCGACAATGGAGGGCGCAAACTCCCTTCGTTCAAACTTCCTTATCCTTGACGAATTAGATCTAACTCCAGAAGAAATACTTTCAGAAGTTTCTGCTACAATTGACCCTACTGAAAATGGTTTTTTACCAGTTATTCTCGCATTATCTTCTCGAAAAAGTCCAAATGGACCGATACAGAAAAAAATTGACGATGCTGAAATGAATCCGACTCAAACAAAACTTCACAAATGGAGTTTAGCAGATTTACTTATAAGATGTCCAAAGGTAAAAACGCCTCACAATAAGTATTCTGCATTAAATCTTGACACAATGGTGACAATGTGGGATGTGAACCCTATAGAAGTTGACACAAGTATTCATAAAGTTTATATGCACTCCACCACATGCGAAACTTGTCAAGCATGGCTTGGATGCCGTGGACTCTCTGTAAGCCAAAACGACATAAAATCTTCACAACTTATGCGACATCCTGATTTTGCTGAAATTTTTATCCAAGCTATTAAAGATCCTGCTAAAATTGGATCTCAAGTGTGTAATTTTAAACCTGAAAATGCTGTTATTGTTTTTAAATCATTTAGCCCATTAAAACACGTTACGAACGACCCCAATAAAATACTTGATTTTTGCAACATTCGTCATATTAGTCAAAAAATTGAAAAAGTTGTTGACTTGGCAAGAATTTTAAGAGCCAACGGATTTACAATTCACATAGGTGGTGACTATGGAAATTTTCCAGACCCTGCCGTGTATTCAATTGTTGCCTACAATATGAAAACAGATACTTGTATCATCCTTGGGAGTAAGTTTAGAAACGGGTATGATAATATTTCGTGGTCAAGAGTTATGGTAAAAGAAAACAAAAAATTCAACCCAGCTTTGTATTGCCCTGACCATGCAGACAGCAATGCAAAAAGTTATTTCAAGAAACAACAAGCTCCGTGTTATCCAAAAAAACCATCCAAGATTGAAACTGGAGTAAGTTTTTTAAGAATGTTGCTTTTTGCACCAGACACTCAAGAACAAAAAATAATGTTCTTCAAATCAAATGATTATCCAGATATGGAACTTATGTTTGAAGAATTTAAAAATTACAAGCACAAAGTAACGCCTTTGGGAGAGGTTGACGGTAAGACTTACGTTGACAAGTTTAACCACAGTCTTGACTCTTTAAGATACGCATTGCACCCATTTTTGGAAACGTTTTTAGTGAAAATGAATGATAAATTTAAAAAACAAGACTCTGAAGAAACACTAAGTCAACAAGAAGTAAGTGATAATTTTTACAATAATCAAATAGATAGTTTTCTTAATGAAATTGTTTCCAGCGGAACAACAGGTCCAAAACAAATTAATAAATCTGGAATTAAAGCAAGGTTTTAACTGTAATTTACAAACTTAATGTTAGAAGTTATTTCTTCATAAATCTTCAGCCGTTGATCTGACTTTTTTACATACTTGTCACAACCAGACGGGTCTTCATACCCGCACAAAGAAATATCAATAAGTTGAAGCTTTGTTTTATTTGGAGCATTTCTTAATCCACGCCCAAGTTCTTGTCTAATTTTTGACTCAGAAGACGTTTGTGTCACAGTTATTAAAACTTCAATATTTGGCAAGTCAACGCCTTCTCCACATAAAGGTGAATTTGCAATAAGAACGTCAGATTCACCACTCCGAAACTTCACTAATGGGTTTCTATATTCAGCATGTGCAACTTCTAAACTAAACCCTTTTTCATTTAAAAACTCAACCACTGCTTGTGCTGGTTTGTTATTTTTAAACAAAATTAAAATCTTTTTCCCTTGTAATTTTTTTAAAGTTTTTTCTAAAAATTCAATAAAGATAAATGATTTACATAATGCTTTGTAGGCGATATTGTGGTTGAGTTCTGCTTTTAGAAAAAGACCTGTAACAACTCTTACCATCCAACACTCTACTGGACATAAAAACCCATTCTCAACTCCAAATTTTGAATTTCTTTCATAAACAACAGGACCGCAATATGCATGAACTCCCATAATAAGACCATCGTTTCGACATGGAGTTGCTGTCAACCCATAAACAATTTGATTATGACATGGAGTTAATGCTTCTTCATACATACTTGAAGCGGAATGATGAGTTTCATCAATAATGACCATATCAAACCTATCAACAAAGTGTCTTGATGAGTGAATAGTTCCTACTGCAATATTACATCCAAGTTTATATTTGTAAGTTCCACCAATTCCAGAAGCATCTGGATAGTAATTCTTAATTAAACCCAAAGTTTGTTTTACAAGTTCAATTGTTGGGACAATAACTAAAACTCTAAGATTAGCCTCTAACCCAATCTTAACGAGATGTGCTGTAATAATAGTCTTCCCAAGACCAGTTGCAAGAACTGCAATTGCCCTATTATATTTAAGTAATTCCTGAACTGCCTCAATTTGGTAATATCTTGGACGATCTGGCTCAAAATAGTCTGAATATTTTAAAATCTTATTTTCATGAAGACTGTTCTTAATGTTATAAAACAGCCACCAAGTTCCAATTGGAGTATAAATAAAATCTCCATCCTCATACCAATAATATTTATATTCTTTTTCCTTTAACTCAGAAAGTTCCTCTTCCCAACATTCTTTATGCCCATATTTGTTTATAAGTTGAATTAACTGATTCATCCTATATTGTATCGACGAATCTTTATATGTAAGATACTCTTTTATGCCTTTTTCATTTTTTGTCTTAATGATTTTGTTGTCAATAATTTCTGCTTCAAGAAATTTTGGTAAAAACTCATGTATTTTTTTCATCCACACCTCCGTTGACTTGTTAACGGAAGATTTTAAAAAAACTTTAAATTAAATTTTTACAACCTCATCAAAAATATCATTATCAACTTCATGATCAATGACAATAATTAACTTTTTAGAAGAAGCTTCTCTTAATAGTTCGTAGCATTCTCTTTTTAAAGACTGATGAACACCATTTAAAGGTTCATCAAGAAGCAGTAATGGGAGGTTGTAAACATCACTAATGCCCAACTGATACGCAAGGACAACCCTATTGTAAGCACCCCCAGAAAAATTGTCAATTCCCATAGGAAGTCCCCTATGTGTAATGTCTAATGAAATTTTTGGCTGAACATTGCCATTTTTTAAAATCTTCTCATTTGTTAATTTTATAATAGAATTTTCTTCCAAAAACTGACTTAAATAAAACTTAGCATGTTCATCAAGATTCTCAAGCCAACTCATAATAGCTGTCATGGTAGCGATTTGAATCTTCTCGTCAAGTGACTTTGCAACTTCAAGTTGTTTTGAAATCACATCAATCTTAACTTTTAAATCAACAATTTCACCTTCAATTTTTTCTACAAGATTTTTATAACTCTTTATCTGCTCTTGTTTTTTAACAGACTCGTTGTAAATGTTTACTTTATTATTAAACTCTTGTTTTTTAATTTTTAATTTCTGTATTTCATCCTCACACTGTTGAATGCGATTTTCTAATATTAATACCCCATCTCTTAACTCTTCAACTGGTTTAAAATTTTGTTTATCAACTTCTTCTTGAGATACTTTTAACTTATTCACTAAATTATCTTTTTTATCCATTAGTATCTTAATTTTTTCGTTAATTTTTTCTTGATTCTTTGCTTGTATTAATTGTTCATTTAAATCCTTTAACATTTCTTCGATTTGTGCAAAATTTTCAATCGTTAATTTACACTCTTGAATTGATCCAAGAAGCTTATTTTTTATCTCTATATCTTGCTTTTGTTTGTTAACTAAAAGCTTTATCTCATTTCCTTTTTGTTCTAACTTTTTCAAATCTTCTTTTATTTTTGTAATAACACTATCATCTGAAGGCTTTACTTCAGATTTTACAATATTCCCACCCTTAATTATAACTTTACCATTACAATGAGGACAAAGTTTTACTTCTTTCCCCAGTAACTCTTCCTGCAACAAATTGTTTGTGTGCTGGTAAAACTCTCTTAGCTTTTCCAATTTAGAATCATAATCACTATTATCTTCAACAATTGTAAGAAGTTTTTCATTTATCTCTTTATTTTTCTTGAAAATTTCAAACTGATTTTCTATTTTTTTTATTTTATTTACAATGTCGTTAACATTAACTTCCTTGCAGGATAATGTTGATAATTCTTTTTCAAGTTCCTTGATCTGATCAAAGTAAACTTCTGCATTAAATTTTCTTAATGGGTTGCTTATATCTTTATTTAGTTCTCCAATTTCAGAATAATATTTGCTCATCGACTTATTAAAACTTTCAATTGCATTGTCAATATCAACACCATCTTGGCTATTTGGAGTTTCAAACTCCTCTTGAGTTTCGCAAAATGTATTGACTTTTGTAATTAAACTTTCAATATCTCTTTGTTTCAATCCAATAGCCATATTATAACTATCATACGATTCAGTAATCTTTTTTATTTTTTGGTTTAATTTTTCCTTTAAAACTGGAATATCATCTTGACTTAATGCCAAATCAACCACAAGATCATGCTTCTCTTGTGGTGACAATGTTAAAAAACAAGACTTCATCTCTTGCTTCACAACGCCAGCAATGTTAAAAACATTTGCATTTAAAAACTTACTGTTTATAATTGATTGAGCGTTTTCTAATTCAGCTCCATTAACTTTCAAAATACCCTTTTCACGATGAATGTTTAATCCACAATAATCCAAATCAACAACAGGAGTTTTTTTAGTTCCAATTGGTGACAAATTCTTCATATCGCCAAACAAAACCCATTCAATCGCTTTGAATGTGGTTGACTTTCCTGATTCTGAATCCCCATAAAGACGGCAAAGTCCAGTTTCTGGAAAATCAACAACAGAAGACTTAATACCTCTGAAATTTTCTATTTTAATTCTCATACAATCTCCTGAAAAAGAGTTTTTTCATCATCAGTGACACTTCCTAACAAAACTTCTCTCATAGAAAGAAATTTTACATTCTTTTTAATTTCCATCTCACCCCTTTTAATCCTGTAAACTATCTTTACACCATTTTCCATTAAAGTGTCCAGCTTTCCGTTTTTCTTTAACGTAAAAATCTCTTCTGACGTTCCTGAAATAACCAATCGATGAAAATTTTCATCCACAGGAATTTCAGGAATCTTTTTTGAAGAAGTTTCATAATGGTATGTTATAAATCTTGGAACATTTAATTTAATATATTTTTCATTTCCTTTAAAATCTGTAATCAAAACAGCTTTATTTTCATCATCAGCAAAATTATGTTGTGATGGCGAGCCTAAGTAAAAAACATTCCCAACAGAACATCGTGTATGAATATGCCCTGAAATGACAGGAACTTTTAAATTAGGGCTATCTTCTGATTTTGATATTACATGACCCATTTGCACACCTGCAAATTCTTGATGACAAAAAATTCTTTCAAAATTGTTTAATTCAATCTGAGACATTGCCTCCTGAAACCTATTGTTTTCAACATAGGGAATATATGCAATATTCTCAATAACCATAGGACACTCAACAATGGTTGTATTGTTGATTGGGAATTGAAACGGATGTATTCCTGAACAAAAATCTTTATTATTACTCCTTTCATGATTCCCTATAAGCTTAATAACAGGTGCAACTTTTGCTAAAGACTTTATCATATAAGCAACTAATTGCAAAGAGTTTAGCTTTACCTTTTCATGATCATTTAAATCATCACCCAGTAAAACAATTCTATCTGGATGTTCTTCTTGTGCAACTCTTATTAATTCGTCAATCAATTTCTTTTGATTGATATTTTTTATATGTGTATCTCCGATTATTAAATACCGCATAAAAACCTCCCTTTCTTATTCCAATACAGACGCTCTTTCTTAATGTTATTATCACCATTAGACTGAATAAGACTTCTCTTGTCAATCTCAAAAACCAACTCAAACCTATTGTCTTGTATCTCGTACTCTGAGATAAAAACAGGAAAATCTACCGATGAAGCCCAATTAAAAAATTCATCATGATTAAATTCCATATTATACTTGTTAGTGTCTTTATATGGAATATCACAATAAACAACACTGTTTGGTAAAATTTCAATGTCTCTGTAATCTTTTGAAGTAATTGATAAAATTTTTGTATCAAGTTGTTGAAGTCGTTCAAGTTGTTGAAGTTGTTCAAGTTGTTGAAGTTGTTGAAGTCGTTTAAGTCGTTCATGGTCTTCCCTTTTTAGGGGAGTTTCCTGTTGTTTATTTAAGTAAGACACTCTTTGTCTAAAATAAAGTCTCCTTTTTGTAATACTATCAACTTCTTCAGGAAATTTCCTAAACCCAAATATACCGAAAGCGAAATCGTCAAATTCATTAAAAACTACAGCCATATGAATGCTTCTTTTATATCCTTCTATATTTTTTCCAAATAAGTAATCCCTTCCATTATTACCAAAGCTCCAGCAAAATCTTATATAAGCATTCCTTTCTCTCTCTTTAAAAAAAGTTTCTCTTGAAACCCAGTCTGGTATGAATCTGTCATAGCTAAACTTTCCATCAATTGCTTCTTTTACAAGCTCAACTAATCCGCTATCAATTTCATTATAATAAAAATGTTTAAAATTATCCCGCTTATTTTCTAACATAAAATGGGTTACGGAAAAACCGCCTCCAAATAGATCATAAAAGTTCTCAGCATTAGGAAATTGCTCAGCAAGTGCTTTAATAATACCTTGTTTACTTCCTTTATAAGGAATCCCATAAGTTACTCTACCAGATTTTTTCATTTTAAACTCGAAATTATCCATAAAAAAAAACCCCTTTGTTTAATACTTAACGGAGGTTTTAAGAAAAACTTTAATTTATTTAAAATCTAAACTTTCCAATTGTTTCAATGCTTCTATTTTATCTTCTGGCAAGTCTAAATATTTTTCATCTTTGTGTTCTATTTTTTCTTGAACATTTTGACCTGTCACAACATTTGTCTGAACAGCAACTTTAGGCTGAGATATCGTAAACAGATTTGTAACATTTTGTGCTTGAAACAACGTCTTTATAAAAATGTTCAAGTCCTGAGGGTTTTTTGGAACAAACTTACTTTCACGAGGATCTTTCTTCCCAGCCATTATTTCAGTAAGTTCCTTTTGAACCGCCATTTGGTATATTGTTAATAAATTACAAGAAACTTTCTTAATTTCTTCTGTAAAATCTTTTGGTGACACAACCCATTCATACTTCTGACCAGTTAAAATAATTACTTCGATTGGACAACTAAGTATTTCAGCGATTTTTTCCAAAGTATGACCAGAATCTAACAATTCTTTAGCTGTTCTTTGGTATTCTTCTCCCAAAAAATACAAGTCCGCACCTTCTTCAATCTTCTTGACAAGGTGTTGATAATAGGGTCCTAAACTACTTTTTTTTGAATCGACAAAATCTAACATTTCCTTCATCATTTCACCTTTTGAAAATTTTGATTATCAGATGCAAGTTCAATCTCCCAATCTCCAATTGTTACTGTTTTTTTCTGCATATTTGGAATATACATTCCTGTTTTTATGTAAAGATTCGTATTTATATTGTCAATAAGATATTTTATCTTAGGATGTGTTAACTCTTCCCTTGTGTAAATGGTCACATTAGGAATTTGGATAACTTCAATAATTTGACATAACTCTTTAAGCCAAATATAATTACTGCAAGTTATCTCTAATCCCCCAATAGTAATCCCTTCAAAAAAATCCACCTCATACCTTTGTTTTATTTCTTTCTTTGTCCAATTCTTAATCTTATTTTTCTTCATAAGCTGAGAATTGTGACAACAAGACCCACACTTCAAATCACATGAAGGTGCAATAAAAAGCAAAGAATAGTAAGGCTGATCTTCGTTGTTATTTCTTTGAAAAAATGGTCCTCGTAATATCATAAATTTCTCCTGAAAATTATTAATCTATGCTATTTTGATAACGTTCTTCAAACTCCTCCAACTTGCCGTTGTTAAAGCTTGAGATTGGTCTGATATAACCAGTCACTCGTTGATAAATCTCGGTTTCTTTATCGCACTGTGGACATTTTTTGTGTTTACCTGATATAAACCCATGTTCTGGGCACACAGAATAAACGGGTGAAAATGAAATATAAGGGAGGTCATAATTACTAAAAGCTTGCTTCAGAAAGTGTTTAACGCTCGCTGTAGTGGTTGATCCATTTATGTAATTGTGATACACACTCCCACCAGTTGCAAGCGACAGAAGCCCGTTTTGATGCTCATAGATCTTTTTAAAAGACCATTTAATGCCAACTGGTAAATGAACTGAATTTGTATAATAAGGTTCGTTTTTCCCTGCTGTGATAATATCTGGATAACGTTTTTTATCTTTAAGAGCCAATCTATAAGAGGTGCTTTCTGCTGGAGTGTACTCTAAATTGAACATCGTGTTTGGATATTTTACTTGTAGGTCTTGAATTTTTTCTCTCATAAAGTGAAGAACTTCTAAAGTAAAATCTCTTCCTTCTTTTGTTTCAATCCCCTTGCCTAAAAAATTTAAACACATTTCATGACCACCAACAAGACCTATAGTTGAAAATAAAGTTTTAAAACTTTTCAAGTAAACAGAAAGTGAAGGAAAAAGTCCATTTTTTAACTCTTGTTCAAGAACTCTTCTTTTTATTTCCATTTGCTGACCACCAATTTGAATAAGGTGTTCAAGCTCTCTTTCAAAACTTTCTTTATCGCCCTTGTTTCGATAAGCAATAGCAGGAAGATTTACAGTAAATACTGCAACCGAGCCAGTTTTTTCTGAAGCTCCAAATAACCCACCACCTCTCTTTTGAAGTTCTCTTTTATCTAAACGGAGGCGACAGTTGTGAGTATAAATTCCAGAACCAAGTAGAAATAAGTGGCTGTCATCTTCAACCTCAAAACAATATAAGAAACGATCTTCTGTTTCAATCTCTTCAATATTCGTGATGCTATAATAATTAAAACTATCGTCAGACTTGAAAAAGTCGCCATAATTCCCCCTTTCAGGTAAATCGATTCGATAGTTTGGTCTATTACTATACCTATTATCACGAGAATCCTTATAGGTTGATAAAGATTTTATTCCAAAGTAGTTACAAATCTGTTGTATTTGTCTTTTTAAAGTTAAGGAAGATGTGTAAAACCTTTTTTTACTTCGTGAACCGTCGGTCGCTTCAAATCCCTCAAATAATCCCTCTATAAACTTTAAAGACATTGCATACACCTTTTTACTTATACTCTTAGTAAACACATTATCACCAGAAACAAAAAGGCTTATTAAAGCATAAGCGTTACCGTTAACTCTTACTGTTCTTAAGCTTTTATCACTTTCTATAGTTACACTGGTTCCAAATCCGACAGAATTAAAGAATTTAACAATGCGTGACTCTGTTTCATTATCCTTCTCTCTAGCATCTAAAGAAAACACTAAAGCACCTTCGTCATGAGACCCATCGCCAATATAAGCCCCTACAACAAAACCTAGTTCTTTACTTCCTAGGATACTACTAATATGATTTACATCTTTTTTAGCTGGTAGCCACATGCCGACTTGCAAATCTTTAGCGGACAATGTTCCCAAGTCTTTAACAGGTTGTAAATGGTTCTCACCCATGTCAACAAAGCATCCGTTAGATAGGTGTATTCTGAATACTTTAGTCATACACATTTTTCTTGGGATAGCCTTTGACCATCCATTAGGAGTTAAAACCTCTATATCCTTACCTTTCTTAAGGTTAGATACAACAATATTAATTTTTTGAATTGTAACCCCCTTACAACTCCTTGTATAGACTTCAGTATCTCCTGTTAAAGGACACATTGAAAAAACATCCTCTTCATTTAAAACCCCTTGAACGAAGTTTCCAAAGTAAGGTGCTCCAGTTTTTGATGCCAACTTAAACACTATCTGAAAATTAGGATTATCCCAATCCATGTTTTTACCAATGTTAAAAGTAGGAATAGGATATGCAAAAGGTTTTCCAACACCATCACCCTCAAACATAATTTCGCTAAATATTTTTATTAAAAGTTCTGATTCTTTTTGAAAATCTTTATAAGTAAATCCTTCAATTTCTTTCCCACCAATGATTACATTTCGATCTTGCATTGGCTTTAACACATGGAAATCTAACGTAAAGTTGGAAAATACTGGTTCAGAGCCTTGACGAGAATTAGAATTGAGTGCAAAAATAAGGTTTTGTATACTTTGTGTTATGTCTTCAATATCATTCTCATCATATTCAATTTCTTCATACTTGTCGGAGCTTAACTTTCTTCTATTTAATGTATCAAAGTATACAAAAGGAGCTAAATAAACATTCCAACTTGAAAACGCAATAGCTCCAGCATTGTCGTTTTGAAAAATCGTTGCAATATTCGCAATCTGTGAGCAAATACTTCTTAACCTTTTTGCAGGTTTTGATACTGAGATGTTCTTTATCCCATGGATTCCCTCTAACAAAAGGTCATTTAAAGAAGCTCCGAAGCAATAGCTACTGTAACTTCCTAAATCATGAATGTGGTAGTCGCCACGATTATGACCTTCAATAATTTCTGGGTTTTCTTTATTGTAAATTTCTGCCCACTTTAGGGCAGAGGCTTTTCCAACCACATAACTATTCAAACCACCTAATGAAAAGGGTTTATTACTGTTTTCCTTAACTCTCCAGTCACTTTGTGACAAATACTCATTAAACCATTCATTTGTTTTCATTTTTTTTTGCTCCTTTTTAATTGCACTCACAATTATCTTAACGGATTTTTTTAAAAAAACTTTAGTTTATTTTTGTATTTAATTTATTGATTTTACTAAAGTTTTTGGGATAAATACTTTAAATGTAGTTCCAACATTTTGATAAGTTTCGTAAGAAATTTTAAATCCATGATTGTTGACTATTGAATATACAGTTTTACTTCCAAATCCACTTCCATTTGCTTTTGTAGTTAATGACTCAACCCACAAACTCTTTTGAATATATTCTGGGATCCCAGATCCATTATCTTGAACACAAACTTCAACACCTAAATCACTAATTATTGTGAAAATTTTAACCTCTTTGTAATCTTTATCCATTGCGTCAATTGCATTTGAAATTAAATTGTAAAATACACTTATTATTTGTGAATTTACATATATGAAAACATTTGCAATATTTACAATAATATTAACATCTTTTATTTTACTGTTATTAAAAAATAATGCTTCATTTATTATAAAATCCAAATCTTTGTATGAAAATTGTTTGCTGTTTGTTGCAGTTATTGAGTTTGCCGTTTGAATAATTGAGTTAAGGCTCTTTAAAACAATTGTAAGTTGCTTTGCCTCAACCCCATCTTCAATAAGATCTTCACAAGCCATTTTTGCAGTAGCAAGACTATTCCTCACATCATGCATAAACCCACGAATAAGGTCTGAAAATTCTAACTTTAATTCTAAGTCTTTTATTTTACTTACCAATTTCTCCTTTTCAATATTTGACTGAATATGATTCTTTTTGTCTAATGATCTTTGAATTGCTGGCATTAAATCTAATCCAATGGAAAAAGGTTTCTCAATATAGTCAGCAATAGATGATCTTAAAAGCTCTACAACAGTCGCTTTATTCCCATGACCTGTCATTACAATAATTTGAGTCATTGTATTGAACTTTTTAACTTCCCTTATCAATTCTAAAGCCGTTTTGTTTCCATCGAATCTTAGGTCTAATAGAACCACATCATAATCATTATGTACATACTTTTCAGCATTACCAAAAACAAGAACTTCATAACCTAAGTCCAAAAGCTCCATTTCAATTAAAGTTGAAATGGTTTTTTCATCCTCCACAATTGCAATTTTGAACGTCATTTTTCCAACCTTTCTAAATTTTACACACCTATACTATTAACGTCATTTTCAAAAAAAACTTTAACTTTTTTTAACGTGTAGGTCACAAATTCGTTATAAATTTCAGGAACAACCTCTACCAGTAACAATTCATTCAAATCGTCTATAAAATCGCTGTAAATATTGTTTTTCCAAACCTTAAATCGAAAGGTTTCAACTCCCAAACTAAACTCCACAACCTTATACCAACTTCCGTTTTTTGTTGGTTTTTTTTCTATTTTTTTAATAACGCCTAAAACAAAAACTCCAAAACCTTTAAATTGATGAACGTGTTGTTGAGTTATTCCTCTTAATGATCTAAACAACATATTATTACCTTCCATATATGCAACCCATTCATGAGATTTTCTATCCCAACCTTTTTTACTCAAATCATTCTCATCAGCATAGCAAAACCTATAGACTGGGTTGTTTTGAGTTTTAAATAATACTAAATCTAAACTACTTTTAATATCACCTATTGCTATTTTATCGGCTTTACTTTTCCCGCCAGAAGCTTTACTTCCCATTGCTTTTTTAATTTCTTCCAATTTTTTAGTAGTATCTTCTATACTAAAATCACCTAAAAGACCGCAATACAAAGCTGTAAACAACTCTGTGGCAGATATTTTTTGCTTTGGCTTTTGGTTTTTTAAATTATCTAAAAATTTACCCCAATCTTGGTCGTAAAGTTCTTTAATTTTGTTTCCATTTGAAATCCTTTTAACAACATTTAGAGGTGGGTAAATTGATCCATCTTTAATAATAAACTCATTCCCATCACTATTTCCAACATGAATTGGTTTTATATAATGTTTTACTTCAGGGTAAAATGAGTCATAAATATCATCCAACTTGTCAATTTTTTCATTCAACTTGCATACCCAAAATTCTAATGGATAATAAAACTTCAACCAAGCTTCCGCATAACTATTTACAGCATAGCAAACGCTGTGAGACTTATTAAAGGCATATCTTCCTGAAGCCATAATACTTTTGATTAACATTTTTATTTGTTCTTCTGTAAAATCTCCCTTAATATTTTCAATTAAAATGTTACAGTATTTTTCCAATAACTCTTTATTTTTCTTAGACACAGCCCTCATAGCTTCTGAAGCTTCAGAATCGTCCATGCCCCCTAATTGTTTAAAAATTTCTTGAATTTGCTCTTGATACAAAATGATCCCAAAAGTTTCTTCAAGAATTGGATCAAGTTTTTTATGAAGAGAAAATGGTTGTTTTTCACCCTGAGCAACACTCAAATAAAACTGAGCACCAGTTTGATCACTTCCATCTGGAGCCGGTGCGTCTAAAGCCCCCGGTCTCACCAGTGCAATAAAGTTTGACAAGTCAATTATGGTTTTAACATTTCCTTTTTTTATAAAAGGAATTGTAATTCTTGTGCATTGAAAAATCCCTGCCATATTATTTTTTCTATACACAAACTCCATAACTTTATCATCAAGAGGAAATTCTCCCCATTTCAAATCTTTCCCATAATTTCTATTTATCATATCAATAGTTTTACCAATTGAAGACAAACAGTCTAAACTTAAAAAATCATATTTAATAATGCCTAATTTTTCAGCAATTTTGGCAACATACTCACTCAAAGGATAGTCGTCTTTTGTTTTTGATATTGGAATAATATTACTTATTCTCTCAGGAGTTATTAAAGTGGCACACGCATGAACCCCTCTTGACCTTTGAATACCTAAGCACTGATGCGCATGCTCCCACACATCAGGGTAAACTTCTTTCCAGTTTTTAAAATTAAGACCATCTTTTGTATCTTCATAAGGAGGGTGAGTCCCGTCTTCATCTTCGTATCCGTTGAAAAACTCATCAACAGAACATCTAAAATCTGGCAATCCCTTCGTCATTTCAACAGTTTCATCAGACACCTTGCCTCTTAAAATCCTTTCACAATCCTTAATAGCGTTTTTCATTTTTTGAACCTGATTTGTTGAAACTAAACAAATCTTATCTTTATATTTCGTAAATAAATAATTAAAAACAAGATCTCTTGATCCACAGTCAATATCAATATCAGGAAGGTTCCCTGACATAATCCTACCTTTTGTTAAGAATCTGGCAAAAGATAATTTATATTTAATAGGATCTGCAATTGAAATTCCTAATAAAAACAGTATTAAAGACCCCCCAGCAGACCCTCTTGGTGAAATATAACAATTATGTTGTCTTGAATACTGTACAACCTCATGAATTAACAATATGTAAGGTATAAAGTTAGCCAAACCATTATTAGTAATTACGTCAATCTCCTCCTTAAACCTTGCCATGTATATATCTTTTTTTTCAACTGGTATTAAACTTAAATCAAACCTTGAAACTAACTCTTTTGTTAAAGAGTCGTGGGTATAATTAATCAAGGTTTCATCAACTAAATATAACTTCTTTTCCCACTTAAAGTCGTCAAATAAAGAAGCATGTTTAATTGAATTTTCAACTAATTCTTCTTTGGAAATGCCTAATTCCTCATAAACTGGCATCCATTTGTCAATAGGCTCCATAGAATAAGCGACAGAAAATTTCCAAGTAGTTTTTTCACCATTTGCAATTCTCACGTCTTGGATAAATTTTTTATGCTCATGGGTCATATGCGAATCTTCAGAGCAAATAATTTTACCACCCTTTTTTCTTGCCAATTTTACAAGAAGGATATTCACATCCTTTTGAAGATCTCTTCCCAAATCTTCAAAATAACCTTCTTTTAAGATTAACTTTGTTTCTTTATCAACTTCTGGCTTTACCCAATTTTTATCTAAAACGTGAGGCATAACTTCTATAAAAAAATTATCCTTTCCAACTAAACTTTCTAATTCATCATAAATTTTTTCAGCTTTTGAGATATTATTTTCTCTTAAAGCTGATTGAATCCATGATGTAAAGCATCCTGAGCCTAAAACAATATCGTTTTTAATTTCAAATAAATCTTCATACTGAAGAATAGGTTTTAAGTTCCCATACTTCACCTCAGCTGTAGAGACCATTTCTGGAAACTTGTTACAAAAATACTGATAAGCTTTGTAAGTTTTAAAATGAATAGTAACATGGTGTGACTTTTCACTCCAATTTTTATTAATACAATAAGCCTCTATGCCAAAAATTGGCTTTATTTTACTTCCTTTTGTTTCAAAGTACAGTTCACCAAGAGCTGACATGACCCCATGGTCCGTTATAACACAATGAGATCTCCCTAACTCCTCACACCTTTTAATCATTTGTTTAACAGTGCAAGCGCCGTCTAGTGAATACTCACTGTGGGCATGAAACCCGTTCGTGATTTCCATAAAAACCTCCTAAAAAAGAGTCGAAAGATTTAAAAAATCCCACTCTATTTAACTTAACGGTTCTTTTTTTTTAAACTTTAATTTTGTTTAAAATAAATGAAATTATCGGAGGGGCGTTTCATGGAAATAGTAAGAGATAGGTTAACAACAAAATCCACTTTAAGGGTTGTTGAAGTTCCTACACCTCCAACTCCAGAACAACAAGCGATGAATATGTATGCACAAAACCAAAGAGCATATATAGGACATGAACACAATACCTTCTGTATATCCAACGGATGGGCAAATAAGGTTAAAGCTGTAAGTCAAAGTGTTGATACAATTAGTCCAAACTATTATATATTTGTTCCTTCTCCATGTCAACTTCAAATTGAAAGTCAAGGGTGGCAACAAGGAGATTATTTTTTAATAAAATTAGGACCAAACATTAGTGAAACAAATTATGTTCAAATACTAACGCCACTTGGTTATAAATTTGAAGATGATTCAACAGATTGTATCTTAGATGTTGGAAATAACTGTTTAACTTTTAGATTAATTGGTGAGTATTTTGTACTCATTGCGAGGTGAAGTGTGGATAGACCATTGAAAAAGCCAAAATGGGCAACAGCGTCTGGAGCGATTGTTGCAGAACCATTAGAAACAAAAAAAGAATCAGGGTGGGAATATGCTTATGGAACTATAGGCGAGAAACCTATCATGGATATTCAAAACTGGCTTCATAAAACAACTTATGAATGGATTGAATATTTAGACGAAGTAACAAGATTTAACGACACAACTTTAACAAAAATATCCAGCTCAAGCAATATCTATTTTGGAGGTGCCTTCTTTATAGACGCATCTTCTGAAGAAATTCAAATAAACGTAAACTCTTTAAACCTTGTGGAAAATCAAAAATGCACATTTATTTGCAAAGCTTCTTCTGCAAGAAAGATAACATTTATATTACCATTAGGTTACACATTTGAAGACGGAAGTCTTGATGGGATTGTTGATATGAATGGAAGTTTTACATTACGATTGGTGAACACAACTTTTTACAAAGTAGGAGGGTGAGATGGAAATTTTTACGGACATTAAAACTGGCATAGGTAGGGGAAGTTATGTATACCCACCTATGGTAAAGAAAATAGAAAGCCTAACAGGGCAGGTAAAGATATTTCTTTACCCATTTAAATCAAAAATGGAAGGAGATCGTCCAAGTTCTATTGACCTTTACATCTGTCAAAATGAAAATTTTAGTGCTGATGTTATTCATTATGTTATAAATATTGACCCGTTAGATAATTTAGTCGATTTTGAGATTCTCACAAAGTCGTTTCTAAAGTCAAATGGTCAAACTTATGTTAAAATAAGATACCAAGTTGAGAATACTATTTGGAGTATTTTTTCATCAACTACAAGTTTTTACTTCACTGGACAACCTTTTGTATGGTTTGGTTTTAACAGTGAAGATAAGGGATTCAAAACAACGTTAAGTGAAGAAGGTGGTTTCTTCTTTAACGAAACAGCAGGAGAGTAAAAATGGCACAAAAACCTTCGATTACAATGCCCAAATGGGCAATAGATCCAACAGCTAAAGTTGTAGAGCCTTCTAATGAAAAGTTGGAAATGGGTTGGGCGTATGTTGAAACTGCAAAAGGTGAAAAGCCAGTTATGGAATGGGTAAACTGGTTAGGAAAGTCAACATATGAATGGATAAAATATCTATCAGACGTGGCAGATTTGCAACTAACAAGCAGTGCGACTGCTTCAGTTTCTTCTCAAATTACATTAGGTTCCGTCATAAGAGTGACGGCAACTTCTCCAATTTCTCTGTCAATTCCAACAAGTCCTTTAAATGGGTCTTGTTTTTCAGTTTTGGCACAAAATGCTGGAACAAACGCAATTACAATACTATCCCCTTCTGGAATAACATTCCAAGATGGAACTTCATCTTTTGTTATAAATAAAAACAAAAATGTGATGTTTAAAATCGTTGGGTCGATTGTTTTTGTATTAAGTGAAAGTTTAACATTCCTTGATGCAAAAATTAGTGACATGGATTCGACCATTTCATCAAATACCGCAAGAGGATTGGCATGTTTCCCAAAAGACGGAAGTGAAACTGCTGAGGGTAATTTTGACATGGGTGATTTTAAAATAACCCAAACGTCAGCCCCGTCAGCTCCAAGTGACCTTACAAATAAAGGATATGTGGATTCCCAAATTGGTGGAATTACACAAGAACACAATAGTTTAACAAACCTTAATGCAGGTGATTACAAACACTTAACTGCAAGCCAATTCTCTGATTTAACAGCGTCTGGAGATTCTACCTTACACTTCCATTCTGTAGACAGGAATCGTGCAAATCACACGGGAACACAAACTGCGTCAACAATATCTGACTTTTCAAGTGCAGTTAATTCCCTTGATCACAATTCTAAATCAGGTATCCAAGGAGGAAGTGCTTCAGAACGCTATCATTTAACGCAAACTCAACATATAAACGCAACCTCAGTTGCAACAACCTTATCTGAAGGTTTAATGAGTGCCCTTGATAAAGAAAAACTTGACAATACTCAAGTTGTTTCGCAAAAGGGTGTTGCTGATGGTTATGCAAGTTTAGATTCAAGTGCAAAAATTCCTGAATCACAAATCCCTTCTATTTATGAAAAGTCAGCAAATAAAGGAATTGCCAGCGGATATGCAAGTTTAGACAGTGCAGGAAAGATTCCACAATCACAACTTCCTAGTATAGCAATCACCGATACATTTACAGTGTCAACGGAATTAGCAATGTTAGGATTAACTGACGCTCGTCAGGGTGATGTTGCTATCCGTACAGACCTAAGTAAAACGTTCATTCTTGCAACAAACAGTTACTCAACACTTGCAGATTGGAAAGAGATATTAACGCCAACAACAGGCGTTACTTCTGTAAACGGTCAAACAGGCGTTGTCACAATTGACAATGCAACAACTTCAGTTGCGGGGTTAATGAGTTCTACTGATAAAACAAAACTTGATAGTCTTGCTGGTGGTGTTGTTTGGACAAAAACGACAAAAACGAACGGAACAATTACATGTAATAACAAAGAGTGGGCATTAATTACAAGTGGAACTGGAGTTAGAACTGTAACTTTGTCAAACTGTAGTTCAGAATCTATGTATAGAATTACCGACACTGCAACGGCAAGTGAAACCAATTATATACGAATTAATGCACCTTCTGGGTTTACATTTCAAAACAGCGGAACCACCTTTGATATTAAAATCGCAGGTGGAAGTGTTACGTTAGAAGTTCATGGAACATTTTTAGTAATAGTTTAAGTTAAATCATTAAGAAAATCATCAGCCGAAACAGAAGTAAACTTTGGTGCTTCTGTTTTTTGTTCAACTGGTGGAGCCACTGGTTGAATTGTTGAAGTTACAACCACAACTTCGGACTGAGGTGTTACAGGTTGTACTACAGGTTGCACAACAACTTCTGCAACTGGAATTGTAGGTGCAACAACTGGTTGAGAAATTACTGGCTGAACAACTTCTGCAACTGGAACTGTAGGCGCAACAACTTCTTGTTTCAATTCTTCCACAACTGGTTTAGAATCTTCCTCTTTTATCCCTAATTTTTCCAAAATACCATTCCTTGTTAGCCTAAACTTACTCTTAATATGTTCTTGTATCATTTCAAGAGACCAATAAAGCCTCTCAAGCTTTTTTTCTGGATTTGGAAAAAACTCTAATGGTTGATTTAAAATTGAATCTGGAATTTTTTCTTTTAATTCAACTTTAGCTTCAACAATTTCTCCACTTTCAGTTTTTATTTGTTTTTGCACATGAGCAATTTCTATATGATATTTTGTCTCAAATCTTTCACCTGTTTTAGTAATAGCAATCCATCCACTTTCTGAGTGTGGATTTAATACATTCCTATTTTTAGTTGCAACGCCGTTTTCACCGTAAATATCTTTACGAAGAGTGTAAGGCATTTCAACAAGGGAAAGTTTTTTTGACGTATAATTATACGCCAAACATATAATTCTAAACCTTGGTGCAAAAAGTTCTTTAACCTTTTCCTTTTCAACCTTTTTTTCTTCAGTTGGAAGATGTTTTATTTTTTCCATATACCCATCATGAATGCCTAATACTGGGTCATCTTTTTTTGCGTATCGGTAGAAAACTTTCTCGCTACCGTCTTTCATTTTGTTTTTAAACGGGAATGTTGTGATATTTAAGAATGACAAGTATTGCCCATACTCGTTCATCAAAGGCAATGGGAATAATTTTAAAATTGTTGTTCCTTGAGGAATGTTCTCAAAGAATAAACTATCAATTTCAACAGGGGCTAAATTCGCAGACGCTTGTTCCAAAAAACTCATACTTTTTGTCCTTTCATTACTTTTATATTAAAACGAAGCATATTTAATTCAAGTAGCTTCATAACTTCTTCATCAGTAACCATGGCGATATTAATTTTCTTATTCGCTTTAGATGTGTTCTTAAACAACATCATAAGAAAAAAAATATCTTGAGAAAAAAGAATTTCCCAAAAAATACTTCTCTCTACAGTTGGTTGTAGAGGTATTAAATCAAAATGAGAAATTGCTTTCAACCTTGCATCATGTTCATTCATCCATAGAACGAACGTCTTTAAAAATTCATTTCTTAAAACTGGCTTTTTAAATGGATTAACCAGTTTTATACTATCTTTTGGAGCTTTATTATAAGCCCAAACATGTATTTCCATAACACCTACCTTTCTGCCTTACATTACTTAACGGAATAAATAAAAAAAACTTTAATTTTATTTAACTAAAAACACCACTAAACCCACCACTCAACATATCACTGCTTCTTTGCGAAAATGCTATAGCTTTTACAGACGATAGTGACATAAACAAGCATGATTTATAATTGTCAAGCTCTATTTTAATAGATTCGGCGAATGCACATCGTAATCTAATGTCAACAACCTCAGGATGCATATTTACATAACTTTTACGAAACTCTTCAGTTCCTTTTTGTGCCGTTTCTTTTATATAAACACTGTAATCTTCAATGGCAACTTTTGCCTCAATTCTTTTCTTTTCAACTTCCAAAGACGATAATTGATTATTTGATAGAGATAAATATTTTACAACCTCTAAAAAACCTTCTGATAAAGTAGAAAGGACAATCCCAGCGTTTTCAGAAGTTACTGTGTGCTGTTGCGTTGTAACATTCATATACGGTGCAAGTTTTTTTTGAATTTGAGAAAATTGAACTTTTAACTCTGGTAAATTTAAATATTCATGTTCAATTGTAAGAGACATACTCTCTTTTTTAACAGGTTTTACATCATCATTAAGTCCGTTTAGAAAATCATCAGCTTGCATTTTAAGCCTCCTCTGTTAATTCTTCGATAATATCATCAGACCCAAGACTAACATCAATTGCATCTCTTTGAGTTATCGACATACACTTGTTTAAAACATATTTAAACAAATCTTCATTATCTCTTAAAGCTTTTATTGAATCAGTTGCTTTTAATTCCAATGTGGCATTATCACCTTTTGGAACAAAATAAATTTGTGTTGACTTTTTCTTAATTACCTCAAGATTTAAAGCAAGATAAAAAAGAGAACTTTCCTTATCAATAAATTCAGCAGTGGTGAAGTTAATCTTAACATCACACTTACGACCTTCAACCACATTTCTTGACTTTTGAGCCTGTACTCTGATGGTTTTCCCTTGAAAGATTAGGTCACTTCCTTTCTCTTTGTCCTTATCCAAAGTCTCTCCAGAGAATCCAATTTTTGCATCCTTACGTTCAACATTTGTCATTAACAAAATGTTATCTGCAAAATATTTAAACTGGTCTCCTCCTGATACAATGTATTTTTTACCAGCTCCAATATAAGTTTGATCTAAGTAACAATGTGCAACAAGAAACGTGGTAATTCCACCTCTTGCAGAAATCCCTGTAAGAATTTTTGCAAGGTTTTTTAAAATTTTACTTAGTCCACTAAACGTGTTTGCCGATTTTGACAACTCTCCATTTAATGCCTTTGCAGATGCAGTTGGTTCTTCAAAACCATTAATACTGTCAATAATAATTGCACAAATAGCACGATTACCCTTTGAATTACTATTTTCTACTTCTTTTAAAACCTCAAACGCTTGATCAATTCGGTTTTCCGAAATAATCATTAAACGATTCAGGTCAACACCCATTCTTTCTAATCGTTTTAACCTTTCTGGCTGATTGTGGTAATAATATTCACTGTCCAACAAAAGAACGCCAACATCATCTGGCTCATTTTTTAACAATTCCATTGCTGTTTTAATTGCAACAAAACTTTTTCCAACTCCCGTTGGTCCAGACAATACATTGATTTTATGAATATTAAAACCACCACCTAAAATCCAATCTAACGATGGTTCATTTGTTCTTACAAATTGTTCCACTTGTTGCTTTACTGCATAAGAAGCTATATTTTGCTTCATATTTTTTGCAAATGATTGAAAACTCATTCAAAATCCTCCTTTCAAATTATAATTACTTAACGGAACTTTTAAAAATAACTTTAAAATATTTCAACAAAAAAGGAGATTTTTTATGCGTCTGATTGCAATCGATCCTTCAAAATCAACGGGTATAAGCTTTTACAACGATGGAAAAATAACAAGTAGTTTAATTTTATTAGAAGGTGAAAAAGGAGAAGTTTACAAAAAGTGGTACGACCAACTGATTGCAAAAATAATGCTTTTTACTCCAGACGCAATAATTCAGGAGTCTTTTTTTACCAGTGGAAAATTTTGCCAAGGCGTTGATGTTAATTTTGTATTAAGAGGTATTACACAAATGATTTGCCACACAAGTAATACAACCATCCTTGAATGTTCTCCCTCAGAATGGAAAAAATACATTTCGACAAGATCCACACCAACTAAAGAGCAAAAGGAACTTTGGAAAACTAAAGCTAATAAAAAATTCATCCAAGAAGCTTTAGATAAGGATTGGGGGATTCAATTTCCTGAAAAATTAGGAAAGAAACAATTGCCGTCAGATATTGTTGATTCGGTAGGCATTCTTTTATATGGAATTTATCTGTTAACTAAGGAAAAGCCTAAAAATTATACCTATATTAAAGATTTATTAGAAAATTATTAATACTTCTTTCGTAATCTTGCATAGTCCCGTTATTTTCAATAATAAAATCAACTAACTTATCATCAATCCCCTTTTCAGACGCATGTCCAGATCCTCCAAACCCATTTCTTTTAATTTGAATAACAATGCCACCCTGATTCTTTACAAATTCTGCTTCATTGCTAAATCTTACATCAGTTATAACGGGAATTTTCCCATCATTATTGATTTGGTCAATTTTGTTTTTAGCAATTCTGAGCCAAATATCATCACCAAATGTGTTTCTCATAAACTCAGTCCCACATTTTTGCATTAAGATTCTTGGTGAAAATCCTAACTGGTCATTAACAATCTCTTTCATTTCATCACCATATTCACCAAATACAGCGTAACTAAAAGCTCTCAAAGGGTCAGCCAAACCAACCCTCCCAAATTTTCCACAGGACAGTTTATTTGCAAGTAATAAAAACGTATCCTTGCCAACTCTCTGATAACCATTAATACCAATTAACATAATTACCTCTCTTTTAAGCAGTCTATCTGCTTGATTATATTGGGTGTAAGAAATTAACTCCAAGAAATCTACATTATTGCAAAAGTCTTCAAGTCTATCCTTAGTCCATTTAAAAAAGCCATTATAACCTGTATTTAAAGTAAAAAAGTATTCCTTAAATTACTTATATACAGACAATCTATTAAAATCTTTACAATCGTCCGCATAAAAAACTCCTTTCAAAATTAAGAGTGAGGGAACCCACTCATTATTCTTAACGGAACTTTTATTTAAAACTTTAACATTTTTTAAAAAACTTTAAAATAAACCAAACGGAGGCTTTTAAAATGGACGTTTACGGAATTGCAACATGTGAAAAAATCGATATTACAAGTGAGGTTATAGACCTTGAGTCTTTGAATACAAATAACTTTACTTCAATTATTGATGAACACGCTTACTCAATAAAACGAGTAGTTGGTGCTATTACTTTTTCTAAAAAAATATTCTCCTCCGATGAATGTTCAACTCCAGAACAATTAGAATTATGGAATACATGTAATGCTCCTTTTTTATACTTTGAAGGTAAATTGTTAGATCATCAGGATGGACAATCAGTTCAAGAACTAATGACATTTATTGAACAAAATCCTCAGCACAAGATGCAAATGAGGTGTTCAATTGATGGATATGCAGTTCATGTGAAAAATACAACATTCAATGGGCAAAGTGTTAAACAATTGCTAAAACACATGGAAGTTTTATCAGTTGCATTAACTGTTCGTCCAGTAAATAAATATTGCCTTGTAAAACCAAAACAAATGAAAGTAACAAAAAGCAAAAATCAAAAAACCTTAAAGGAGGTTATTAAGCACATGGATTATGAAACTCAGGTAAAAATTCTTAATGAAAGTTTAGATATTCAGATTAAGAAATTAAAATCCGAAATTGATTCTAAGGTTTTTAGTTTAAAAGTTGAAAAATCAATAAAAAATAATAAAATGAACGTTTGTTGTGGAACTTGTGGAAAAAGTACCACAATGGATGTTGATAATTTAATAAATACTTGTTCGTCATGTGGAGAATACTTCTACATGGACGATTTTAATAAAGCAGTGAGGTAATTGTATGAAAACATTTTTTGTAAACAAGTTTGTGGCTGACCTTCAGGATGTGGAGAATTTACTAACAGTTCTTCAGACGACCGCAAAAGCATGGTCAATTAAGAATGAAACCGACCAAGAAATAACGGTTTTCTTGGAGATTCCAAGATTAAACCACATTCATCAAAGAATTGGGATTGTGGAAAGTTACAAAGCCAGTGACTATGCAAGACCTGAACCTGAAAAAATCCTTATGACAAAAATCAACGTGGGTGAAGCCTTTTCTTACGATGGGGACTCCCTTCCTACACAAAGTCTCGTGGCTGGGACTAAAATTATTTTAAAATATGAAGTATTACCAACCATTGGCAAAGTGAAAATGTTTTATAACAGTTGAGGTGTTTTATGAGCGGTTCTTGGGAATCATTTGGACAACAAGCTTTAATTTTAGCACTCAACGCTATTTTTAAAGATGGTAAAACTATTGACTTTAACGTTTCCAATCAAGGCTCAATTACCGCAAACGTAACATCAGAACAAACTACTGATTACGTCTTATATGATGACTTACCTTTATTTGGAATTTACGAAATTGACACATTTACTCCTCAAGTTGGAGAATCTATATTAGTTATTAATAAAGGCGTATTAAATGGAATATACGAAATAAAAACGTCCGAATGGACAAGAAGTTCTTTATTTAATAACGATGACAATATTAAAAACAATTGCAAAATAACTGTTGAAAAAACAGGAGAAATATTCATTACACAATTAGAGACAGCTTTTACAGAAGGAATTTCTGAGTTAATTTTTAACAAAATTAAAACCAGAATGAATCAAATTTTTCATTTTGAAAGCGAAGATTGGATAGATGATATTAATTCTCAAGTTTCTATCACATTTGAACATTGGTTTAGAACGAACAGGATCTTAACTCACATTTTTGAAGGAGATCAAGAAGTTGAAGTTGAGTCTGTAATTAGTGACGGTTCTTTAAAAATGTTAATGCCAAATGAACCCATTAGTTTAAGATTTAATGGATACATCGTACTGGAGGAGTTGTTATGAAAACAGATAAAGGAATTTTAGAAGTTAATGAGTTTGACTTTCAACATATTAAAGAAGCTTGTGACATTATAAAAGACCTTAGTGCAAGCATCCTTCAAATAAACATTAACTCCTCTGGTGGAGATATTTCTTCAGCATTCATGTTATTAGATTATATGGAAGATTTTAAAATAAGAAACCCTCAAAGCCAAATATGGACAACAACAGCTTCAAACGCTTTAAGTAGTGGAGCGTTTATTTTGATTGCTGGTGATTATAGAATTATGTCACCAAGAAGCTTAATTATGTTACATGATCTACAATGTGGACTAAATGGTCAATTAAGTTACGAACTCGCAATGGACACTGTAAGGTATTGGGAAAAAGCTCGGATTCAATTTGTAAAAGACTTACAAAGATTTACAAAGCTTGAAGAAAAAGAAATTCTCAAGTTAATTACATACAAAGACAGATTTTTTGACGCACAAGAGGCATTAGAATTTGGGTTAATTGATGAAATTAGAGTTCCAGATTAAAAATCTCACAAAACTTTAAAATAAATCAAATAGGAGAAGTGAAAAATGGATATTTTTGACTTTGAAGACAAGTTGAATGATATGGAAACTAAGATTAATGAAAACGTTGAAATTATTCTTGAAATAATGTTAGATAAAATAATTGACCATCTGGTTAATAAAAAAATTGTAAAAAAATCTGAAAAACCCATTGATATTGAAAAAATTAACCGACAAATGGAAAGGATTTATAAATTTAAAGGTGTTCAAACTATTATTGATGATTATATGGAAGTGTTAAAAAAGGTAATGCTTGGGTTTTTCGACCAAGAAGAATTGGATCAATTTGGCATCACTGGTTTAAATAGGACAAGTTCTTTTTATCATATATATAACAATTCAACAAATTATCAACGTGATAGTTTTAAAGAAGCTCTTTCATTAGGGAAAATTCCATTACCAATATCTGAATACAGAAATAAAATGATTGCAATTTCTCTACAAAAAGCAGGAAATGAAGTTGATAAAAAAATTGTTGATATGAAAAATGATATTATACAATCACTAACTGAACAAATTAACAATACAAACAACTCATCATTGCAAAGATTATTAGATGAAGATAGGTCTACTCTTCAAAAACAAGTTAATACTACTGAAAAAAGAAGAGAGATTATTAAAGACGCTCTTAATGGAGCTTTTGAAAGACGAACTTCTACAACAAAAGCTAAACAAATTATGAAAGATGTTATAAAAGATTATTCTGTAGATTACGATAGGATAATAAGAACTGAAAGCCAAAAAATAAGACATGAAGCAACAGTGAATACTATAAATGAAATACAAAAAGAAAAACAGGTTGTTGTGTGCATTGTAAATATAGATGATCACCGTGTTTCTAAAGAATGCAAGGATTGGTCAAGAGATGGGAGTAATAAACTTAAGTATTTTTACCTCAAAGACTTAAAACCATCAGGTTTTAATTTAGACAAAAAAAGAAAAGATTGGCAAAACAGTATTCCTCCAAGACATTTTAACTGTAGGTGCGCTTTAGTATATGTCCCTAATGGGTTTAAGTGTGACAAATACGGAAGCTTAACATCTTTAGAAGTCGGAGAAGAATTAAAAATAGAAGAGAATTAAGATTTTAAAATGTTTTTTCTTTGATTTTTAATACCATGATTCCAGTATAAGCAACTAATTTTACCCACTGAATTATCTTGATAGAAGATTCGATGTTGAGTTACTACAGGAATATCTTCTTGAAAAATCTCTTCATTTAGGTCAAAAACTTCAGCGTATTCTTGCATTTTTATAATGCTAGAGGCTAATAAAGCTTTAACTTCTGCAACAGGAATATTTAAATAAATTGAAATATCACCTAATGAAAACTTTCTGTCGTCCAATAAATGGAAACAATTTTTAGAGTTTTGGTCTCCAATATACCAAGGGCATTGTTTAGAACTACATCCAAAACTAATATCTCCAGTATCTTTACAATTCGGACAATTTTTAATTGGATTATTTAATTTCATTCTTCCTTTCCTCTTTAAAAATTTCATACCCATGGACACATTTTGACGTTTCTTCCATCTTAATAATCTTCTTATACACAACTACTAAAAAACTTTGCCAACATTGAATTTGAAATAAAATGTTTGAAAGTTCTTTTTTAATCTCTTGAACTGTCATTGAAACTTCCCCCTTACTGGAGTATAAAAGAAACTGTTTTCCAATAAATCAACCCTTCCACCTAAATCTTCCATAGCTTGTTTTAAAAGCTTGGTTTGTTCTTTAATAGCTTGAACTAATTGTTCAATATCTTTTAAATCTTGATCTTCCATATCACTTCTCCTCTTGTTTTGAGTCTTGTTGACTTCTTAAGCTCTTATCGTTACCTTTTAACCCTTTATCACCACCTCTCAAACCTTCGTCCTGTTCTTGTTGTTGAGGTTGCGTCTGTTGCATTTGTGATTGTTGTTGCATTTGTAACATTTGCATATAACCTTGGTTTAAAGTCGGGTCAATAATGAATTGAAATTCTGGCTTTTGACCCCAACCTTTTTTACCAAAAAACCGTTCCATAAAATCGCCATACATCATATATCTAATAACATTTTGATGGAACATAGGTGACAAAATAACATCACCGCCAGATTCTTTATCTAATAACTCTAAACCAATAGATTTATTAATATCATTTTGGCTTGAGTAAATTTGTTGACCTTTAGAAGCCCTCTCAAGAGCCTCTTCTCTTGAGTCAATACCAATCCCAGTAAATACAAATTCAAAAGTATCTTCACCAAATTTTGAATCAACTGCTTTTTGAATATCATCAGCTAAAATGTCCAAAATTGAACGAAGACCATGTTCCTCTGATTGCTCCCAAGATTTTCCAAGTTGTGTAGAACCTACCATAGAAGAGGTGTCACCTAATTTACCCCAAGAAAGTTCTTCTGGAGAAATTTGGAATATGGAACACCACACCCTTTTAATTTCCCAACGTGCTTCTTGCCATTGAAGATCTTTTTCACCCATCAATGGTGTAACTTGTATATCAAAATTTCCACTTAAAACAGGAACTCTTGCAGAATTGGAATTTCCAGCTAAAACATTTGTCACATAATCTGCAATGTGATCAATTGTTTCATCATCCAAAGACGTTCCATCTTCGGTTTTTAAATTTAGAATACCTGAATTTAAAATACCTCCTTGAAATTGTTTCACCAACCACTCATGAACACCTTGACTTAATGTTGTTAAAGACAAACAAAGTTCCAAAGGTGCATAGGGAATATTTTGAAGATCCATTTCAGCTTGTTTTTGCCAATAACTTAAAGTTATTTGTTTATCTAACCATAATTGTGAAATTTTATTATTAACAATTTCACACCAAGCAGGAATGTCTTGATTTTCATTTAAAAATTGAGATAAAACAACTGACTCTTCATTATTAATTTTATTTGACTTAATAATTTCAATTGTGTGGTTAAATTCACCGATTCTGATTGGATGTAACATTTCAACTGGTATTGGTCTAAAATGTTCAACTCTACCATCTACAAGAATATTCTCTCTTGCACATCGACCAAAAACAAGAATATTTCTTGTTTGAGATTGAATGTAGTCTGAAAATGAATAACGAGAATAGTAAGAATCTTTCCCTTTAAAAATACTATCGTCACTCATTCCGCACTTTTCAATCCATTTAACAACTTCATGAAGCTGTTCTTCACTAATGTTATCATTTTTTGACCTAATTGTAAAACCTCGGTCAAATTTATTTTCACTCTCATGAGCGAACACGGTTGTTTGTGCAACTCGTGTCTCAATGATTGAAGAAATATCAAGATCAAGTCTTACATAAGTTTTTAAAACCCTATCTGTAAGGCGAACCATCCCACTTGAGATAACATTTTTCTTTTCCCAAATAGGGAGAATGCCTGAGTAATAATTTAACTCATCCTGATTCCAAATAACCTTTGGTGATGAATTTTCTACTTCATTAGGAATGTATGAAGTGTGATTTTCACCCTTAATAACCATACCTCCAGATTTAAAAATTCTTTTAACTTCTGGAGAAGCCATTTTTTCAACAATCTCATTTACTTCAAAATTTAATGTTTCCATTATTTAGATACCTCTGAAAATACAACATAAGATTCACCTTCAACTATTAGTGAATTGAATTGACCTCTTATTAACATTAAATTGGTGTAATAATTAACACCATTTAGTTTAACATTTGTCATTTTTTCAGACTCTAAGTAAATATAATCAATAATTCTTTTTGAAAAAGAAATTTCTCCTTCAAAATACCCAACTGTTGTATCTAAAATTGCTTTTGAAGAAGTAATTGAAGACACTTTGTAAATATTATCATACACTTTTACAAAATCTAACGGTCTTGCAACTGGTCTAAATATTCTTAAATTGCCAGTTACAATTTCATTTGTAAAACCTAAGTTTTCAACCAAAATACAATCTGACTTTACTTCAACCACTTTTGCAACCTTTTGGTTAGGAAGGCTCGCATTGTAAGTTTCGATATAATCATCTTTTAAAGCTGAAGAGAAATCCCCTTCAATCTTTATTAAATTTGTATCCATAACAACAATACCATATCCAGTATTAGAATGACTTATTATGTTGCCATTTGTTATTGTTGCAACATTCCCCTCAATCACGCCATTAATAGTTGTTAACGGGTAATTAAAAACTTGACCATCACCAAAAAAACTTTGGAAAGATTTTAAATCCTCCAAAACCTGACGTTCAACTGTGCAATTTTTTTCTTTTATTTTTAAATTAATTTCCATATAAAAACCTCCGTTTAACATCTTAACGGAACTTTTTTTAAAAACTTTAATTTATTTTTGACCATTTTTACAATAGGGGTAAAATAGTTAGTTAGAGATTCCTTCAAAAAAATCACACATAATTTTCTCCTTTAATCCATTTAGGACTTCTTGTTGTTCCTGTGTTCTTTATAATTCCAAGTTCTTGAGCTTTTTTACTTTTACGAGCTATTAAAAGATTCTTTAAACCAGTTTCGTCTTCAATTTGTTTAAAAGTTTTACCTTTTAGCAAAAGTTCTAATACTTTGAAAAGTTTACTATCATCAAGTTTACTATCATCAAGTTTACTATCATCAAGTTTACTATCATCAAGTTTACTATCATCAAGTTTACTATCATCAAGTTTACTATCATCAAGTTTACTATCATCAAGTTTACTATCTTCCTTAGTGACATCTTCCTTAGTGACATCTTCCTTAGTGACATCTTCTACCGCTGGACTGTTCTTCATCTCCTCTTCCTTCTTTTTTGCATATTCCACCATCGCATCTAATTTCACCTTCCACCATTTCTGCTCTTCATATAATACTTTAAAAAACTTCTTTTCATAATTAGGACTCATATATATATGAGTGACAGTGTGGTTATAAATTCCTTCTTCTGCGCAATATCTAGCAAGAACATCAGCAGGAATCCCATAAATTAAAAAAATACTAAAATTTTTAGTCTCCGCATAAGGTCGTTCTAAATTATAAACCAACTTATATCTTCCCATTGTGAAATTCATAAACTTCTGAATAATCTTATCAGTGTTTACATGATAATAAACTAAAAACAGAACAACCTTTAAAAACTTCTCTGTCTCTTTATTTTTCAAAAATGCATCCGTAAACCCTATATAAAAATTACTCGAATCATTGCAATCTTTACCTTCAATCCATTCTCTATGTTTTTTTAAACCAAAAGGACGATACTCGTCACTTAAGTGTCCAACAGGAATAAACGGTAATTGCTCATTACCATGAACTTCTGGGAGTAACCCGTCCACAATATAAAAGGTATTATTTGTTTTATGTAGATTCCCCATCATTGAATAAAGATGAGTTCTAAAACTCCCTAAAGTGATTACGTCATTGGGGTTAACACTTCCCTTACTTTTTTGAATAACTTCTTCAAATTTGTCATTGTATGGTTCCATTTTATCATTATAAACTTCAATCTCTTTTTGTATCACTTCCCACGCACGAGCTTTTTTTAAGTGAAAATACTGTTCCATACATCCAAAAGTATCCCTAGCAATCCATTTTTTTATTAGATAAAAAATACCTTTATCAATTTTAGTTAACCTTACGCCACTTAAAAAGCTTACCCATGTTAATTTTTCAAGCATTTCCATTATTATTGTCCTCCTTTAAAAATATTTCCACATCATCACTTGATTCATTAATAGGCTTCCATCCAAACTTCATACTGTAGTTTTCAATTGATTGTTCAGTTGGCTCGTCTGTTAACAACATCTTACAATCAGGATGGTAATATATAGGAGTTTCAGGTAGTGGAATGTCCTGTTTTGTCTTGTGGTAAGTAAGTAAACTTTTTACTGGAGAATTGTCATCCCTTGAAATCTCGACCAACTCTTGCACGGCATTGGCGCAATTGTAACTATTAGAGATACGACTTTTAAAGTCAGTATCTTTTTTTAATTTGTTTCGCAACTGCGCAAATAAAAAAACTGAAATGCCAGTATTTTTTACAAGGTTCAAAAGTTTCTGTGTCAAAATAGGGTAAATGTCGCATTGTTTACCGACTCCTTGAAACATTTGCATGTAGTCGATCATAATAACCCTTTCACCAGTAGGATTTTCTAATAACCACATTTTTATTTTTCGTTCCACTCCATCAACAGTTTTTACGTCATCATTAAAAATGACATTATTTTTAATATTTTTCTTTAAATTGTCGTCACGGTGTATTGCTTCATATTCTTTTAGTTTTGTTGCAGTTTGTTCAATACTTGTCTCTGGCGTAAAATAAAGCACCTTAATATTATCTGTTTTACAAATATGAACAAGAATACTTCTTGCTAAGATTGATTTGCCAGAATTAGTATAACCACCAATAAAGTAAAGTGTGTTAAAGAACCTAATATTAGCAAAATCTCCACAAGATAAATATTTATAATACTCCATATTAACTTCATCTAAGTCAACACTTATAGATTGATTAAGTGCGTTCTTTTGAAGGTTATCAAACTCTTGCAATTCTTTAAACTGTGCAAGTTGTTGTTCTATTTTCGCTTTCTCAAGTTGTTGTTTTTGGTTATACAGTTTAATTGCTTCTAATTTTGCCTCAGCCATTTCAGGGAAAAGATTTACAACTCTTTCTTCTTCTTTTGGTATTTCTGGAGCTGGCAACTCACTTACAAAATCATAATCAAAATCTTCAGGAATTTCAACCTTAAGTCCTTCTGGACGATCTTCATTCTCAAACATAATAATTTTCCTTTCTAAAAAATCTTCATCTTATGTCTTAACGGAACTTTTTTAAAAAAACTTTAATTTTTCTTGAGACTGCTATAAACTTTTCTTAAACATTCCAAATTTGTGACATCAACTTGATAATGCATTAGTTCAGTTTGACAAGACCCTTCAAATTTTGGTTCTACATGCTTTAAATTAAACACACAGTGAGAGAGTTCATGAGCCAAAATATAATTAAACACATCTTCATTTTGAAGCGATTTTGAACTCATAACAATATATCCTTCTGTTTTGTAAGAACGGCATTCTCCCAAGTTAAACTCCAAATCTTCAATAATAACTGAAATTGACTTATTTATTCCCATATGTCTTTTAACTGATTCAACATTTTCTAAAATTGATTGAGTAACCGTAATGTTGTTTGTGTAAGTCTTAATATCTGCTGGTCTTGGATCAAACTCTTCTCTACCACAAGCTACTAAAAGAATTGTTAATAATAATTTTTTCATAATTACCTCCTATTATTTATATCGGACCTTGTAATGAAAACTTTAGTCTTTATTGAGAAAATATGAACGTATTTTTTAAAATGTTGTTTTTAATAGGTTATGCTCTAAAAAGCATTCTTTTGGCTCTGGTTGATTTGTTTTTAGTGGTTAAGATGTTTGTTCATTTGTGTCTACTAAGATTAAATGTGGGTCAAACTAATAAGCTGTGGTGTATATCTGTTCTTAACTGGTAACTGGAATGAGCGTTAGCGAATGTAACCTAAACGTAGCGAAGCGAAGTGGTCTTTTAAAAGAAATTTTAGAAGTAGTAGGTTCACGTTGATTATCAATCAGAACGATCTTTAATTGCCTTTTGAGAAAAAAAAGAAAAAAAAGTCAATACTAAGGCTCTACTTGACTACCAAGATTTAATAAGGAGTAATCAGTTAGAGTTTAGTAAGATCAAAATTAAAGGCTTTGAAAAGGAAGTGCTAATCAATTAGTTATAAGCTTAAGGTTTTTTTCTTTTTTTTTTCTTATCGGAAGGATGGTGATATTATCAGTTTTGGTTAAAATTGAGAGAGGTAGTAGATTTTACAGAAAAATTATGTTGATTAATAAAGGAAAAGTATGTGTTTTTTATTGTTTTATAATATTAAAAATAACACTAAGTTTTCTTACTACTGTATGAATAACTTTTCACTCATTTTACGACTTAAAGGTAAGGTTAGTACATTATGCAACGAATGTTTACAGTCTAATAAAATCAAATACTTAAAAGAAATGTTAAAAATAAATTAAAGTTTTTGTTAAAAAAGTTCGTTAAGTAAGTTAAGGCAAAAGGAGTACGAACGAAAGAGGTAAGAAAATGAGTGAGTTGTCGGATATTCTAAAGAACGATGGTTTTTATTTTTACAGTGCTTGGACTGGGAGTGGAAAGACAGAGGAGGTTATTAACTTAGTAGTTGAGATATTGTTAGGAAGAAGTGATGAAACATTAGTATACGCATGTTTTAGAAGAATAGAGATATTAGAGTTTTTAATAAGGTTAAAAAGAAAAATTAAACTAATTGATCCGACAAATACCACATATTATATGAAAAAATTATTTATAAAAATGGGCAAAGATGTTACTTCAGAGGATTTACAAGAAATTGAAAATTCATATTATTCAATACAGGACAAAGTTTGGATTAATAGAATTTTGGAAAAAGAAAATGATTTTATTTCAGAAACTCTTAATTATAAAGAATCATCAAAGGCAAAAGCATTAATTGCTAATGAAAAGTTTAAGAAATCTAAAGTTAAAATCATTACTTCCGAATCTATCTATAACCTTTCATGGAATTTAAAAAATACAAAGATTATTTTTGATGAAATTCCATATAGTTTTTTAAGATACCTTTATCCTTATAATAAAGAGGGTTTTGAAGGTTGTAACCATAATTTTAAATTGGCAAGAAAATTTAAAAAATCTGACGATGAAGCTCATAATCATGTAAAAAAAGAGGCTTTAAAATTTAAATGGCTATATTCAATCGTTAATGATGATAAAAATACTTTTGAGAAGTTGAATCACTGTTTTAAAACTCAAGTGGTTATGAGTGCGAGTATCTTCCATTTTAATAAGTATAATCAAATGTTCGGTGGAGCGAATATTGTTTTTGGTGAAAAAAATATAGATTTATTAAAAAAAGCTTTAAAAAATATTACCTATGTAGACGTTCCATTTAAAGATGGTAATGATGTTTTAACAATTCTTACAAAAAAACAGAAGGGTAAAAATTCCTGCAAAAACAGCATTCATTTGAATAAAACTGGGAGCAATGTTTATAGGAATTTGAACAAAATTAATGTCTTTGCTGGAAGTAAATTTAACAATATTGATGATGTTTTTGGAGATGATGCTGATGGGATTATGTTTGACAAAGTTCAACAATCAATTTGGCGTTCTGCTTTAAGGGATGGTAAGAGAGTTAAGATATTCTTTGAGGATAAGAATTTACAAAAACTTTTTCAGGAAAAATTAGAAGAATTATTAAAGTTTTTTAAATAAATTCCGTTAAGTAAGTAAAGCAAGAGGTGTTTTATGGAGAATGTGAGATCTTTGGATAAAAAGAGGCAAGAAAAAGAGCTTGTTAAACAAGTGGGCATTGTTCAGGATATTAACCATGAGATTACAGATATTATCTCAAGATATTGGGAAGTTTATCCCAAAGAAGTAATTTTTGCACTTTTTGGAGCATTGGAAGTTTCGATGCAAATATATGAAGATTGTTTTGACGATCTTGATAAAGAAACGTTACTTTTAAAACTGATTGAGAGAAATGTATGAAAAATGAATATTATTTTTTAATAGCTGGATTGTTGGTAGGTTTTTCTTATTCTTTTTTCAAGCCTAAAGAAATTTCTATAAAAGAAGTTGAAAGAGAAAAGATAATTTCTGTAAAAGAGTTAGACATGTCTTTAACTGAATCTCTTAAAAAAGAAATTTTAATATTAAAAGAAGAAAATTCTAAAAAAGAAGAAAAAGTGAATACAAAAACGGTTACAAAAATTGTTAAAGAACCTTCTGGAAAGGAAGTTATCTATATTGTTGAAGAGAAGTCTTCAGAAACAAAAGAAGAGTTAATAAAAGAAGAAAAAATAGAATCCAAAGAAGAATCTTCAAAGGAGGCTACTTTGGAGGTTAATGAAAAATTGGAAATAGAAAAAGAAAAGACTTTTGAAAAAATTGAGTCAAATTCGTCTTACAAAATTGGTGTAGGTGCTTTTTTAGAAGACAGTAAATTGAAATATTTTGGTCAAGTTGGTATTGAAAAAGGAATGTTTGAGGTTAATATTTTTGTTCAACAAGATTTAACGTTTGGGATAGGGGTTGGCTTAAATCTTTAAATCTTTTCCTTACTTTTTTAAGTAAGGATTTTTTTTTAATATTGTTATCCTTTTGATATGACAATGTTTTTTTATCGTTGTTTTTGTTCTTCTTTATTTTTTCACATTTTTTGTTAAAATATTGAAGTAAATTTGTAACTAAAAGGAGGTTCAAAAATGAACTCAAGGTTAATACAAGAAATTGATGGCTTACTTTCTGCAATGGAAGTTAGATCTATCAAACCCGTTTCTCATCAAGTTCAATTTGATGGAAATGATGCACATATTCGGATGAACTTTGAATCTGAAACACCATCTGCTGGTCAAAAACAAGTTATTGTAAAACTTGTTGACTCTGCAAAATCATGGGGCGATAATAGACGTATGATGTCTGTTATTGGCGATCAAAAACTTTCTGGTGGAATTATGTTTGAAGTGTTGGTTGAAGATCTTCCAATGTCAAAACTTATGGAAATTCAAGACCTACTTATGATTATTCGTGCCCACAAACAAGCAACAGTAAAAGTATTCTGTACAGCATCAGGAACGATGCCAAAGACAGTTGCTCTTGATGGTGTTGCGGTTGAAGGTTCTTATAAATATACTCTTGGTCATGGTATCCAAATTTCACAATTTGGACATTAATAAGGAGTAGTTATGAAACTAGAAGATATGATAAAACAAGTAGAACAATTGAACAAGGTTTTAAAATCCATGCCAGATCCTTCTATGGATTTTGAAAAACAACCTGAGCAAAGTGATCCTAGTTCACAACCTGCTCCTGACCAAGACCCCTCACAACCTCAAGAAGGTCAATCTCCTGAGCAACCAGCTCCTGACCAAGACCCCTCTCAAGGTCAATCCCCTGCTCAAGATCCTTCTCAAGCTCCTCAAGAAGATGATGGTTCTCAAGGTGAGGAAGCTATTATTCAAATGGCAAAATCTTTACCTCCTGAAGCTATTCAATCTTTGATTCAAATGCTTCAACAAGAGTTAGAATCAAGGTCTGCACCATCCCCTGAAGTTCAAGAAGTTCAAAAGTCTATTAAGGCTTTAGAAAAGAAAATAGAAATGATGGCAAGTGGTGGCTTTAAAGCTTCTAATAATACACCTCAACAAGAAAAAGCTCCAGTAAAAAAATCTCAAAACGATTATATGAAAGAACTTACCTCACGTCTTAAAGATGGTGAGAAGATTCCTTTAGAAGTTGTTCAAGCATTCCGAAAGGATGTTGAAACTGGGATGAAAGTTGCAAAATCTTATAAGGTGGAAATCTAAAATGAGTAGGGGTAAAAATACAAAGGAGATAATTTTTCATCTTCTTGACAGGAGAACCGTTGTTGCTCTTGTTGGTATTGGAACCCTTTTAGTTTTAGGTATTAAGAAAGATTTTGATGTGTCATTAGCCATAGCAACTGTTTGTTGTGGTGTTGCTGGAGCGAATGCTTATGAAAGTAGTAAAATTGGAAAAAAAGACGAAAGAGACGAAGAAGAACAAAGTTGAGGGAAAGTATAATAAATCAACATTAAAATAAGCCTGAAGATTTTGTCTTCAGGCTTTTTTGGAGTGAAAAAATGGAATTTCAATTCTTGAAAGAGATTAAACTGCCAAACTTCTATACATTAGAAGATGTCCTGAAGATAAAAAAGACTTCTTTTTCTTTTTATATCCAAATGCAAATTAATGATGCTCTTGGATTAAGAAGGTTTGTACTACCTTCAGACGCAGTTGTTATGTTAGATGTGCAAAGGGCAAGTAAAACTTCAATTGGTGACAAAACTATTATCAATTTAGGTTATCAGTTACAAGGATTAATTCATCCTGAAGATAGGTCAATTGTTTTCTTTCAACTAACTAATGATCAGGCTAAAAACCTTCATATTGGCAATGTGTTTTTAAAAGTAACTTCATTAAGTACTGGATTGAGTGAAGATATTATTAAACACTTTGCATTGACGGTGTAATATGGGAATTGATTATTCAAATAGTGTTGGAGCTTATTATAATGAATACCATAGTTACCCAATTATGGTTAAAAACAGTCAAATAGAAAGTGGAATTACAAGGTTTTTACCATTTCCAACACTAAATGATTTTGCAGAAGTTGCATTTATGGGTTTGGATAGAGTTTCTGCTTTAGTAAATGAAATGAAGAGTAATGAGCCATTATTACAATTGCATTTAAGTAACGCAGTGACACAGCTTGAACAGGAGTTGGAAACATCATTTTCAGAACAAGAAGCTGAAAAAGTTCACTCTTATATTTATGAGCATCGATATTATGATGATCAGGTTCCTATTGATCTAAACAGATTCCCAGTTACGGCTATTATGGGTGTGGAAATTTGTTTTCCTCATGCCTTAACAGGATCTCCTTTTTTTTCAAGAGAGATTCCTCCATCATGGATTGTTCTTCATCGTAATAAAATTACCATGAGTCCAAGTATTGGTGCGTTTTTGAATAAGTTCGCATTTAATGCTTATCCAGATGCGTCACCTCTTTATATGACTCCAATGGGAAATAATAGACCAATGTCAATTAAAGTAAGATTTAGGTACGGTTTTGATTCTGAAAAACTTCCTGCAAACCTTGTAAAACTTATTTTAGACGTAGCGACAGTTAATATGTTAATAGATTATCATGCACATATTACGCCGTTTAATTCAACTTCGGTGTCGATTGATGGAGTAAGTCAATCAGCTTCATTAGTTGGTCCTCAATTGTTGATTCAGAAAATTGAAATGTTGCAAAAAGTTATACAGCAACAAAAACAATTACTCCTAAAAGCACACTCCAAAGGTGTAAAAATCAGAGTTGCAGGTGGAAAATAATCATTATCGGATTTTTTTTAAAAAACTTTAGAAATAAATTTAAGTTTTTTAAAATTATTCCGTTAAGTGTGTTAGAAAGGAGGTTTTATGGCGAAAATTTCTGAAAAGTTAAAAAACCAATTAAAGTTTATAGAACTTTTAGATGATGAAGAATTGAAAGAAAGAATGGTAAGTGTTGAGCCAAAAGCTTATCAATTGTTTCAGTCAGCGATTGAACATTTTTTAGAAGACACTTTTGTAAAAAATCCTAACAAGGATTCTATTACGTTAATTCAACAGTTTGAAACAACTGCCCAAGGTTTGATTAGTAAAATTGTTGAACTTAATCAACAATTAGAAAATTTATCTACAAAGATAAATGTAGTTGAAAATCAGGTAGAAGTGTTGAAAAAGAATGTTAATCAAGTGAAAATTGTTGAAAATGTTTTTAATAATAATTCTCAACAACAAACATTTACAGTTTTGCCAGACAGGGATAAAAATCCCCATCTGAAAAGTTACCCAATACCAGAAAGTCGTTCGCTTAATGCGAATATGGTTGTTGGTGATAGTGGGATTTTGTGAGTTTTTTTTGTAAAATAACTTAAGCCATTTTTGGTGAAGTTTTTAATTACTTAGGAGGTAATTATGTTAGTAAAAAGTCCTTATATTTTTGAATCGTTTGTTCGTGCTCGTCGTTTTGAGCATGATATTTTTGAATTAATTGCAGACATTTCAATGTCCAAGAATAGTGTTGGATATATGATAATGAAAGCAACAAGTATGGTAACAATTAATTTGCCAGATCCTGCAACTGTAAGCATTGGTTGGGGTTTTGTCTTGGTGAATCCAAGTGCTTACGGTGTTACAATTAGTTACAATTCAGAATCAATTGGAACTGCTGTTCCTAATGCGTTAGTTGAAGTTAAAAAAGTGAAAACTGATACTGGCAAAGATGCATTTATGGTAATCAATTACAGCTCAAGGGATGCAAATGGATCTTTAGACGCTGGAAATAAACCAATAGTTAACGTTGCAAACGGTACGAATGCGACTGACGCTGTAAATAAAGGTCAACTCGATGGCGCAATTGTTGGTGTAAATACAAATTTAACAACCCTTGCAGGACGTGTTACTGTAGCAGAGGGTGATATTGTTGCTCTTGAAACATTAACATCAACTCATACTGGTCAAATTTCTACTCTTGATGGTCGTCTTGTCACGGCTGAGGGTCAAATCGTAACTCTTCAAAGTGATCTTGATACGGCTGAAATCGATATTGGTGCTCTTGAAACATTAACATCAGATCACACAACTCAAATTGGAGAACTTCAAGCAGAAGACCTTAAGTTCTTGATGATTGATGGATCTCGTGCGATGACTGGAGACCTTAATGCAGGAACTCATAAAGTTACTGGAGTTGTTGCTGGTGTTGCAGATACTGATGCGGTAAATAAGGGTCAACTTGACGCACTTGACGCTAAAGTATTGTACCACAATGGCGCTATTGCGATGACTGGTGATTTAAACATGGGTGATCATAAAATAATCGGATGCGCAACGCCAGTTCAATCAACTGACGTAGCTAATAAGGGTTATGTAGATCAAGTTGTCCAAGGACTATTTATTAAAGATCCTGTTAGAGCGTCTTCTTTTGGTGCAAATATTACTCTTTCTGGTGCACAAGAAATTGATGGCGTTTCTATTGTTGCTGGAGATCGTGTTCTTGTCGCTGGTCAAACAGATAAGAGACAAAATGGTATTTATGTTTGTAGTAATGATGGTTGGTCAAGAAGTGAAGATGCAAATAATATACCTAATCCATGGGCTGAAGTTAAATCAGGAATGTATGTTTTAGTTACCGAAGGAACTAATTATAAAGATTCTTCATTCGTATTGTCAACACCAGATTCACAAGTTATATTAGAATCAAGTGAGTTGGTATTTATTCAGTTCTCTGGGGCTGGTCAAATTAATGCTGGCGATGGTTTGTCAAAAAATGGAAACGTAATTTCTGCCGTAGGTTCTTCGACAATTTTAAGTGACGCTTCTGGATTGTCTCTTAAAATTGATTCATCTTCTGCAATTAAAGTTGGTGCAAGTGGTATTTACGCTGAAACTGATGGAGAAACGATTGAGGTTGTTGGTAATAAACTTCAAGTAAAACGCAATGCGAATGGTGGTCTTGTTGTTATTGGTGGTGCACTTTCTCTTGACATCGATACTTCAAGTTTTATATTAGATTCTAACAAGCTAAAGCTCGCAAGTGGCGTTGCTGGAGATGGGTTGGCGTTAGCTGGCGGTGTTCTCTCTATTAATGCTGGTAACGGCATTGAATTGTCTGGAGACGCTGTTGCTATTAAGCTTAAAGATACAAGTTTACAAGTTGATGCAAGTGGTTTAAGTGTTAGGCTTTCATCAGAAAGTGGTCTTGAAGTTTCTGATGGAATTAGAACTCTAAGAGAAAAAGACAAGTCATTTGTTAAAGCTTCCTTTGCAGAAGGTACTGGCGTGAAAACTATTACACTTCTTGCAAGTTCTCATGGATGTGGTCCAAATGTTGATGTTGAAATACTTGAGCAAGTGGGAACAGCATTAGAACCAGTTGTAGTTGATTTTGAAATCAATTCATCAGGTGATATTGTAATTGAAGTTCCATTTGATGGTGCACAATCTCTTGACCTTTCGTTTGACGGAGTTATTCGTGTAAAACAAAGGTTTAGTGTAGCTCTTTAATGAGCTTTTTCATAAAAATCTGAGCTTGTTTTTTTTAACAGGCTCTTTTTTTTATGAAAAAATTAAAGTTTTTCTTAAATCTTCCGTTAAGTATAAAAGGAAATGAAAAAGGAACAAAAATGAAAACTATGAACTTTAAACCAGAGATTATAACCGTGAATGGAGAGTCGTTCACAAAGGAAAGTTTTAAAAGAGCTTTTTATTTTAAAAATAAAGAATTTTATGAAGATGGAGTCTTGCAAACAAATTCTTATAATTGGATTTTTGCAAATTGTGAAGTTACTTTACCTGTTGTTAATAATAATGATAAAATTCAAATAATTGCAGACGATTTTGAGTTTACAGTAACATGTAGTTCGTCAAATACTTTCTTTGACGGAACTTTAACGAAAACATTTTACCCTTATGGAGCATTTCAATTAATGTTCTATAAGGGTAAGTGGTTTTATTTAGAAAGGTGATGTATGATTGTTTGGGATGATAAACAATTTGTGCTTTTTTCAAAATTGGTCGCTGAGCTTCCATTTTGTGATCAATTAATTACTCATGCATTTGAGTTGTTGATTGATGAAGGATTTGAATTTCATTCCAGAGTTTTACCAAAATACATGGTCGAACCGTTAGCTTCTAAAGAAGATTTGCAGTATATTAATATTGTAAAAGAAGACGAGGTTGTTTTATTAGATTGGATTTTTGTGTCCAATTTAACATTTAAAATATCAACACTTTTCGCTTCAAAGTTTTTTCAAGAGGAAAAGCCAAGATTACGAGTTGTTCAATGAAGGTGAGTTTTTATTTAGTAAGTCTTAAAAAAAGATCAAGCAGTGAAATGAAAATTTATTCAAATACACTTTATCATGGTTGTAAAATTGGTCAAAAGACGATTCAAGTTTTATGTTCACATGCACATAAAGATTTGATTGATCAAAAAATAAAAAATTCATACCAGAAAGAAAAGGAAAAGGTTAATTTTTTAAAAACTCAAGAAAAATTCATTCAAGAGTTCGATTATTATCTTATTTCAGGTAAAACGATCTTGACAGATGCCAATACTTCCGTTATATCAATGCTTGGAAGTTGTGTTTCAATTTCTGACAAAGGTTGGGAGGTTATTTTTTCAAAGAAAAATTTGAATTATAAAAAAAGTTCAAATCAATTTTTGCTTAATTTTGAAAATACTGACTTAATTATGACAGTTGGTAATAAGATTGTGTTTGAAACACAAGAATCTATTTCTAAAAAACAATTTATTCAAACTATTGTGAGTTTGTTTAAAAATTTAACAGGAGACTCGTTATGCTAATTCCCTTTACATCATTAGAATCAACAAATATGGTATTAAGACGTTTGTATTTTATGCCAATATCTAAGGCAGTAATGTACTTAGATGCACTTCCTCATTGTGAAGTTCATGACTTTTATTATAAGTCATTTACAGAGTCTCAAAATTATTACAAATTGCCTCCATTTTATCCTGAAATTGGATGGAGTGTTAATAAAATTAATAAACTAAATTTATTAGCTACATGCTTAATGGTTGAAGTTTCTTGTAAAGATTATAATGAAGAAACTTCTCAGGATTTGGAATATGAATTAAATTCAGAGATGTTTGAAGAAAAGATCCATAGAGGGTTTGCTATTGCTTTGGTCCATGGGTTTAATAAACCTCTAAACCTTGAAAGAAAAGAGTACGAGGGTTACTTAATCCATCCAGACTACCCATTAATGACAGACACTCCATGTGCTTATGGTTGTATGAAAGTAAAAAGAACTGGCTATGAAATTTATCAAGGTGTTTATTACACTCCTTTAGAAATGAGATACAGTGTTCAAGTTTTAGAAAAAGATGTTCCATTTAATGTTGTTTCCATAAATTCAGACCTTGAAGCATTAAAGTTTAGATTTTCAAGCGTCAGTCCTAAAGAAGGTGTTACATTGGATTTTCAAAGAAAACCAATGGCTCCTAAAGAGGTTTAAAAATGGTTTTTGAATTTGTATTTTTAAAGAATTTTAAGTGGAATAATGAAAAACCACAAGACTTAAATCTTGATATTTTCTATTCAAACTCCTGTGGTACTATTTTTAAATTAGGAAGTAAAATTTCTTTGTTTAAGGTTATTAAAAGTGATCAAGTTTTGCCATTTAAAATTATTCATAAAAACAATAAGTTGTAATAACCAAAACCCCATCTTAATAAATTAACTAAAAATCTTCTTAAAATAAATAAGAAATTTTAAGGAGGTCTACAAATGACTATTGAAGCGTTAAAAAAGGAACTCGCAACAACAATGCAAGTTCTAAAATCATTCAATTCCGCACCATCAGTTGGTGGAGCGAACCACGGTAAGACTGGTTTACAGTCTATGGCAATTGATTCTGTTGATGCTGAACTTTATTCAGTTTGTGCAACAGACGATGAAATCAAAGTTTTCAAAGGAATTAAAACAAAACAAGTAAATCAATTAGTTCACTCCTATAGAGTAGAAACTTCCAAAGCTATTGGCTCTGGGAATGCTGACTATTCAGTTGGACAAGGTGTTCACGGTGTTGATGTTTCTATGCAAGTAATTACTGCATCTGTTGGTCTTCATATGTATGCAGTAACTCAAACAATTGGAACAGTAGCTGAAATGATAAATGATGCAGGTGGATATTCATCTGATATCGTTCAAATGGCTGATAAGTCTGCAACATACGCACTTGTGCAACACTATGAAAAAATCGCAATGTTAGGTTGTGATAGTTTTCTTGATGCAAGTGGTGAAAAACTTACAAGCATTGGTAAATTCCAAAATGGTTCTGGTAATGACCTTTTTGATCGTCAAGTTGTTGGTCTTCAACAAATGATTAGAACTGGTGAGCAAGAAAGATTTGGTTGGACCAGTGATTTTGCTGGCGCAGGAAACGACATGAGTATTGTGCATGACCTTCGTGGTGGTGAACTTTCTATGGAAGCAATTAACAATATTCAAACGAGCGTTAGAAACTCATTTGGTCAAATTGGTGAAGCCCTTTCAACTCCAAATCAACTTAATGAATTGCGCAATTCATTATTACCAATGGCACGTTCTGTTCTAAGTCAACAAAACGCTGTTTCTGGTGGTACTGATGTTTCGGTTGATGGTGGTTTTTCAATTAATGGATCACAAGGTCCTATGAGTTTTATATCTTCTATATTTAAGTACAAACCAGTGCGAAGACCTGTTGCACCTATGATTAACAATAGTTTTGGTGGAATTATTTCTACACCAAGCTTTACATTAACAGAATCTTTAGCAAAAGGAACAATGTTTCCTGCTGGTAAAGCTTATATTGCTGTTATTGCAATTAATCGTGGTAACCGTTCGTATGTGGCTCGCCAAGAAATTACTTTAGCAAGTGATGGAAGTGGTATTCAAATTGATTTAGTTGATCAATCAGATGCAGAAGCTTTTGAAATTTATTTTTCAGCAAAATCTGCAAGTGATGTACAGTTTTCTGGTTATGTTAAAGCACAAGTTGGTGGAACAAGTATTTTATTCAAAGATGCTTGGATTGGCGGTTTGGATACAATAATTCTTCGCCCAACATCAGCGTCACAAACTAAAGCACAAGTTGTTCACATGGGCGAAATGATGATGAAACGAGACTTTGCACAAGTTGCTTTGGCAAATCAATCTTGTTACTTCTCAATTTGGGGTATGATGCTTCCAAAACCAAAAACGTATGCACTATTGGATAACGTTGGTCAAGGGAATCTTTAATTCTTTCTAAGGAGGATTGTTTATGAATTTAGAACATTATTTTCAACATGTAATAGCATATCCTCCTAAGTTTGCACATAAGTTTTTTCAGCTTGAAGAAGCTTTAACAGATGAAGATCGAAGAGTTCTTGTAATTGCTATGGCAAATAAAGAGCTTGGAGAATTTTTAGCAGACTTAAGAGAGTCCAAAAGAGAATTAAAGCAATTTTCATTTAGTATTCACAATCTTTACAGTAGGCTTACAATTGCAATGGCGAATCGGAAGTGGGCTAAAGAAATGTTAAAATTTTTCAATCTTTCTTTAGAAGATACTCAAATAGTTTCTTTTGAAATAGAAACTCCTGAACCAGAACTTGATCCTGAACCAGAACTTGACCCTGAACCAGAAGAACCTTAATAGGAGGATTTTTCCATGCCTAATTTTGAGGCTCTTGATAGAGTTGAAAAAAATATTAATGGAAAAATTGAAGAATTGAAAAAAGACTTTTATCAATGGAAGGATAAGAGTGTAACTTCACGGGCTTTAACTAGGGTTGAAATGGCTTTGAAAGAAAAAGATAAAGAGTTACAAATAACAATAAAAGAGATTCAATCACAATTAGTTAACTTTAATGTAGAGCTTCGCCCACTATCTCAAGAACAGTCATTGTTAAAAAAGGATGTGGAATATCTTTTACAAACAAACAAAGAATTAATAATTAAAATTGAAAAATTATTAACTTATTCATCAACGCATAAAGATGCCATCACCAAGGCTGAGACTGAAATTGTTCAGTATAGGGATGTTTCTTCAAAAGTTTCAAAAACGAAAGATGAACTTTTGGAGATAAAAGCTTCTTTTAATACAACTAAAATTCTTTTCGGAATCGTCGCAACTTTGATAGCTGTTGCGTCAAATATTTCTAAGTTTTTTTAAAAAAAACAATCTTTAAAAAACAATAAGTTAAAAAAATCAATAGTTTAATTTATTAAAATAAATTGAACATTTTAAGGAGGCATTTTATGTCATTAGAAGTTAATATTAATGGAGTTCCAATGGTAATTCCAGCGGTCTACTCTACGTTAAAAGTACAAGATAGTTTTTTAAACGTTGTACCTTCACCAAAAACAGTGGTTGTTGTTGGTGAAGCTGTAGATGGTCCTGCTTACGACTCTGTTGACCCGCAACAGAATTACTTCACAAACTTTGAATCATTAAAAGCTGTGTATAAAGCTGGTCCAATTGTAGACGCTTCTTATCAATTATTCTCTCAACAGGCTGATAATGTATTTACAGGACCTCAGCCAACTGTATATGTCGCAAAGACCAATCGGTCTACTCAAGCTTACTATATTATTGAAAACCCTACATCATACGGGATTTTACTTTCAAAGGGTTTTGGACTTTCAGGAAATGCATTAAGAGTTCAAATTCAACAAGTTGATGAAGAAAAAAAACCAGAAGCTACTTATACATGGCTTGGTGAAGCAACCGACTTTAAAGTTGCTGTTATGGGTGAGAGGATTGGTCAACAATCTGTTATTGACGATATTACGGTGGTTGAGGCTTTAAGTGATCCTAGGGTTTCAATCACTTCATCTAAAGTTGAACTTTTTGATGTTGATGGAGGCAGTGTTGTTATTTCCCAAGCAGATAAAAATGTAACCTTTACTTCCTCAGTTTTTGTAGCTATTCCTGAAGTTGGATCAACTTTAGTTTATAATGGGATTAAATTTATTGTTACAGGAGTTACTGCTACGGCAATTTCAACAGTTCCATTATCTGGAAGTGTTGTTTTTGAAACAGTTGATTTAGATAATAGTGACATAGAATGCTACTCTCCTGTTAAAGTTAAGTCATTAAAAGAGACTCCCCTTGGAGCCTCAAACTGTTTAGAGGTTTATTCATCAAACCCTCAAGCATTTTTAAATTGGTCTTCAAATAATGTGATGGATGTTGCTCAGGCAGTTGTTGCTTCAGCTTCTGTTGAGAAATTAACTACTCAGCTTAAAATTGTATTAAGCGACAGCGTATTTAAAGTAAAACCAAAAGTTGGTGAATTTATTTATATTCCATTAACATCAAAATTAGCTGGACCCAATAAAGAAAATGTTGGCGTTTATATTATTGAAAAAATTACGTTTAACGAAGTTTATTTAAAATTAAAAGCATCTTGTGTTAATGTTGCAAAGGTTGCGTTAGAGGGTCAGTCTGATTTTCTAATATACCTTAAAGCAAATGTGTCTTCACCAGTTGCAAGGAATCATATTTCTTCTGAAAAAGAGTACACAGTTATGTGTGATATTCTAAATACAGAAACTACAGAAAGAGTTCCAACAGCCTCTATTGGTGGAAAATGGATGCTTAAGTTGGGTTGGGCAGGTGTTGGGTCTGCAACTGCAACAATAAAAAACAAAATACTTACTGTAAATTTTAGCGATGGAAGTATCCCTTCATTAAGTATTAGTTTGTTAAAGTTTGGAACACTCCGACATTTGGCAACTTATTTAAAGTCAATCCCAGATTTATATGCAGATGAAAACCCTGAGTTCGCAGGAACATCTCCACAACATCTGGATGAAGTTGTAACGGGTATTTCAACGTATGGGTCACAATCTTTTGTTGGTATTAAGAGAGATTTTTACGAATTTCAAAGTGCTTTTGAAGGAACTGAACAACTATCATTTTTCTCAACAGCTCCTCAAAAAAGTGGGCTTCCATTATTTATGTCTAATCCAAGATTTTTAACTGGCGGAACTATAAACGGAACTTCTAACGAAGATGTTCTTGGTGCTATGGAACGAACAATGAAAATGCCTGTGCGTCAAGTAGTTTCCTGTTTTTCAAGAGATGCTGATCAAGATATTATGGATGAAGTCACTGACCAAACATCGTCTTATGATATTTTTTCAGTAAATAGTATGATATTGTCTTCTGTTAATACAGCTTCCAATATTCAAAATAAAAAAGAGAGATTGGCACTTTTAAGTTTTGACGGGAGTTTTCAAGATTCAATAAAAATGGCTGGAACATTGTTTTCACCAAGGGCTTCATGCACATTTCAACAGGTAAAAGCTGTTGGTGCAAATGGTGTTTCAAAATGGTTTGCTCCATGGATGATTCAAGCAATGTTGGCAACTGGACGTGCACAAAGCATACTTGGAACTTCCGCTTTAAACAAGGCGTACAATATTGTACAAGTAAGGCATTTGAAAACAAAGTCATTATTTACTTCATCGTATGAATTTGACTTCTATCATGAAGACCGTGGTCAAATTGAATTAGCAATTCGATCTGGCTTGTTGGTTTTTGGACTTAAGTCAAGAACTTGGAAGATGGTTTCTCCAGATTGTACAACTCAATCAAAAACCAACGACCCTAAGGCTTGGTTTTATGAGAGATCAAATGTAATCTTTGCCATTGATGAAATTATTGACACTGTTCGTGTTACTTTGGACAATTATATTGGTGTAAGAAATACCGATCTTCCTAATGACCAGTTAGCGAAAGCAGTTGATTCAATTCTGGGGTCTTTTGCAAGAAATGGATCTTTAGATGGCTACAAGCCAACCGTAGTTGAAACTCAAGGTAACTTAAGGGTTGCAAAAATTGCAATAAAACCTGTAGAAACCACCGAGTTTATTCACTTAGACGTTTCTGCACTAAGGGAGATTTAATAAGCCTTAATTTAAATTAAGGCTTATTTTTGGAGGAATTTATGGGAAAAAAACTTAATCCGTTTTTAAATGGATCTCAAGTTGTTATTAAAGTGGGGAATCAAGACGTGGCTTTGGCTCAGAGCATTAATTTTTCTGAAAGCATTCCTGCTCAACTGATTCATGCGCTGGGTGACTATGAGCCTTTATTAAACGAGCCAATGCTTCATAATGGTGTGTCTGGTCAGATTAGGATAATTAGTTATTCTGATTATGTTATAAGTGATTCTAAAGCTATACCAGAAGGAACAAGACTTGGACAATGGGAAGGATCAAAGAATGTTATTAAGAAGTCAGATACTGCTGATGGAAATAGTTTGATTACTAAATGTTCTTTTACTCCCGAATTGTTACTTCTTAGTTCCACATTTGATATTGACATTTATGTTCGTACGGGGTCAACAGCGGAATTGAAAAAAGTTTATGTAATTGAAGATTGTTTGGTTTCTGGTGCAAACTTTTCATTACAAGCTGGGTCACCTATGCAAGCGGTTTATAGTTATTTAGGTTGCCGAATTGTAGAAGTCGGCGTTGATCTTGCAACTGGGCAATAAAAGGGGGATAAAATGTCACAATTTCCAATCGTAAACTCAGGATCAAGATGTTACATCAAGATCTCTGGAGAAAATGTTGCTCATGCATTAAACTTTCAATTCGCAATTCAAAAGAATGTGCAACTTGTGCATGTTTTGGGTGAATATGGACCTGTTGCAAATCTTGATTTATTGTATCAAGGTGTGCAAGGTTCGTTGCAACTTTTTAAACTAATTGATGAAGATTCTTTAAAATCAATCGTTGCCGATTCGGCATCGAGACCAAATGATAATTTTGATCCACCTGCTTTAGATAAAAATACAATTGGTGAGTTTTTGAATTATGCACAGTCAAAAAACACAACTAAGGGTCGAACTGGTAGTCCCTTGGAGTTTAGTCGTGAAATTTTGAATCAATTTAATCCAGCATATATTCTGTTAAGTTGCACTTTTAATATTGATATTTATTTTATGTATCAACAATTTGCAGAAAACGCTTATACTCAAATTCAAACCTCTAGAGCAAATCCATCTGTTGAGCAAAAAATCACGCATGTAGCTCCAATGCGTATTGTGGATTGTAGGTTTGTAAATCGAAGTTTAAATGTTGACTTTGGACAATTATGTACACAACAACTACAGTTCCAAGGGAGACTAATGAAACAAACTTATTCTGGCGAAGAATTAACTTCTTGATTTTAAGTACTTGTTTAAATTTTTTAGCCAGTTTTAAACTGGCTTTTTTTATTTAAAATAAACAAAAGTGAGGTTTTTATGGAATTTAAAGAACTTTTAAAACATTTTGACAATTTTAAGTTTAACGAAGAAGAAATTCAAGTTTCTTTAAAACATTATATAAAAAATGAACAAAACTTTGAAGATTTGATTAAATATTGTATTAAAACTTCAAATCAAGAAATTCTTAATGACTTGTGTAAACAGTATGATGTTAGGAAATATATGTATGTTTTTAATTTTGACCAACTCCCTATAGAGAATTATTATCACACAATTGATATTTTAACAGGAATTATGAAATGTGAAAAACAAATTCCATTAGAAAACATGAAAATAATGAAAAAAAAGTGGGAAGGTGGTTATGAAAATTTGCAAATCAATTTTAAAAATGAAAGGAATTTAGGTTTTTTTTATCTTTTCTTAATGTATGTTGAAAATGAAGATCGTGATATGGTTTTAAATAATTTAAAATCAGTATATTCTAATTTAAAAATTAAAGAAAGTATTTTGAACATGGGAGAATTTGTTCCTAAAGAAATTTTAAACAAACTCCCTAAATTAGAAATGGAAGATTTGTTAACGCTAAGAAAAAACGATTCATCAGAACACAAAGAAGTTGACGAGATTTTGTATAATTTAAAGAACAATCCACAGTTAGTTCCAAGCCATATTGATAAAAATTTTATAAAAGATTACCAAAATTATGTGCTAAAAAATTTTCCATACACAGTTGCTTTTGACGGTAAAACGTTTTATAAAATTTTACACAGAAATGAAGACATTGATATTGATTATCTTACTTTTAACCAAGAAACAAAAACTTCTCAATCGTTTAAAGTAACATCATGGTCAACGTGTTATAGTGAGTCTTCCCAGTATGGAAAATTTCACACACAGTTGAAAGTTCCGTTTGATCATGTTTTATATGGATTCCCTGAGAGAAATGGATTGCAAGATTGTCAAAGTGTCGCATCTGAGTATGAGTATCTTTTAGATAACAAACCAGAAGGAAGATGCAGAACTTCTTTTGTAGGTCATCATATAAATTTTGACAATAGTGGAGATTCGTTGGTTAATTTTGTCAAATATTTTCCATCTCTAAATAGTGAAAATAATTTACAAATAGACCATCCATATTTTAGAGATTGGTTAAGTAACCAAAATTTAGAGGCATTAAATAATTTTTTAGCTTCATATTTAATTCGTGGTGGTGTACAAGTTCACCCTTCTCATTTAGTTTTTTTTAAAAAATTTAAAGAGTTTGTTCCATTTTTAATAAAATTGGAAAAAGCTTATTATGAAAATTCACAACAAGTTATAAAAAGTAGCAATTCTACAACAAGTAATTCCACAACACAAAGTGATGACCAATTGGACCCATATTCATCAAATATCTGTAAAATGACCGCAGATAATGTTCCAGATTATCATCATTTTAAAGCTTGGGTTAAGAATAGGAATGTAAAACCAGACGATCAAGAGAAAGCTTTTAACAAATTAAAAGGCGATGGCAAAATAAGTAATGAAAATTTAAAGGATATGTTTAATGACGATTCTGTAAATTTTAAACTACACCCATCCATTTATCAACATTTGAACGAAACTCACTTACAAAATAGTATAGTCTTTGACAAAGTCCCATTATTGAGTTTGATAAAAAGTCCAGTAGATAAGAAAATATGGAACCAATACATTCTTCATAGGATAAAAAATGTGACAATTCGTGATGGAATTGGTAATACCACCGCTTCTCAGCAAATTAGTAAAAGAATTTCAAATTGCAAAAACCCTCATGAGTTTTTAAATTCATGGTTTGCTCCTCATGTAATTTCACATACTGGAGCTGAAACGAAGGTTGTAAAACATGTTGAAGGGTATAATCAAAACAAAGAAATACCTTTAAACGGTGCTTTAAACAGTAGACAACATTCTGTTAACTTTGCAATGCCAATTGATGATCATTTTATTAAATACAACGCACCATTTGAATTAATTAGACGGTTTCCAAGTTTTGGATTTTCTCAAAACGATAGGGAGTTGTCTGCTAAAAAAATTGCAGATGCGGTTGGTATTGGTAATTATGTTCCTGATATTGGAATTAGTGAAGATGTTCATGGAAATAAATTAAATGTTCAAAAGAATATAAAAGGTGGTCATGATGGTGAAATTGAACATATGCCAAAAGAGCGTGAGTTGACAAAGATGATGATGTTTGACTGGTTAATTTTAAATGGAGACAGACATTCTAAAAATTTCATGATTGATAAAGAATCTGAAAATAGTTTTCATTTAATTGACCATGGACTGGCGTTTCATTATAGCAAAAATAACGATATGTTTAGAAAGCCATCATACCTTCCTCAAATGATACATTCTGATAGTTTAAAAAAAGCAATTGAACATATGATTGAAAAAGTTCCTTCTTTAAAACACTTTCAAACATTGTTAGAAAATGCTAAAGTTCCTAAGCAACTTCACGAAAATCATTTGCACGCATACACGTCTATGATAGATTTTTATAACCAAATTCAACACGAACATGGGTTTTTAAATACGTCAGGAATTTTTAATAAAATGAGAGGACTATTAGAGGAAAAATTAAAGTTTTAACAAAAAAATCCGTTAAGGGTATTGGAGGGACGTTTATGTTTTTAAATGATTTAAAAAAAGATAAAGATTTTTTTCACTATTTAGGTAGTGTTAATTTACAAGAATTTTCAACCCCATCGTTATATTCTTGTAAAGAGTTGAACGAATATAAAATGATGGAATTTTTTCAAAACGAAATACAGGCAGGTAATGATGTGTCTGAAGAGTTTTTTTCTTTTGAAAAAGAGTCTATCACACGGGTTCATTATTCATGGATTTTTAATAAGATAAGTTTTCTTCAAATCTCTATAGAGGAGGAAATAGAACTTAGATCTGAATTGGAAATTCAATTTAAAAAAAACAGAGAGCCTTTAAAAGACGGCTCTTATAGAATGTTTTCAGTTGACAATTTGGAAGTTGGGTATTTTTATGTCCAAAACGGTATTGTTGTAAGAAATACAATACCTAACTGGGTTGACTTGAAGGACTTTAACTTAGTGGAATACGAAATGATGAAAGACAATCTTTCTCGTTATTATTTTGTGGAGGATTTTGCATGAAGGAATTGGAATTATTAAACGGAAACCCTTATTGGACAATGTGTGAAAGTGATCCAATTATGGTAAAAAAATCAAGTCAATTTAATGAGTTTGTGAAAAACAGTGTTGAGTTGATAAAGGAAAATAATAATACAGAAGGCAATGATCAGTTAGTTGAGCAACTGTTACAACTATTGTCAAGTGTAAAAAAATCATCCTCTTTAAGAGATGATTATGAAAATGATGGAACTTATATCATGAGACATATTGTTATTTTGGAAAAGTTTAAAAAAACAAAAGACAAAGGTGTTTTAGAGGGATTTTAAAATGATTGAAAAATTTATATTAAAGAATTTTTCTGATATTGCACAATTTTCTTTCATCTATGGTAGTTTTGTTGTTGTGTGGAGCCAGTTTTCACATAATGTTTATGTATTTTTAAATAGTAATTATGATTTTTGCGGTAAAATGTTAGGACCTTATTTTTGGAGTGATTGGCAAAATTTTCAAAATAATGTTAATTTTAAAAATTTTGAAGAGATTTTTTTAAACGAAAGGATCCCAATTTTAACCCAAGAGTTTTAAATTAAAGTTTTTTTAAAATCTTCCGTTAAGTGTGTTATAGGAGGATTTTTTTATGGTATATTTTGGAATTGTAGATGACAATAGTAAAATTTATTACCAAGGGTTTAATTCACACTCCGAAGCGGATTCTTGGGTTCTTTCCCACAACATTTATAGTGACAAATGTTTTCATACAGTTGTTACTTTAGGTGGATTAGTGGATTATGCTTTTTTATTATTAGGAACGTCAAGAAGTTCTAATGCTCAAATTATTCTAAAAAATATTGTAAAAGAGATCCCAGATGTAATGGAATCTTTTTTAAAAATGTCAGTGTGTGATTGAAAGGAGCTTTTTATGAATTTTTGCGAACATTGTAATGTATACACTCCATTTAGCGAGTGTATTCTTTGCCATAACAAAACAATAGAAAGGTATAAGGGTTATAAGAATCCCTTTTTTGTTGTCCATGGTGAAAATGTATACCCAGTGATGCCAGAGGAGGCAATTCAGAATTTAATGACTGCAAAAATGACATCATACTTAATGAAGTATCTTAAAGGGGCGAATCAAGTATTAATCCCAATATTGGAAAACAATGCTAAAAAAACTTGCAATATGTATATATGTCATAGTTGTAAAAATATAATGTTCTCAAATGAGAGAAAGAAATTAAAAAAATGTTCGTGTGGGAAAACATATAGTGAGCATCAAAAAATCACACAGCCATTTTTGATGGTTTCTTGCGAGGATAAGTCTTCACTATGGGCGATGATCCCTCATTTGTGGATGGATGTAAGATTTGAAGATGGTAAGGACACTATGACTATTATTGATGAGTTCGCTTTTGGATTCATTAATTAGAAAGGTTTACTGTGAGGATTGCTTTTCATTCAGATGCTGATGGCTATTTGTCAGCTTATTTTGTAAGTAGTAACGATGATGTCTTAATTCCAGTAAATCTTAAAGATAAGGATAGTGTTTCGTGTGATATTTCTTTAGATATTACAATTAAAGGAGCTTTTTCTATAGATCATCATTCTGGAGAAAGTACTATTGATACAAAACCTCATTCTCCTTGTTGGAGTTTGTCGCCAGATGATGAAATATTGAGAACGTTGTCATTTTTTACCAACCTTTATGATAATGGATTTTTTACTGAAGAGTCAATTGCTGTTGGCAAGAATTTGAAGTTTTTTGGAACAAACGATAGAGATAAAATTGGCGAGATTATTTTTAACTACAAACATGTTAAAGTTGACGTTCCTTCTTTTACATTCAAAGAAGTTATTGATGGATTATTTGAAATTGAAACAAAAGAACATGACTTTTCAATTACTTCATATTATGCAAATTCTTTACATGGTATAAAAAGTTGTTATAAATTTTCTTCAAATAGAATTTTGTTTAGAAGCTTTGATGGGACTGCCTTAAAATACGCAAGACAATTAAATCAAAACGCACAAGGTCATTTAAATGCAACCTCAGTTTCTTATAATGGTGTGGTTAATTTTGTAAAAGAAGAGGGTTCTATCGTAAATCATCCTTTAGAAGACTTTTATAACGATAATTTAAAAATGATAGATAGTTATTATAAATTTTTTACTGCTTAAATTTGTCTGCAAGAGGCTTTAATTCTTCAAACTTATTAAAAAAGTCAATATGACTTGAATGAGGACGAGCATTTGAGTATTTTTCTAACTTTTCGCTCATTTGCTTAACAACTTCTTCATGATTTTCTTTTAACCAGTCTTTAAAATGATCATGGTTAAGTGTTTTGTGGAAAAGAACTTCTTGTGAAAAATTTGGATAGCTATCAGTAAACAATTTAGCAGACTCATGTTTTGTTCTTGGTACTAAAAACCCAGTATTGTGATTTTTTGAATTTATTGCATTTGCCATGTGATGGTATGGTGGTGGTTTAAGTTGTAAGTGGTGTAATTGTTTTTGTCTGGAACGATCTTCGTCCCAGTTATTAATTTCTGGTTTTGGTTTGTTATGTGATACTAAATATTCTTGTTCACTCCCATAAAAGCCGTTAAAAAACATTTCAGGGTATCCTGCATGAATATCGTCTAAGTGAACAAGGTGGTTTTGGGCATCATCCCCCTTTGCAAACATATCTGCAATTGACCTGTCACTTGACCAAGCTTGTAACTTAACTTCGCCACCGTTTATAAATATGGGATTAACTTTGGTATAGTCTATTTTTGATTCTTGACCCCTAAATAATTCTTTGTAATAATCTCCATTTTCATTTTGAGCGATTGTATAGGGAAAGTGTTTTTTTATAAGGTCGTGATAGGCTTTTTGAAATTTTTCTGCTTTCCCTGATGCCACAAGTCTTTCAAAACTTTTACTATTACTATTTTTCCAATGAAGTAGTGATTCAAAAATATGGTCATCCATAAAGTGTGCATCTGATAGTTCTTTATATCTGTCATAAACATTCGCATATCTAAAATCGTCACCATTAATTCCGTCTTCTTTTGGTTTTGATGTTCCAAGTTGTCCGTCAATATATTCTGAAATTGGTGCAAATTCTTTAAATTTTTTAAAAAAATCAAAGTGTGATTTTGGAATATCTGATAAAAATTGATTTTGAACTTTTTGTAATAATTTTGGAACAACCAAATGTTGATGCTTTTCAAGCCATTCTTTAAATGGTTCGTGATCCAATGTGTTTGCAAAATCAACGTTTTGGTAAAGAGGATATTCATCTAAAAATAAATCCGCTGACTGTTGTGGAGTTGGGATTAACATTCCATGTGAGGTTTTGTCATAAGTTTCAGCATTAATATCGTTAAAATGATGTAAAACGTCAACTTCAGGATCGTGTTGAACTTTTGCGTTTTTGTCAACAATGTAGGTATTACTGTGGTATTTATTTTTTGGATGAAAGACTTCTGGGAATCCTGCGTGAATATCGTAAAGATTAACTCTTAAGTTGGCGGGGTTTGTTGTTTCAAACGTATCACTTTTTGTTTGAAAATGTCCTATTTTCCCAGTTCTTCCCATTTTTTTATAAAAACCATCTCCAGAAGTACCTTTTGCGAAAGTGTATGGATAGTGTTCAAAAAGTAGGTTCATATACGCTGATTTGAATTTTTTAGTTTCCCCGTTTTGAATCATGTTTTGAAAATCTTCAGAATTGTCTTTTTTATCCTGAAACATTTTTTGTAAAATTTCTTCGTAATTGTCAACGCCATTTTTTATAAAATAATCATGGCTTTTATCGTATTCGTCTGATTTTACAACTTTAGTTAATATTTCAGATTTAGTAACGTTTAATTTTTGTAAATATTCTGCAAGTGGCTTTAATTCTTCAAACTTATTAAAAAAGTCAATATGACTTTGGTGTACTTCCTGTCGTTTCCCTAATGTTTGTGAGATTTTTCTAAACAATGCATCATGAACTTCTTTTGAGTTTTTACTTAACCAACTCCTGAAAAATGGGTGGTCTAGTGTTTCTGCAAATTTAACTTTTTCTGACAAATCGGGATAAGAGTTTTCAAAAGTTTTTATTGTTGGTTTGAAAAGACCAGTTTTCCCAACTGATCCTAATTCGGGATTTACCTCTAAATGGTGTTCGTAAGGGTCTTGTTGTATATCGTGATATTCTTTTCCAAGCTTATCACCTTCGACTAAATATTCATGTTCATGACCCAGATTTGTGTTATTGTAAGCTTCAGGAAAGCCAAAATGAATATGATTTAAAGGAACTTTTAATGAGTGAATATCTTTACCAAAAATTCTAGCAGTTCTTAAATTTGTTGTAAATGAGTTAATTGGAAACTGTTGGTTATTTTCACTATGTTCTTTTGAATAATCAACTTCTGATTTTATTTGCCCCTTGTATTGGTCTTGGAACATTGAATAGTTATTTTCTCCCCTGTGGAGTAACTTGTAATATTGATTTTTTTCTTTATCATACGCAACAGACCAAGGGTAGTGCTCTAATACATGTTTTTGAAATTCAGTATTTAAATTGTAATGCGTAACATCTTCTGTAAAATCCTTCAAATCGTCATAACCTTTAATATTATCTTTCATAAAATCAAGAGTTTTACTTTGAGGATGTGTTGTTTTTTTTGCCATATAGTCAAACGCTCTTGAATGTCCATATTCCCATTGCTCTTTTCTTGTTTTTAGTAGATGAAAAATATCATCATGGTGGTTGACACCTGACTCTGGGTTTTTTTCAGATTTTACAACCTCTAATGAAAAATAAAAGGGGAACGTTTTATTCTCAAGATCTTTAAAAAATTGTTCAGCTATGTTTTCTTTATTTTTACAACCAGTATAAATTAATTTTATTTCATCTTCAAAAACTTCTGGATAAAAATCTTGAAATTCATAATAAAAATCAATAACATTTGGGCATTTCCCAGTCAATCCAAATGGTGTCACTTTTAAAAATGGAAATTTGTCAATAATCGCTTCAAACATGAAAAAGTGCCTCCGTTTAGTTTATTTTAAAGTTTTTCTTAAAATAATTAAGCAAAAAAGAGGTGATTTATGAAAGAATTGTTAGTTTCTCTATTAAAAAAAGATGATGCCAAGGTTTTGAAAGAAAAAGAGTTAGATTCGTTCAAAGAGACTGGGAAAACTCATTTAGAAACTTTTGAACATGAAGGAAATCGGTACGCTCTTGAAATTAGAAATTTACAACATAAGCAAAATCCATTAAATAACAAAATGTGTCTAACGATAAATATGTCAAATCAGGGTGATAAAAATAAGCATCCTTTTGCAAAACATGTAAACTCTACAATGGCTTATAACGGCATTGCTCATGTTTTGTTACCAGATTCTTTCATGTCAGTTGTACGAAAAAGTGAGATACTTGCTGATATGCAAAAATTATCACAAGACTTAGAAAAAGTTATAAAAGGGGATGTGATTGAATTTAAGCCAAAAAACAATCATAAAGAGCCTGAAAAGAAAAATGAATTTGAAGAGGAAGTTGAAAAACTAAATGGGATGAATAAATTTGACAGGAAAGTAAGACTTAATGAACTTGCGTATTCTCCAAATATTCACCATAGAATGATATCGGCACTTCACCCTGACACTTCGGTTCATGACCTTGCGGAACTTATGCAAGATCAACATCCTGAAGTTGTAACTTTAACTATTGGACATCCTCATGTAAAGGACGCTCTTGATAAAGTTCAAAATAAGGATACCCTCAACAACCTTAGAGAAAGATGGTCAATGGTTAGTGGTCATCATGAAACAAAAAAGTTGTTAAAAGAAAAAATGTTTGGAGAGAATGGTGTTCCAATCAGTGATTATTGGAAATCAAAGACATCTAAGTATAAGGTGTAATAAATGACAAAAATTAACATTGACACCCAAAACCTTTCTCAAACTTTACAGCAAGTAAAAGATTTGTACGCTTCTTTAAGAGACGAAGCTGTAAATATGAGAAATGGAACAACAGGTGGTTCAATAAATACACCAATTAGTTCAATAAGTATGCCAAGTGGTGCATATAATCCACATCCTGTGAATTGGGATTCTGCGCCTAAAGCTCCTCAGTCAAATATTTATACTGGGAGTGCTAGTAATTTTGATATTTTTTCAGCAACAACATCAAGAGAAAATGTTCGTGGAATGAGCAATTGGAATCAGAATCAAAACGCTCCAAATTCGTTGCAGACATTGTTACAAACGAGACAGCAAAGCTTATACTGGCAGTCAAATTTAGGTCAAGATCGTCTTTCAAATGTTACAAAAGGATTATCTGGTTCATCAAATTTTCTTGATCAACAAGCTGGTCAAGAGATAAATAAATTAAAAGAATCATTACTTAACGCAACTAGTGAAATTAATTCATTAGCAGAATCTATGAAGAATATGGAAAAAGGTTCTTCAGAATATATAAAAGCTCAGGATGATTTAGTCCAAAAAACCCAAGATTTAAGTTCTACTCAAGAAAAATTAAAAACCACAATGACAGAAGCTGAAAAAGTTGTTGCAGAAATTGCAACAGGAGGTGGCGGTGGGTCTGGTGGTGGAATTTTTAATCAGATTAGAAATTTCTTAAGTGAAAATAAAGAAACAATTGCTGGTGTTGCAAGTTTGGGTTTTAATGTTGCCAGTTCTTATGTTGGCGGTCAATTAACTGCTTTAAGACCTGACTTGTTTAGTGAATCAAGAATTGCTCAAAATGTGGCAACAAGTGAATCAGCTCTATTTAAAAGAGAAATGATTCAAGCAGATCCCACAAGAGGTGAAAACCTTGTTCGTATGTATGGAAACATGCTTGGGGTAGAAGGTAAATATTTAAATCAAAATGGCTTCAAAACTGCTGATGCTGATGCTCAGAAAATGTTGGAAAGAGAATATAGTTTTCAACAAAAAGAATTAACAGCTTCCCAAATAAACTTAGGGAAGGGTCTGACGGACACTTCCTTAATGGCTCTTACTGGCTGGAAATTTGGAGGAACAGCGGGTGCCTTTGTTGGCGCTGGAATGGGTTTATCAAGTACTGTAAGTGGGTATTTGTCTCAATACAGCAATAATCAATCAACTATGAGAGAGGGTGGTTTAGCAGGAACTTTTGCTGGAGAACTTCTTTTAGGTGAGGATGCAAGTAGTATTGCTGAAAGAAATAAGCAACAATTTTCAACAAAATGGGAAGCAAGGCAAAAATCGTTAGCAAATGAATTACAAGATTTGGAAATGGAATCAAGACAGGCAAGAAAAATGTCCATGGGTTTGGATTTAAACATGGAAACAATAAAAGCCTCTCAAGGGTGGATTAGTTCTATAGGTGGTTATGCTTATGGAACTAAAGGTTTCAAATTGTCTGACTTGCAAATGGGCGAGTTAAATGATTTAAAAACTTATGAAGAAAAAATTAAACAAAAAGGATCTGAAATAGATATTTCTGTTCCAACTGACTCAAATAAAGCAATGAAAGGACAATTCCCCTCTTTAGGACAAACCGCAAAAGTTGAAGGAATGAACGTTCCAACTGATTCAAATCAAGCAATGAAAGGACAATTCCCCTCTTTAGGACAAACCACAAAAGTTGAAGGAATGAACGTTCCAACTGACTCAAATAAAGCAATGAAAGGACAATTCCCCTCTTTAGGACAAACCACAAAAGTTGAAGGAATGAACGTTCCAACTGACTCAAATAAAGCAATGAAAGGACAATTCCCAGAAATAAAGCAAATTTCTTTAAAAGATGCTTTAGTAATAAAAGAAACGGAAGATAAGGTAAACAAAATAAATTCTAATATTTCACAAATATCAAAAGACGCTATAAATCAAACAAGCCATCGTGATAGAACTATAACATCATTAGATGACTCAGCAAATTTTGGTGAACAGATTGCAAATGGGATTGGAAGTGTTGCTAAAACAGTAATTCACAAAGCACTTGCTTTAGGTAAAAATACTTCTACATATGGTTATTTTTCAAGTGACCTTTTTTCAAAAGGATTTATAACAAAAGAACAGTTCGATAAAATAAATCCAAATAAAGGCGAAGATTCTTTAGATTTTAATTCCAGAGTTGCTGAAATTTCTATTCAAAACTTTAAACCAACATTACAGTCTTTAAGAACTGATTCAGCATATATGCAGGCAAAAGCAAATGAAGAAAATGTCAAAAAACATAATGCAGAACAACTTCAAAAGACACAAGAAGCTCAGGATAAAATTACTTATGCTCATGGTGACAGTTTGGCAAAAATGGGACTTAGTTTTACAGATTATGCAAACTATAGAAATACTTTAACCTCTTCTATTGCAGGTGGTCAAGCTTCTGGAGCTGAAACTACAAAATTTATAAGAGCTAGTCGTGCTGGTCTTGGGTCTATGGAACAAATTGCTGGCAACGTTTCCTCTCTACAAGGAATTACAAGAACAGAAGACCTTGCTAAGTGGAAAGAGATTATGACAGAATCTATTTCCGCAGGTTTTGACAAGGCGCAAACCTCTCAAAGGTTTTTTGGAGCTGTAACTGAATTAAGTCAAATTGCAAAAACAACCTCAACAACGGCTGTTGCAGAAGCTTTAAAACATGTATCTTCAACTTCTCAAAAATTAATGGGTGGTGAAGAATCCGTAGCGTCAATGTTACAAGCTCAAAGAGGTTTGGCAGGATTGGAGCAAAAGACATCAGGAACTGAAGGTTTAATGGGCGTTTTAAAGGCTTCTCATTTAGGTCAGTACGGCAATGCTTCTGAAACCGCTGGCTTAGCTCGTATAGGTGCAATAGGTCTTAAATCACTTATTGGTAAAAATGAAAAAGATATTGTTATCGGTTCTGATGAGTTTTTAGCTAAAGAAGGTTTAAAACTTGCTTCAAAACGAAAAGGAGTAAGTGAGGAAAGTATTGTTGCTGAAATTTCAGAAGTACAAATGTTACAATTTATGGAGCAAGCTGATGCTGTAAGTGGAGGTGCGTTTAAGAAAGACCTAAACACTCTTAAAGATTTGGCTTATAAAAAACAATACAAAGGTCAGGAATTTAAAACAACATTAATGAAACTTCAAAATTCGTTAAAAGATGGTGCGAGCCTGAGTTCGGAGGAGTCTTTTGCACATCTTTCAAACGTATTATTCCCAACGAAAGAGTCAAAAGATGAGTATGAAAAGGCTGTTAATAAAGGTAATGCAAATTACGCTAACCCTTATCAGCAGGCACGTCAGAAATTTTACAATAGGCTTCAAACTGATTCGGGAATGTCAACTTCACAAACGGCGGGTGTAGAGGAAATCGCTAGTTATTTTAAGCTTGGTGGAGCGGAACTTTCATATACTGACAAATCTGGGAGTATGCAAAAGATTACGAAAGATAATTGGAAAACATCAGACCTTTCTCAAATCACTAAGGGCGATGTCATGGGTGCTCAACTTGGTGTTTTTGACTTACAAGAAAATAAAACATCTTATATTTCTGATATTTCAGAAACTGTAAAAACAAAATTTGCAGAGGCTGTTCGTGAAGGTATGAGTTCCGCTAAAAATTTTAATGCAGGGGGTTAATAATGGCAATCGCAATTGATGATGTTGGTGGAAGTCTTTTTGCTGAACCCAAATCTCAAGCAGAAGATTTATTAAAAGAAGCATTTAGGGCTGATTCTGGAAAATTTAATTATGAACTAAAAGAAGGGAAAAATTGGTACAAACAGTTTCCATATGAAATTGAGGTTCGATATTTTGACGATCCTGAAAAACAAGACAAGTATCAAAGGTTTATATATTCATTACCAATTCCTCCAGAATCACTTCAAACAAGTATGATTCCTGCAAGTAGTGTAACGCCTACTTTGGACGGAGTTGTGGAAGAAACTTCTTTTAATATTTTTCATCAAATTAATTTATCAGGAACAACAGGAATTGCAACAAATAGAGAGGATTTTGGAATTGTGGAAACAAGTAATGTTATGGATTCCACCGCTCCATCAGAAAAATTCAGAGGTGTTATTAAAAATTTAGGACTTGTTTCTGGTGTTGCACAAAAGGGTGAATTTGTAATCAATACGGTAAAAGATCTTATAAAAAAAGACGCTTATGATATTTTAAATTCTGTAGCGGGAACGTTCCCTATGCAAAATTACAATGCTGTAAATATGAAAGCAAATGGGTATACAGAAATCCATTTGTTCCATAAATTTTTACATGCATATTCTCTTTTAAAAAGTAAAAAGCCACAAAATTATAAGTTGTATTTTAATAATGTAAAAGATGACCACTCTTTCCAAGTTGTTTTAAGAAATTTTCTAATATCTAAATCAAAAGACTCACCTTTTTTGTATAGGTATAGTATTGCTTTTCAGGGTTGGGATTTAAATTCTATGGAAGGTTTAGGCGACTACTTAGAAACAGATCGTTTTGAAGGTGATTTGGGAATGATAAGAACATTTTCTTACACTGCTGTTCTAAATAAAACAGGAAAACTAATTGCAGATGCTTTAAGTGGAAATTTGACAAACAAACTTATAGACTCTGTTTTGGGTGGGGGTAATGTATGATTTTAATTGTAAAAAAAGTAAAGTTTTTTTTTCAATGTATTAGTAACTCGGAACTAACATTAGATTGTTTTCATGAACTTTTTGAAACAGATGATATTTTTAAACTTAAAGGGAAAACATCCCACCCCTTACAAGTCGATATTGATTCTGTTTTAAATTCTGGACAACTAAGTTCTTTAAAGGACGAAAAATATGAAAGTTATTTTCAAACAATTAAAGTTAACGAATTAGGATTAACAAGTTATACATATAATAATATTGTTCAAAAAAAGGTTGATAAATACAAAAATACAAGCACTGCTGAAATAAAGAAATGGATACAGGAAATAGACAATGTTATTGAAGCAATTGAACAATTAAACGGAAGTAATAATAAAACAGTAACTTCAATAAAAAACTATAGAAAATATTTCGATAGAAGTAAAAGTCCAGATGTTAGTGATTGGGTTTTGGTTTCTGAGCTTTTAGATATAAAAAGGTCTCTTACAAATTATTTGTTTAATCAAAAGCCTTCTTCTCAAAATCTCCAAGAGGTTTATGGAATTTCATGGAAGGGTTTAAAAGAAGTTCCTTTTGAAGTATCTTTAGAGTTTATGGCAAAAAAATATTTAGGGAGCCAAGACAAGTGGTATGACTTGGTTGTATTAAACAAATTAAGACCTCCTTACGTTTTTGAGCCAATTTTTATCAATGTTTTAGGTTACAATAAAAAATCCATAACAATAAAGCCAAACCAATATAAATTTGGGGATAGTATTATGTTGAAGAAAAAGGAGTATGTTACAATGAAGGTTGACCATATTTCTTCAAACCAAGATGTTATAACTTTTACAGAAGATGTACCATTTACTGGAAACTTTAGCATATATTATGTTGCACCAAATACTGTACATGAATCTTCTGTGATAAAAATCCCTACAGAAAACGCAACACCAGACGCAGAATTTTATACAGATATTGCTTCAACATGGGAAATTAAGAATGGGAACTTTGTAAAAGTTGCTGGTTTAGGTTTTTTATACCAAATTATCGACAATATTCTTTTAACAGAAAGAGGAGAACTTTCTTTTCATGGAAATTATGGAGTACCAGATTTAATAGGAAGGGTTCCTGCAAATGGGAATATCGATTTAGAAATTGCTAATACAATTGTGTCTGCAATTAAAGTTGATCCAAGGGTTCAAAAAGCTTCAGTCTCTTCAATAACAAGAGAGGGCACTGTTTTAAGAATTAGGTTTTTAGTAAGTTCTGGGAATTTATTAAATGAAGAGATTGTGATAAATATTTAAGTTTTTTTTAAAAATGCCGTTAAGTGAATTAGTAAGTAGGAGGGTTTTATGGAAAACGAGATTGTGATAAGTATTGATCATATTGGTCAAAAAACAAAAAAAGAGTATCAAGGTGTTTTTGTGATGAAGAAATATTTAACCTTTGGAGAAGAACACCAATTTTCCCAAAAGTTAAAAAAAGAGTTGAGAAAAAACGACTCAACACCTTGGTATGATGTTCAAAAATTCGTTGAGAAAATGTTGGAGATAATACCTGATAAAGAATTGTGTCAAAAAGTTGTAGACAAAACTATAGAAATAATACCACCAAATGAAAGTACGGAGTTTTTATTTACAGAACTTCTCACTTTCAATAGCCGTGTTATTGAATCTCCTGATTGGTGGGTTAATGGGGGAATGGGAATTATTGATTTAGACTTGATAATAAAAGTGCTTACTTCATATGGAGAAGCGGTAAAAGGGGAAATAAAAGAGGACGAAAACCATGAGTAGAGTTTTGTACTTTTCAGAAAAGCCAGACTTTCATTATATCTCTGTGATACCATCTTCTTCAAATATTCAATTTAATACTTTAAAGAAAAGAATATTTAGGTTGTTTTGGAAGATTACAGAGGATGATATGGACTTCGTAACTATTGTTTCAAACATCAAACTCAAATTTCCAACACATATTTTTGAAAAAGCAACTATCAATATGCGTGGTGGAAAGATTATCGAAGAGTCCACTTATAGCCAAAGTTTACCATTACAAGTAATACTGGCGATACATAATGCCACTTTAGGTCACATAGATGAGTATAAGAGTAACTTGAATGAACACAATCTGATATTATATAAGAAGGAAATTAACCCTGCTCTTCAGATAATTAACCCTGACAGTTATATTCAAAAGTTAGTGGAAACATTACCTTAAGGGGATTGTATGGATTTTTTTTCATTAAGACATTTTATCCCACAGGTTATATGGGATAAACAATTGCTAAAAACAATGTATAAGATTGATAGTTCCATTTATCATCACTGCTTACCAGAAGACGGGATTGATATTGGTGCAAGTCGTGAAGAAATATTTACACACCCTTTTTTTAACCCCGATGAATGGATTGAGTTTCCAGAGATTCTAATAAGGTATCATTTAAAAACAGGGAAATATTGGAAAGCTCTTACATTGGTGAGTGAGAATGATTTTGACGATGAAGTTGTTAATAAGTATATGAACAGCGATGAGTTTTTATTAGGTGCCCCGTCTTTTGTTTGGAAAATTTATTGCAGTAAGTTCCCTGAAGAGATTGAAAAACATCTCAAAAACCTTTCAAACGAAGAGATAAAGTTTGTTTCAAGGTTTTTTAATCCAAATCAGGTCAATAAATTTTTAGATTATGAACTTAATTTAAACTTAAACAACCTTATTACTGCAAATGGAAAAATGTTAAAGCAAGATTTTTCAGGATGGGGTGAGGAAGAATTGTCTCAAGTTCCTTTAAGAATGTATACAAAATTGACAATGGAAAATTTTTACAAACAAGCTAAACAAATAAAGTTAAAAATATCTCCAGAATGGTGTTATTTGCTTCATCAATCTGGTGTAAAATTGGAGATGGACGAAACTATTAATCTAATCGTAAGTAAACACCTGAAGCCAAAAGTTTTTAATTTAGACGGGTTTCATTATGGAATTAGTTATCCAAATGAATTTTTCGCTAAAGATGATTTTGGTCAAGTAAAGTTTTTTATCAATGAAGATTTTAAAATTGTTGATGCTTTGTATTCTAACGCAAAAACAAAAACACATTTCCTTGAGCAACTTGATGACAGTGACTTTAAACCAATGGAAATGTCACTGGTAAACAAATCTTCTTTTGATTGTATTTTTGTTCAAAAAAATGATTTAAGTATTAACCCTGATGTTTTTTTGAGTAAAATGTTTTTCATGTCGTCAAAAGAATTGATTGAAAAAAACCTTTACTTATTTAATGCTTATGAGCACATGTCACCATGGCAAAAACACTGTTTTATTCAAATTTGTATTGAAAATAATGTTAATGAAAAGTTGTTAAAACTTCTTTCACATCCATTTTTTAAAGGATACTCTTTGTTTAATGGGGAATATAAAAAATGTAAAGCAGGATTTAGACGATTTACGGACAAAGGAATGGTGGTTTATGTGGTTAATTTTGAAAATACAAATGTCGAACATGTATTTTTGAATGAAAACACGATTGGAACGGAACATTTAGGGTATTTTGAAGAAGGTTATAAGTATGGGTTTCAACCTGTACTTTATCATTTTTAAGGAGGTCTTGTTATGCCATTGTATGAATACGTTTGCGATGAGTGCGAGTATATTTTTGAGAGAATTGAAAAAGAACCAACAGCTCACGACTGTCCAAATTGTGGGAAAAAAGTCCACATCAATTATGGTGCATTAACAACTCATGTTGAATATTTGTGTGACGGGTTTCACGACACAGATTACAAAAGGAAAAAGAAATGATTGCACCTTATAAAAACATCTTTGTAAGTGAAGACGAAGTTACTCAGTTTTTAACATTCCATCACAAGCTTGATATTCTAAGAGAAGCTGATGATGAATTTTTTAAAAACGTCACAGAGGAAAACCAATATACAAATATTCTTATTAAGTTTCAAATAAAACCAAATAAAGTTGTGTTGTTGGACGAGCTGTTGTGTGTTATTCCTGATGAAAGTGTTTTAAAAAGTTTAAGTGAGTTTTTTGGTAGACCAGTTTATATACCAAAACATTTTAAAATAACAAGAGAAATATCTAAACGAGTTTTTGATGGAGAGTTTTATGTTTTTAATAATTTCGGATGATTCTTTAAAAGTTGATGTTCCTGAAAATAAAATCCCACAATCTTTTAGAAGTAACGAAAATTTACTTACAACAGGAAGTATTTTAAAAAGTTTTAACGTGCTTAATTTTATTGTAAGTGATTTTTATAAATTACCGCAACAAGAAGAACTCCAACACCTTGTTGACAAAATACTTTTACAAAGAGTATTTTCACATAAATTTAGTTCTTCAAATATTGTAAAACCTTTTGAAGGATTGTTTTGTAAAGAGCCGATAGGAATCATGTACACTCAACCAAGAGATGGTTATGAGTACAAACTTATAAAGCACAACCAAGTGTGGATCTCTTTTGTTAACAATAATGAGATTGTTTTCTTTGGGGTGAACTAATGGCTGGACTTGGATTTGATAAAAATAAAACAAGTGGTCTGGTCGGATTAGGTCCAATACCTTCAAAAGCTCCAGTTGCTTCTTTTAATGTCGACGGTGTTTTAAGCTTATTAGAAACAAAGGGGATGTTAGCATTCCACATTCCACATGCTCTTGAGTACAGACGAGAATCAATTGATGGAGCTTTGGATTTAGAAAGAGAAGGAAGGTCGCACCAATTTGTATATTACGATGTACGACCAATAATGGTTGTGACACAATCTTTTGAAATAAACGATTCATTAACTCTCATGAGCTTGTCCCAAAATGGATCGGTGGCGTTGCATGTAAACGGACAATATATCGACAAAAAAAGAGCAATATTAAGACCTAATGATTTGTTGGTGTTAAACCCTGAATACACAACAATGAGTGCTGAAGTTTTTGAATATAAGGCAAAGAATCATAAGTTAAGGTATTGGTGTAATGATGTGGACTATTTATGCTGTAAATCAAAAGGGAGACTTGATAGATATATTGATTTTGAAATTGTAAATGGTCAAATCGAGTTTGATACGACAGTTCCAGATGGAGAAGTGATGTCCATTGTCTATGAACACCCTATGATGTTTGTTATTGAAAGGGCACCTCACTCTGTAAGGTTAATTCAAAGTAATAAGACAGGTCATGGAGCCGACACAAGGGAAACACTATATGCACCGCAGTATTGTATTGGAAGCTTGTCAACTTTATACCAAGACAGTGATGCAATTAGTTTTTATGATATTACTGTTATGATACAAGAATTTGAAAAAAGGAGGAAGTGAAAATGGCATATTGGTCAGGTTCTGGTGGTGGAGTTATTTCACCCATTGCGAATGTTCAAGTTTTAAGATTCAAAAAAGCACTAACTGCTGAAGATATTTCAAACAAATATATTGATTTACCAGAAACTGGTATTTCTATTATTTCAGTTGATGTTTTAGGTGGAGACACTGCTATTGTAAATGATGATGTGACTATTGACGGGAGTCGGGTTTCTTGGGGTGGAAAACTTTATGAGGAAACTTTACACGAAGATGATGTTATTTTTATAACGTTTCTTAAGACTTCGTAAATTTTGTTAAAAGCTCCATAATAAGTTTATTTTGACTATCTATTTTTTTTAAAAGCTCAAGTTCTTCAAATTCAAGATCGTTTAATTGAAATTCCAAATCACGGTCTCTCAAGTTAAACTTGTCAAGTTCTGTAATTATTTCCCTAAAATGACTCTTTTTGATATTGTTTTTTAAAAGTGAAAATTCTAAAGATTGTAAGTTTAATTGCTCTTTTAGTAACTTTTTAACGATAAAATCTTGTAAGTCATCTAATGTTGTGATAATCATGATAAAATCCCCTTCTTTAATATTATTTTAAAGTTTTTTTTAAAACTGCCGTTAAGTAAGTTAGGCTAAAAAAGAAAGGTGGTGCGTATGTATGTTACAAGAATAATCCCAGAAGAGATTTTAAACGCAAAGAATATCAGTGTTGGTTTTGTTGACTGGGATACAGTTACAGAAGGGTTCTACCAAGATGAGGAAGGCAACATAACGAAAGTTGTAAAAAAACTTAAACCCATTGTAAAGATGAAGTTAAAAAAACAGGCAAAGGAATTGAAAATAAAGCTTGCAAATCTTCTTGAAGATGCTATAAGGGAAGATGAGAATATCATAACTTCTGTAAAGAAGTTAAAGTTACTGAAAGGTGTGTTGTTTGGGCTGAAGGTTAAGCGTGAAGATTATGGCGAGGCGGATTTGAGTTCGTATTTTATTGATGAAATAGAGTACACAACTTCAGATAAGAAGGTAAAGACAACAAATTTTAACAACTTTAAACATGATGAACAAGAGAAAGAGGTTTCAAAAATTACAATTCTACTTAATGACCAAATAATTTCTATTGATTTTAAATATTATGGCTTTGATATAAAGTCAAAAGACTTTAACGAGATTTTGTACAATCTTGAAGATATTGAAAAGGCGGTCATTGCGACTGGAGGACGCATCCAATGAGACGAGAAGATTCTACAGGAAGTATTGTTTTTGCGCTTTTAATTTTTGTGATATTTTTACTTTGTAACAAAGCGATGGCAAGTTTGTCTGGGTTGGATATCCCTAAGGGATCAACTATAATGATAACTGCCACTAAAAGCGTTACTATTGGGGATTACGATTGTGACTTGGACATTATAATTTCTGAATTGCAGGAGGAAATTTTAGATCGAAAATTTAAACCTATTGAAAGGTCTTTAGATATTGAAAAAGTATTGACATCAATAGAATTTGACCAGTTAATGAGTAAAAGTGATTTTTCAGAATTCACTGGAGTTGATTATATATTGTTTTTAAAAATTGTTATCAAGGATGATACCGCAACTTCTTATATCAAGATTGTTTCTGTAAAAACTTCAGCAATTGTGTTTATTAATATGGAAAATGTTGATACTGAAAAAGTGGGGGATTCATTAAAACCTTCTGAAATTGTAAGGTATCAATATACAGGTTCGAGTGAGTTTAAAACAGAAATGAATTTTGGAGCTGAAGCCTCTATGTCATCTGTAAGAGGTGAATACGCTTCTAAGAATTTTGGAACGGTCTTTGACAGAATGCGATTAATGAATGCAAGCATTGGTCTTGGACTTCTTTTTAAACACAAAGACTTTATTATGCATTTTATGCCATCGGTAGGTTATACAAGAATATCGGCGTACGGCATTAAGGGTTTTCGGGACAAAGAGGTTAATGGAACAAATGTAAATATTGACTTTGCGCTTATTTTGGAAGATACATATAGGGCTGGGTGGGGATGGAGGAATATCTCTATTAACAATCAATGGAAGTCTCAAATCGATTCTTTTGTAGGAATTGGTTTTGTAAAGCTTGGGGTGTCTTATTTTATTGGTGAGGAACGTGATGGTATTTCAAGTGCCTTTATTGGAACTTATGTTGGCGTCTTATTTGACTGGGATTTTTTGTCAAAAGTGTTTTAAAATAACAAAAAGGAGGGTGGTGTGTTGAAAATTATTTTACCAAAAAAGTTAAACGAAAATTCGGTACTTGATTTTGAAGCTGAAGATGAGAATTATGTTCTATGTGATAATCAAATTAACTCAATGGGTGTTCGTTTGATTATGAAGAAATTTAAGGATAAATATTTTGTTCTTGAAAATGCATCAAAGTATTGGGTAGAGCTTTTGCAATGCATAACAGTGCCGTTTGATTGGCACATAAGTAGTTATTATTTGATGTATAACTGTAAAACATGTAATAAATTTGAAAAAAGAGTTGTAACGTTTGACAACTACATGAATCAAAAGTGCGAATGTGGGTGTCAAATGGAAACAACAGAACTTCTTGAAGAAGAGATAGAATTGATTGGAAACTACAAAAACATGAGGGTTGAAGAATGATACAAAAAGCAATTATAAATGTGTTGTCCAGAAGAATGCCATTAGACCTTTCTGGATTTACAGATTACTCTGCACACCGAACGTTATTTATATCGTGTGCAACGGAAACTAAGGACTTTAATTTAGAACTTTTTTTACCATTAAAGGGTGAGCAAGAGTTTGACAAGTTAATTACTTTTTTAATGAAAAGAAGGGATTTAATTGGTTTAAGTTTTTTACCAAGAACTTATCCACTTTATTTCATGAAGCACAAAGAAAATTTCCCAGAAAAGGTAAAAGAACATTTAGTTTTTTTAGGAGAGTGTTTGGACGAAAGAATCGCAATGAACACTTTAAACCTACTCACCCCAGAAGAATTAAAAAGTAATATAGGTGTTTATTCAAATAGAGTAATGCCAACAAATATTCCTCAAAAATTAGGTATCTTATTCTTCCCACCTAATGAGCTGAAAGAAGGAGAGGCATTAGGAACTGATGGTCAGTTTTTTTACATACAAGGACCTAATGGAAGAAGAACGGTGAAGGTTGAAGAGGGTAAGGTTATAAAAATTGATGGAGGTGTTGTGTGAATCGAGTTTTTTTTAAATCTGCGAGAGTTGGGTCTTGCCCTGAAGAAGAATTTCAAAATCATTTTGGAAAACATCATGACATCGTTTCTATGGAAAATGAATGGGAAGGTGTTCAAATATTGCCTTCAAATAATGTAACTGAATTTATCAACTCTATGGGGAAGTATTCTCAAGAAGTTGTTTTAAAGTGTTCTGAACATCCAACTTATGCAGGAATGGTATTAGGTTGGTATCAGAAGTTATCAGACGTAGCTCATTCAAATGTTCAGCTCACAAGGGATGAAACGTTCTCCTTATGGGCACAAATTCTTGATAGACTTTTTGTAAATGAAGAGCCTCCAGTGTGGGATGTTTCACGAAAGTTTGTTGACAAAACAGTCGGGTCGATTTGTTATGCAAGAGAGAAATTTGGACCTTTTGTGTTGGTAAGAAAAATGAATGAAGGGAATATAAAAATTGGATCTATCGACTTAGCTCACCATGGTGAAACGGAACAAGTTGGCGAAGAAAGGTATCGTGGTGTGGTATCTTTTGATGGAGTTGATTTTTTAATTTATTCTTAACGGAATTTTAATTTAGGTGAAGCTCTAAACTCTTTTCCTGCTACTATAATTTTTTCATCTTCTTTACCTTTTGAAACTTCTCCATTTAAAATTTGAGACTTTAACTTCTTAAGGAGATTTTTACCAGTCTCCTCTTCTTTTATATCATCTATTTTTTGAATCTCCTCTTTTATTTCGATAAGCTCATCTTCAAAAACGTCTGTCATCATTTCAGCTTCAACTTTTGCCTTAAGCTTTCTTTCCAGCTTTTTTGTTTTACGGATTTGTTTCTCAAGACTTTGGACTCGAATTTCCAGTTTTCTTAATGCCTTGTCTTTATCTTTACAACTCGCACATTCCATAAAACACCTCCTGTTTTTATCCTTAATTATTTTAACGGCTTTTTTGGTTTAGAACTTTAGAAATAAATTAAAGTTTTTTTAAATTAGTCCGTTAAGTAGTTTGTAGGAGGATTTTTATGAAGATTTTAACGTTTGTGAAAAATAATTCAAGGTATGGAATTGACCTTGACGATATTTTGCATTTTTTTAATATCAAAGATGTTCAATCTGGTTTTGTAGAGTTTGGTGGAAATCATTTTTTTGTTCACGATGTTTTTAAAATTGAAAATTGTCGAATAGTTGCTTTGTTAAAAAATAATAAGGCGTATTACTTACCAAATTTAGAACAAATGTTGGTCGAAAAATCCACAAACTATTTAAATGATTTCAAAATCGTAGTTCATAAAGACGAATTGATAATCTTATACAAACTTTCATTTTTTGAAGGAGACTTTCGTGGCTAAGAGAAAAAAAAGAATTGCAATTCCAGAAGATTTAAAAGAACAATATTGGAAGGACGTACTTCTTTCAAAAGAAGAAGAGTATGGCAAGATCTTCTACAAGTATTCTGATTATATTGAGAAAGAGCAGATCCCTTCTGAATGGGTTAAAGCTTTTAGAAGACTTAATGCCGAAAGATATTTGGCTTTGAAAAAGCATGAAAAAGCTAAATTATTTGAAAAAATTTCAAATTTAAATAATAATGAAAAGTATCTACTATGGGCTTCTGTTGAGAAGCTTGCTTTTAAATTGGCTCACATACACAAGTATAGGGGTTTGGATTTTGAAGATTTGGTTCAAGAATGCTATATTAAGTTCTCTGATTTTCACCTAAGGTTTAAACCAGAGAAAGCATGTTTTTCCACTTTTATTACATACGAGTTTAAAGCTTCTTTAACTCATGCTATTGGTGAAAAGGCAAGGGTGGTTAGGTATCCTTCTAACGTTGCTGTTCTTGTTGACAGGGATGTAAGGCAAGGCGGTGATGGGATGCAATGTGAAAACTTGCAAAAACCAATAAACACCCCTCAAAAAAAACAAACTAATGGGATTTTTCAGCTAATGGAAGACTTAACCCCATTAGAAAGAAAAGTTGTTTGCATGTATTACGGGATTTATGATGCGGATTACAAATCAAGGGAAATGTTTATCCCTAAGTTATACCTAACTGGAATGAACTTATCATACACACCTTTTAAAGAAGTTGTGTTAAATGTTGAGTGAGAAGGAAGTTTTATCACTTAATATAAAGGCAAGAAAAGAAGCTTTAGAAGTTGTGTTGCTTCAGGATACTGAAGACAGTCCTATTGATTCTTTTTTTCGTAATATTAAACATTTTGTTGCATTTAGGTTGAATAAAGGTTTTTTTGATCCTTATTTTGATAACCTAACTCCATATCAACTGTTATTTGAGTTTCACAGGTTACGAATTGAAAGTGATAAAGAAGGCGAAGTTCGTAATTTAAATGTTCAAAAAGAACAAGAATTGATAAAAGATGAAGGGTTCGAACTTGATGAATTATTTAAACCTTAAAATAAAGGGAAGTGGTTATGAAAATAGTATTATTTTAGACGGATACCCTACAAGTGCTGAGGCAAATAATTATTGTAGAAGCATTGGTTATTATTTTCCTTCTAAAAATGAATTACTTCTCATATATATGCAAAGAACTTTAATTGACGCTTTAGATACTTCTGGAGGTGCAAATACATTAACTGCTTTAAATGCTTCAAGAATTTGGTCGTCTTCTGAGTCAACATCGTCAAGTGCAAATACTTTAACTTTTTCAAACAGAGCTTTTTCAACAAGAAATAAAAGTGAATATAATTATGTCATTCCAATAAGAAGGATTATTGTGTAAAATAAAAGAAAAGGAGCAAATATGTTTGATACTACTGAAATTTTATTGAATGGTAAGGGAGAGACAATAGGTGTTCATCATGAAGGAAAAACTCAATTCTTTGGTGATGATAAAGATATTAGAAACACAAGAGAGCCTATGGTCTCGGATATTCCAATCTTAATAAGAGGCGGAATTGTTCAGGAAAAGGAATGGGATTATTTAAAAAATTCAGGTTTGATTAAAAGTGAACACGAACATTTGAAACAAGTGGTTGATGAGATGAGCGAACTTATTAAGCATAAGCAAAGCCAGTTGGACCAAAAACAAATATATTGGTTTAGGTGATATCATGCAGAAACTCTTAGATCATTTAGTTGCGAATGGTAATCACTCAATTCCATTAGAGCATTATGCTAAAGAAGTAATACAAATGATGCAATTGTTGATAAAGAAGGTAAGAAAATCTGAATTAATTTATCAACCACTTGGAAAACCTCAAACAAAAATTAAAGACACAGATCCATTTGGGGATTCCAGCGGAAAAGATACAATAAACATGGACGATGTAAAACCTCCTGTAAAAAATAATTATGTAGGTGGTGTTCAAGGTAATATGTATGCCATGTCAGTGAATCATCCGAAAAAAGGAATGATGAATGTTAAACATCAAGATGTTCATGATTTTTTTAAAAAATCAGCAGGAGACCCTCACCTAAATTTAAAAGGTAGTAAATTACAAGGAAGAACTTTAATTACTCCAAATGGAACGAGTATAAAAATCCATGACGAAGAATTGTTAAATAAGTTCAAAAATAGTCTAAATAAAATTAAAGTAATTTAAAAATCTTCCGTTAAGTGGTTTAAACGGGAGGTTTTTATGTTTGAAGCGAAATTTATCGAAAATAAAAATATAAAATTCAATTACCATCATGACTTTCCTTATGGGATAATTGATGACAATTTTATTTTAGCAGATAATTTTGGTGTGTTAACTTTCAAAAGCATTGAAAAAGCTAAAGAAAGAATTGAATTAATCTACAACCCAAATAAAACAACAATGGTTGCATTATTGGGGAAAGAAATTGACGGTAAAGTAATGATAAGGGAGATTTACCCTTATTTTGAAACAGTAAAAGTAAATTTAGAATCTTTGGTTTTAAAAGGTTTTAAATATGCCAAAATTGGATCTGACGGCAGTATTATTTTTCGTGATGGGTTGCCTTATGACTGGCAAGGTCTTTTAGATTCGAGTGCAACAGTTGCTTTAGAATTTTGTAATTATCTTGCAGACGGAAACTTAGTTCCGTATCGAGTTGTGGAAGTTGGATAAAGAAACTTTATATCGTAAATTAAAAATGTGCATAGGGATGCAAGAGGGTATTGAAACTGCTCTTGAAATGATTCCTGTATTTCTAAGACAGCAAATTCAAGTATTGGCTCAGCAAAAACTTGACCTAACCCGTGATGAATATTTAAATGCATTAGAGGTTATGGTCGAAGGTGATATGATTATTGTTGGGTTAGATGAAGATAATTGGTTGGCAAACGCTCAAGAGGATGGGGTTGGAGCTTTTGATATGAAAATAGGTCATTTAAAATCACCTAAAACTAAAATTTCAAAAGAAGGTTTTAAGTATTTAATTATACCAATGAAAAAAATGAAAGGGTATCAACCTAACCCAAACACTAAATCTTTTTTAATACAGAAAAAGATTGACGAAGCTTTAAAAAAGCCATCCTATGGCGCTATGAGAAGTAAAACCATGAATGATGGTCAGGTTCATTCTATGGAAGAACTTATTACAAATGATCCTGATTTAAAAGGAATGTATCGATCAAGAAGATTTAAAATTGAAGATGGAAAACAAGTTCAAATTGCATCTCAGTTTGTAATGTTTAGGGTGATGAGTGAAAAACAAACAAATAAATGGTGGCATCCGGGGATTCAAGGTAAGCATATTCTTGAACAAACTCAAAGTTGGGCTGATTATAATTTGCCAAAGTTGATTGACGATATTGTTAATAAAAATATTGAGTCTGCTTTAGAATTGCCAGACGATTATATCGACAATCTTCTTTGAGTTACTTAAAATAAGTAAGGATTTTAAAGGAGGTCTTTATGGAGTTTATTCCAGTTGACTTTGCAACAGAGATTAATGGAACTTCTACTTCAAAAGTGGTTTCAACATTATTACTTAGCACTTGGCTAAGCCAAAATCAGTACTTAATTGAAATTAGAACGTCAGACCGAAATGCTGATTCTGGTAATTTTGGGAAAATATGGTATCGATCTGACACTCATGTTTTCAAAACTGTTGGGAAAAACAGTGACGGCAGTTATGAGGTTCGAGGATTAACTACCGATGATTATGTTTGTGCGCAAATAAATCAACCGACAATTACAACTGCATCAGGCGATATTTATAGTGGTCAAGTTTTTTCAAGCAGTGCTTTTTCCGTTTTCGGCGGATCTGATGTTCATATTAGCAGTAGTTGGGAAATTAGAAACAACAGCGATACGTTGATTACCAATTTGTATAACAGTACATCTTCAAAAACATCATGGACTCCTGATTTAAGTAGTTTGTCTGTGGACACGACCATAAAAGCAAGAGTACTTCACAAAGGTTCAACGTTTGGAGAAAGTACTTGGTCTAATTATGTTGTATTTTATTTTAAAATGCCTGTAGTTAATACCCCAACGGGTTTAAGTGAGTCGTCAAATACAAGTAGTGTTACAGGAAATGCGACATTTAGCTGTACACCAGCTGGTGTAATTGCTCATTATTCTTCACAATGGCAAATATCAACTTCAAGTGCTTTTAGTTCCATACTTCAAGATAGTGGTGAAAGCACTTCTTCTAAAACTAATTATACTTTTAGCGGTCTGTCAGAAAATACAACTTATTATTGGAGAGTTAGAATGAAAGGTGCTAATGGCGTTTGGTCTTCTTATACAGCAGGAAGAGCGCAAGCAACCACAAGTGCCACAATTAATGTTCCTTTGGGTTTAAGTTCAACCTCAGATCAAACTTCTGTAACAATGAACTCAACTTTCAGTTGTACACCAGCTGGTGTAATTGCGCATTATTCTTCACAATGGCAAATATCAACTTCAAGTTCTTTTAGTTCAATTCTTCAGGATAGTGGTGAAAGCACTTCTTCTAAAATAACACATACTTTTAGTGGATTGACTATTGGGACCACTTATTATTGGAGAGTTAAACATAAAGGCGCTAATGGTGCTTGGTCTTCTTATACGGTAGGGAGACCGCAAGCAACAACTGATTATGTTATTAATACACCAACAGGTTTAAGTGCAACATCTGATCAAACAATTATTTCTGCAAGTTGTACTTTTAGTAGCACACCAAGTGGAGCAACTCATGCAAGCTCACAATGGCAAATATCAACTTCAAGTTCTTTCAGTTCAGTTCTTCAAGACAGTGGTGAAAGCACTTCTTCTAAAATAACACATACTTTTAGTGGATTGACTGTTGGAACTACTTATTATTGGAGAGTTAGAGCAAAAAGTTCAACGGGAGTTTGGAGTACTTACACAAGTGCACAAACTACAGCGACTACAGGAATTACAGAAGGAACTCGTCTTCCTGATGGTTCAATAGTGTTTGGACAAATGGGTGGATATTGGCTTGCATGTGCACCAGCCACCAAGCGAACACAAAAACAATGGGGATTTCAAAATATTGACACTGTACTTCCTAATACAGGCTCCATGGATGATCCTAATACTGGATTTTACAATAGTTCAGTGCTGGACGGTTACGGTGATGAGGCACCAGCAAACAAATGGTGTCGTGATCAAGGTTCTCAATACTTTTTACCTAATAAGGATGAACTTTATCTTTTATATTACAAAAGGGAAATTGTTGATGCCAATGACACTTCTGGAGGAAAATATACTTTAAATTATATAAAAACAGATGGACAAGGACCTTCGGGTCAATATACTTATTGTTGGTCGTCTTCAGAGGCTGGCACCCAAACCGCTTGGTCTGTGCGCTTTATGACTGGGTCAACAAGGGATGACTACGGTAAGAGTGGTAGACTCTGGGTCTTACCTTGTACAAGAATACCCGTCTAAAAAGGGCTTGGATGAAGTCCAAGCTCCGCATTTAGGTTCCTACCTTGGCATTAATTGTTTAAACAATAGGAAGTTTCTTAAAATAATTAAGTATTTTAAAAGGAGGTCTTTATGACGTTTATTCCAGTTGACTTTGCAACAGAGATTGATGGAAATTCTACTTCAAAATCGGTTTCAACAAGTTTACTCAGCCAAAAGTTATTTGATTTTGAAAAAAGAACTACAGATTATAGTGCCGTTGTTGCTAATT